ACGTAAGAAAAAAGAAAAAGAGCAATCCCGTAAAACACGTAAAATGAAAGCATAACCAACTATGAAATATACAACACACTTATATGTGTTGTATATGAGAACCCAGTGTAACAAAATAATTCAAAAACAGGTTAGGGTGTCGCGTAATTCACCATTTTATTTGATTTTTATTTCATATTATTTTTGTTACAAATCAAATAGAAAGAATGTAGATATACACTATAATGTCAAACTCGAACGACACTAGTATGGACGATTCCATCGAAGAATTATTGGATGAACCGAGTGAAATAACCGAAAATTCTATATACGAAAATAGTGACATATTGGAGAATACTACATCCATTACTGAATTAGATGAACTCACCCTGTCATTGTTAATGAATAAAACACAATATCGAAAATATATTGCACAAACGGACCCAGATAAAAATGAAATAAACCAGCAATTTATAAAAGATAACCGGAGATATCGCAGTAAGATATTAGAAATGACAACACGGTTGATAGACACCCCTGATGTACAAATCACAACCGATGTTGATAAAATATTTGTTGCATATACCAAAACGTTAGTGCAATATTTTCAAATGAAAGAGCTCGAACGACAAACTAAATTCAATAATGGTTATAATGTTGACGCAGATGCAGATGACGACGTGTTATTTGGTAGCATAGACAATAGTTCATCTACCGATTCACCAAACAATTCTTTTTGGGGGAATGATCGTGTATTACAACAGGGAAAAACTCCAATTTCCAGTTATGATATGCGTATGTTCTCGAAGAGATAATACAAAGTTTGTATATCTATTTTATCTATATAAAATGTATATGCCACCAAAATCTATACACAATAAATCTCATAAAAAACGAAAATATACTCGTAAAATAAATCCTATGAATTGTAATCCAGGAGTTAAGGGGAGAACCATAAAAAGAAATAGCTGTTTAACCCCAGATGTAATGCATCAATTAAAGGATTCATTTAATAAAAGTCATCCTGGAAAAACGATTCGCCACACAGCGCCGAAAAAGATTTGGACAGATTTAAAACAAAAATTAAAAACATGCGACAGGGAAGATTGTTGGTTAGATACGGTAACGGATCCATTAGTACGGAGAAAACTAGATAAACAATCGTTTGCTCCTGACCATCCAGCCGAATGGAAAAAAAACCCAGATACATGGTTGTCCAATTTTGATATACGCGATGTTCTCAAACAATACGAGCCAATGTATAAAAATTTCAAAGTCATTGGTCCTTCGCCTATCGATTTTGATACGCGCCCAGTAGAAGAAGGTGGAGAATGTGTATGGGAAGATTTATGCACATTTGATCTTAAAAAATTATTGGATTCTGGAAAGACGAAATTGGGGATCGTATTTAATTTAGACAAACATGATCAGGGAGGTTCTCATTGGATATCTATGTATGTGGATTTGGATGATAAATATCTGTTTTTCATGGATAGTGCAGGTGATCCGCCCCCGAAAGAAGTGGATGTATTAGCCAAACGTATTATTGCGCAAGGTTTAGAATTAAGCCCCAAAATGCAATTACAATATTACGAGAATAGTCCATTGGAACATCAACATGGCAACAATGAGTGCGGTATGTATTCGTTGTATTTTATCATAACCATGTTGACCAATCAAACCGAGAAAAAAATATTTAAGAACTATGCAGATAAGATTGCGTTTTTTAAGAAGAAGCGTATACCCGACAAATATATTCACAAATATAGAAAGAAATATTTCAACTCATAATTTTTTGTCATTATATTATAACTTTGAACGATAATATAATTATGAAACAGAATACTCGAAAAAAACATACCCGTAATAAGAATAAAACAAAGGGTGGCAGTGATAGTGATGACGCCGATAGGTATGCTAGACGTGCAGCCAGGGAGGAGGTGATTGAGGCTGCTGCTAAGGCGGAGGCTATTAAGGCGGTTGCTGAGGCGAAGGCTATTGAGGCTGCTGCTGAGGCTGATGAAAAAAAGGCTTTTTTAACGGAGTTATGTGATATGTTGAGAAAATCAACTGAAAAAAACGACACTACAACTGAGTTAATAAAAAACTGTGATGAAATGGGTTTCGAGGATCCTATTTTGGTAGTTGGTGGGGACAAGAATGACCCGGAACTTCAAAAAACGATTGATGAATTGGTCAAACTAAAAAATGAAAATAAATCAACAAACAAAACAGAGATTGATAGGTTAACTAAAAAGTTACACCTATCTAACTCCTGGGCTGATTACATAACATCCCTTCCCTCTGCGTTTTTTAAGTATATCATCGATAACAATGAACCGAATGATGCAGCAACCATGACCGCAAATAAATCACCAACTGTAACGATACAGCCCGAAATATTCGCGGACTACGATATTAATAGTAAAAAAACGGTAGTATATGACTACATTATCCATAACTACACGGACGGATCACCCTATTCATCACATGACCAAGTAAAATATTTTCTAAACAATTATCTGGGTTATATAAATGATAGTCATGTCAAAGGTAAGGATGGTGTTATACCGACGAAGACAGACCGTTTTAAATCATATAAGCCAAATGGGGTTAATATAAAAGTAAATAAACGTACAGAGGGGGGGCGAAATACCCATAAAAATAGAAGGAAACTCCGTAATAAACGCAGGACAACTAACAAAAAGAAACATAACAAATAAATACGATATAAAAATAATGACATAATCAATATATTTATCATGTCATTATACGTAGTTCCGGAAAACCAGGAGTTATTATGGAATGTAATTAATAAAAACCAATATATTGACCAATATTTTGCTCAATTCAACCCAGAAAAGAAGCACGAGTGGTTCAAGACAATAATACACAGTTTCTATGAAAAATATAAACGTCAAAAAATCACGGTTACTGAATTAAATAGTATTAACAAAGAAACCATTTTGCATATGATAGAAAGCATACGAGACAGAATAAATACTCCTATTCCTAACACAACTGCTGTATCAAAGAATGAAGCCATGCCGTCATACCAACCAACATCAGGTATGTCTATTTCGACTCCACCGATTGTACCAGACACCAGGCAGGATACACACGTATCGCAATTTGAACAACGGCAACTCGAATATACAGCGATGAACAAACGAAATGAGCCGGACCAGGTCGATTTTACCGAGAAAATGGAAGATGGTGCCATATCAAATATGGATGACCTAATCAAACAGCAAATGGAACAACGAGAATATGATATGAATAACATGCCGGCACCAGCACCCGGACAGTTGAATACAGTTCCGCTAGTGGAAGTAACCCCAGTAGCACCACTCGATCCATCATCCAATATTAGCATTTCTATCAACGAAGAAGACAAACCCACGACCGATGTTATTGTAGACAAAAAGACGGTTACATGGCAGGACATTGTAGATTTACAAATATGTAAAGATGACATTGCCAAAATGCGAGATGAAATGGAGTTAATTCGACAGGACATGCGAAATCAATCAACAATAATTGACTCATTGCGAAATGACCTGACCAAATATCAGGGAGACTCAGTCAACACTGAAACCACGCAGGTTGTAGAAGATATGATACAAAACGTGGAAACAAATACTAATTGATAAAAACGAAATAAATAATATAATATATGAATATTATACAATTCACATGGAATTATTTGAACATACGTTGTTTATTAATTTAGATCATCGCACAGATAGATTAGAACATGTTACCAAAGAATTCGCCCAGATGGGAATAACACCGGAACGAGTTGTTGGTATTCAACCAAAATCACCAGCAGTTGGATGTACACTGAGCCATATTAAATGCATCGAATTAGCAAAATCCCGGAATTATGAACAGGTATTTATTTGCGAAGATGATATCACATTTACCAATCCAGAACTATTTAAACAACAGTTAGCCAAATTCGTCGAAAATGACAAGATCAACTGGGACGTATTAATTGTTAGCGGAAATGTCGCACCACCGTGTCAAAAGTTATATGAATATGCAGCACGTGTGTTTTATTGTCAAACTACCACCGGATATATAGTAAAACGAGAATATTATGATACATTATTGGCTAATTTTAAAGCAGGGTTAACATTATTGTTACAGAATCCTACAAATAAATTCGAATATGCGGTTGATAAATATTGGTTGCGGTTACAAATGCAAAATTATTGGTATATCATTACACCATTGACGGTTACCCAATATGATAATTATAGTGACATTGAGGGTAAATCAACCGAATATAGCAATGTTATATTGGATTTAGATAAAACGTGGTTAACTCGTCGAAAACCGACAATGAATATGCTAATATAGTCGACTATGGCTAGTGTTTGATCTGTAAAAATGTTGCCAATACACCTTTGTTCTTTTCTTCATATTGCATTGTTTTCAACTTGTCCGCATATTCTTTCTGCATAATTTGTTCACGATACTGTGTATTTTGCTGCGATAATATGCGTTCGGCATCCTGCTTTTCCAATGGTGTTAATGGTTGTTTACCCCGCTCTCTCATCATATGGTCAACGGAAGAATACTGTTGTACATTTTCAATATCTTTTTCACTCACACCAAATACGGTTTGATCTTTGTGGACTTTCCTCAAATCATCAAACTTCAACTTACCGAACGGATCGCAACTAACATACACATCTTCATTGTCGTCATATATAGAGTTACCAGAGTTGCTATTCATATGTAGGTTTTCAACACCTCTGTATTTAATTAAACCACGTTGTGTATCCTTTACTTTATCAAATAGTTGACCCATATTTTGCGAGTTAACCTGTTCATCGTTTTTATAGGTAGCATCTTCACTCGTGAACCAATTATTACGTTCGGTGTTTGGTTTATTAACCATATTTGTATCAAATAATGTATTAAACGTTTTATTGAATTCCGTTTTATCCATGGAATTGATATTTTTATTAATATTTTTAGTGGTTTGCTTATCATAATGCTGTTGTCCAGCATCATATATGCTATTTTCTGTAGATACGTCCTGATTTTGTTTTGTCTGGTTTTCATAAAATTTAACCACAATGTCAAATGCTTTTTTATAAAAAAGAAAATAGTCGGGAGATAGTTTTGATTTATCAGGATGGGTCATGAGTACTTTTTTTTTGGCGCGTTTCATATCATCGAGAGAAATATCATAAGATAAGTCAAATAGTCCAAGTAGTTCATCAAAGCTGTACATGTGTATATCCAAGTTGTCGGATCGTGATGCTGACATAATTATAATACCTGTATTTTTTTATTTCCTACTATCTAACTAATATAGACACAATGACATTGTTATGTTATACCGATGGGATTACCGATTATTACCAAATACACAAGCCGTGCGGATTTTCTAGAATCTCTAAATAATAACCCAGGGCTGATTATAGTTAAATTTGGTGCAGAATGGTGTGGACCATGTAAAGTAATTGAGGAGGAAGTTCATACGGTTTTTGCAGGTATGCCCAACTCGGTTCAATGTGCGATCATAGATGTAGATGAAAACTTTGACTTATATGCGTTTATGAAGAGCAAAAAAATAGTGCAAGGAATTCCTACATTATTATGTTATTTTAGTGGGAATACACATTATGCCCCGGATGAAATTATGATTGGAACAGATAAGGATGAATTGCATGGTTTTTTTAGAAGATGCTTAACTGAGCTAGATTAGTCAAAACCAAATAAATGTTTCATGGAAATAGACATGCATATTTCCGGATCTATATCATACGATCTGGTCACATCATATGAATGATCTAGTAATTTTTCGAATTTCGAATCGGCCGGACAATGATCCCATATTGGTCGCGACAAATCCCTCATTCGCACATTAAGGAGACTTATTTTGTTATAGAAATAGAGGTCATGATAAGACACCGAATGTTTATAAATACAATTATATAAATAGTATTTATATCCGTACCATTGATAGAAGCAATCATTGTATGTTGCAAACCGGTCGTCATGTAATACAGAAATGATTGATTGAACAACCTTTTTTTCTGCATTATGTTCGATATCATTAGGCATATTCATAAATTTTACATAATTACACATCATAAAGCAGGTAGGTAGGGTATTTTGGTGTCGAACGTTTGTCATAATTGATATACAAAGGGGGATAAATTGTTTACTACAACAGTCCAATGACACTAAGCAACAATCCATATTTGGCTTCATTACAGATGTCACAATCGCTCTATTATAATCTAGGTTTGCACTATCTCTAAATAGGTCGATGGTAATAACCAATATATTGGTTTCGGTTGCTTTGTCTTGTAGAAATTTTGGTACCATTTGATATAGAGCATTCGATGTAGCTCTGCTTGATACAGGGAGTGTATTCGACGGGAAAATCACATCCCGCTCGTTGTATTTCGAACCCACCGAAACATAAATATATTGATACTGTTTGTTTTGCTTAAAAATAGTATCAATAACTAGATTGAAAGTATTCGAGTTTGCGTTAAATAACATGATTATTGGGTAAGATACAATTAATTCGTATTAGTAATTGTATCAATTTTTTATGAATATTGGGACTATTGTTTATTTGTTTGATTTTGTTTTGTTTATTTGTTTGATTTTGTTTTGTTTTTAGTGTTAGAATTATTTTTTGTTTTCGATTTACCCCCTTTTCGTCGTGTCTTCTTCTGTTTCTTCCTTCCACCATACGCAGGGGCTGTTGGTGTAGTTCCATCGTTTACTGGCTTTGCAACCGGTATATCCACACTCTCTGTGGTAGAGGGTTGGTTATCGGGTGAACCTGAGGTTAACTCCTTTATTTTGTCTAGAGTATCCTGTGCATATGTTTTTACACTATCTATCGTTGCCACTGATGCTTCAGCCACCGATGACGTATCGGTTGGAGGCGTTGGTGTCGTTTGCATAACAGGGTTTTCTATTATTTCATTATTTTTATCTGCAATTGTTGCATATGTAAGGACTAATGAAGTAATTCCTATAAATAAATAAGATAACAATGGGATATGTCCAGATTTCATACTAAAGTTATAGTATACTCATATTTTTATACCATTGAAGATTTCGAAGGGGTTGTCGCCCAGTCATACCGAGATTTCCAGATTTTCTTAGAAACCGTTTTGACTGAACAATTCATGTGTCGCTCAAACTGTTCTGGTGTATCATAAAACAATGTGTCGGGACCATTTACATTTGAAATGCCCTCACCTGCATATCGCACCTTGAAGAATTGTGATTCCGCGACCGGACTACCAACCTTCATATTATATTCGCGAATACCAGATATAGCATTGCGAATAGATGTACCGGGAATAATTGAGGTGTTATAATAATCAATCTTATCATTTTTTTTACCAATACGCCTATACCCAGGATCACTCTTCATATATTCAGCCATTGCGCGACGCTTTGACTGTGGACTCGTGTATACGGTACTATCGCTTGATACAATGGTATCATGATAATTATATGATTGTTCATCATACATATTACTTACAGGTTCATCTGCAGTTTCCAGATCGTGTTCATGTTGAGAATATTCATCGTCGTTCATATTTAGAAGTCTACTGAGATAACAATAAGAGAGAGAAGTGAGTGTATTGTTATTATAATATACCGGGTCGTCTTTATACTATTTACACAATCGAACAATATACACCGATGAATAATTTTAATGTCACGTTGCGACATATCTCACAACATTTTTTAGAGTTAATTGTATATACAAATGATATTAACTCCGGAGGAACTACGAAAATATATCGAAAAACGGTTTATGACGCCTTCTATAATAAATCATGCAAATAATAAGGACGACTCTTATATGACTGACCCATTCTTATCGAGCAAACCGACTATGTATGACAGGGAAACGAGTACGGATGATAATAACAATCTTCAATCAAAACCTTTCAAATATTTGGATGATAATATTCTATCCAGTGATATGTCGTCGTTTTCTAGAGATTTAACCGAATCTTATAAAATACATTTGTGTTTGTTCTCCATCAACCAAGAATTAGACACACCTTTTTTACAATTTATGTTTAGCAAAAAGGATTCATCCTATATGTTTCCATCGACAGATTTGGATATGACACCGTTTCGTGAAGCAAATACAGAAGATGCGATTGTTCCATCGATGGAATCTGACGATGACAATGATGATAACAGTGTTATCACGAATTATGATAATAGTACCATTGATAATGAATTTATGAAACAGTGTCAAATATTATTCTATGAAATTACGAAACAACCTGAAGATGCTGTGGATATACACGGTATATATCGCGGGTTCTTAGATGACGATAGTGACAATGATATATATGTGTTTTTCGATTGTACTGGATTGCATGTAGATATTAATCACGATAAGTTTGAATCATTTGACTATATTTTTGCGATTGTAGATGAGATAAACAAAAAACAAATTAATGGGGTGGATATTGATACGAATATCATTTCATTATTTGAAACAAATTCATTTGTAAAGAGATTAAATTTAATGAATGGAGAACCTACACCGATTCCACAAATAAGTTATTTATGTAACCAAAACGACGACGAATCTATACATAATGAGTTCTATGAAGATGGAAATGAGATGGCAATTGTAAATACACAAATTCCTCACGACAAATATGGGGATATTTATGCATTCTCTGGTGTTTCATTGGATGACAATTATGATAAAATTAAACGAGTTGCTCTTTTTTATGAAGAGAATAAAGAGGAAGAAGAGAACCTAATTGAACCCGATGAGAAAGTTGCCGAAAAGACAGAGGAAGAAGAGAACCTAATTGAACCCGATGAGAAAGTTGCCGAAAAGACAGAGGAAGAAGAGAACCTAATTGAACCCGATGAGAAGGTAGACGAAACTGACGTGACAGAAGCAGTAGAAGAAAAGATAGAGGAAGCAACCGACGAAAGTGTTGTCGAAAGTGACGTGACAGAAGCAGTAGAAGAAAAGATAGAGGAAACAGGTGACAGTATTGTAGAAACTGATGTGGTAGAAGAAGACGATGATTCTGGTAGTAGCAGCGATAGTGACACAGACGAAGACGATGATTCTGGTAGTAGCAGCGATAGTGACACAGAAGAAGATGATGAGTCCGGTAGCAGCAGTAGTGGTAGTGACGATGAAGAAGACAATGATTCTGGTAGTAATAGTGACACAGATGAAGAAGAAACAGAATCTAGTGAAGAGAACAATGAAGAAGAAGAGAATGAGTTGGTCGAAAATGCGGTATTTAGGTTCGCATATGGAGAACGCACATTGTATGGAACTTATTCTGAGGAAAGTTTCGTAGTATTATAATTACATAAAATATGAACAATATTTTATGCAAAATCGGTGTAAGTTATACATTATCATTTGACTTATAGCTGGTAAAAAAGATATCAAAAATATCACTTTCTACTTGACCCACCATGTTATCAACTATTTCTTCGCGTAGGGGTTTTCTTTCATAAATTTCAACAAAGTTCTTAACATATACTTGTATCAAATTAAGATGATCGTTAATGTGTTTATCGCGCTCACCCTGTTGCAGTTGTTTGTTTTTTAACGACTCTATTTGTAACCGGATCGTTTTCTGTTCGTTTACTGCCTTTTCATTTAATGCGTCGTCTCGTTCGCGTAATAATCGTTGTTGTTCAACAATTGTTGAATTCTTTTGTTGCATAACGGCTTCAGTTAAATCATTATTCATATCATCGACTTCATTGTCTAATTCTAAGTACCATTTATGACGAGTTTCATTTGAACTAATAATGGTATCACATATATCCGGTTTCTTTAATTCTTCATACCGTTTCCTTTTCAATGTCCCCTCTTTTCCAGAAAACTTGACTTTAAATTCAGCGATGACCTTTTCTATAATATCCGGACTAGTTTCCATTAATCGATCAAACTCACTGCGACAATGCTTTGTGAATGTATTGGCATCACATCGTTCACATGGCTTTTTAGATAATTCAATGCGAATATTTCTGGCAAATTTATCCCATGCAATGGCAGATACACGATGTGCTTCATTTAATTCCGATATCTTCAAATACTGTTGTATAGTCGTCAAAATACCAATCATAATATTAATACTACCAATAACAGCAGGAGCATACGCTCGTATGCTTGTAGGGAAACTATCCTGTGCAAATGACGCCGTACCACTAACTGTTGAAAAAATAATAGCAGGGATAGTAAACCATGCATGCATATATGAATATTTCGCATGAGAACATGTATTCAACCATTTATAACACTGAGCTACATCACACCATTCTACCATAATTAATTCATTTTCAGGAGACCATTCTATACGTTTTTTGGTAACAACTGTATCCTTTTCGTTTTGTATACGTGAATCTGCACCAACCGTATTGTCTGTATTTGTAGGTGATTGTGGAGGTATATTATCCGTTATATTATTATCCGTTGCCATATTATATTGTTTATGGTGTAATATAATATGTATACAAAAAAACGTCATAGGTGTAAATCGACTAAATTTATAGCCGTGAATTATACATCTGTAGATGATAATGATAATGATTTGAATGCGGGTATAGTTGAAATGTCTCGATGTATCATATTATTATTATCATCACCCGTCGTTTCGATGACGAGTGTCGGTATGATTGTCTTAGATGGAATCATGGGATCTTGTGTAGCCACAACATCATTATTTACCGTACTCGCGGATTCTATTGTAACAATCATGGGTTCTGGCATTTCCAAATTACGATCTTCATCTTCTAATCCGGTCGTGTCTGATAACATATCCATGGTTTGTTCATCTCCGATATCATCAATCGAGAATGTGTAATTCATATTAATGTTATCGTCGACTTCGGAATAAAAATCACTAATTCGGTGATGCAACTTTTTCAACTGTTTTTGCTGAGAAATGTGAAAAAACGAGATATAGTTAACAAACAATGATATTTGTTCTTGCAATACTCTATTTTCATGAGTTAATGTGTTTAAAAAGTTAGATATAGAGAACCCAACCTTATGGTTGTCATTATAATGTAATATAGCGTCTTCCTTGGTCTTTGTTTCAATGTAAAGTATATTAATCAAATTCAAAATGCTTTCATGTAATAATACAATATCTTCGATACGATATTCCTGAAACGGCTCTAAATCCTTGTATATCGGGAATGTATGAATATTTAAAGAGTCATCTGCAATATGGTCCTTACAAAATTTAATGATAATATTATGTAATTTATAGTAGTCACAATACATCCGGTTGTTCAAAATCGCACGTAATTTCTTAATGTGTTCAAATTCCATAGCAAAGATCTTATACTGATAATAAAACGAATCGAGACAAAACAAAAATATCTGTTTGTTATTATCTTTAATCATTTCACTATGCAACTGTTTCAACTCAGTTAACTTCGTTGCAACTTTATTTTTGGTGGTTCCAATCTCACGTTTCATCGATATGATATTCTTAAAGCTATTTTTTAATTTTTCGTTTTGAGAAATATAAGCATTTGACATAGTACAGTATAAGATACCATTATATTTTTTACATAATCTATGGCCGACGGGTTTCCTAAAATTGTGTCAATGATATTACACAAAACAATATAAAGTGGTTGTTAGATATTTATCTAACTTCAGTATGGCAATAAATAACGCATACATCTCGTTAAATCAAGATACTGAACTCCCAGTACAGGTTACATGTGATGATAGTGAAACATTCGGTATATTAATGATAGAAACCAACCCAGTGAAGATTACGACTCGCCCCGTGTTCATCCTATTTACATTGGATGCAACCGGGTCGATGAATGAGTATTATACTAGTAATAACAGTAAACTGCATTATGCGGTTCAAACATTGAAAAGTATTATGAATTATTTAGTAAATATTGACGCTGATATATTAATCCAAATAAATACATTCAACTCGACTGTGAATACGATTGTGGAAAAAACCAAAATCACAAAAAATAATAGCACTCAAATCCTAGAGATATTAGACAAAATAACGGCAAACGATGTAACAAACATTGAATTGGCATTACAAAATGCGAACGAAAATATTGTCAAATATCAAACCCAAAATCCTACACACGAATGTGTTCATATTTTTATGACTGATGGTGAAGCAACACGCGGTGCAACATCCCCGACCAAACTGCGTCAATCTATCTCAAATGAATATATGTCTATTAACATTGGGTTTGGCAATGACCACAATGCAACCATGCTACGTAATATAAGTGAGCCGGCAAATAGTGAATATCATTTCATTGATAAATTGGAAAATGCAACAATTGTATATGGCGAATCTCTTCATAAAATTTTATACCCATGTTTAAAACAGGTAACGATTACTATTGCAAATGGAACAATTTATAATTGGAAAAAGAACACATGGTCAAACACATTAACCGAACCGGTAATTGTTGGTGATGTATGTAAATATTACCATGTGAAAACATGTTCACGACATGAACATTATGCTACCATATATGCAACACACGATGTAGTAGATAACGATAACCGGATTATTTCAACCCATATGGAAGAACATATCGACACAATTCCTGATTTAATCCCGATTAACCCGGATGATAAGGTCATTGATAACATCCTAATTAAGTTTGCGTATAGACATGCTGTATTAGAATTATTATACGAATCACAAGACCTATCTACAACTGATGAGATTGAATCAATTGATGATAGGCGAATAAAAATAAAAGCATTATTCAATAATTTGACCAAATACATGGAAGAACATGAACTAGCTGACGATATGATGTTAAAGCAACTGTGCAATGATTTATATATTACCTATTGGAATTCGCATTCAATTGACGGCAATAAATACATTATAGGTAGATTTATGTCACAGGGTAGTCAATCCGCTTACACACCCGGTCGAGATATAGTAACAAACACTGGTATACTGACATTAGACGCACCTCCCAGACCTGAACTTAGACGATACAATCAGTTCTCCCATATGGGGGAGGTGAGTAGAGACAGTTCACCAACGAATGGTGATTTGACACTCCCATTCGCCCCGGTATTCACCTGTTATTCATCTCCCAGTGCAAGAGCTACCATAAATTCCATCCGCCAATTTGATGAAGAATAATAATAATAATAATAATAATAACAACAACACAATTATGTAAAAAGAGTCAAAAGTATATAAATAATTAAAACATATTAATTATATAATGTCAAGTCAAATGCAAACAATCCCTAAAAATTTCAGGTCACTGGTTGCAGACTTTACCCGTGATTTATCTACTACTTTTCCCGAATATTCCCATATGTGGGATAAATGGGGAGATGAAGATACAACTGACGACCAATTAGAAATATTATTCACATTTTGTTCCAAAGTGTATCCAGCTCGTTTTTTCGATATTTTAAATCAAAATGAAGACATTTTCAAAGAAGACAGCGACGAGGATGTGTATTTTTTTCCAAATATGAGTTTTAGGTTGGTGTTTAATAGTGAGGGATTAAGTGAAAACAGCAAAAAGGTCGTATGGAAATATCTACAACTCATGTTGTTTACCATTGTTGGTACAATGGATGATAAATCCATGTTTGGAGAAACGGCGAGCATGTTTGAAGGCATTGATGAAGATGAGCTACAGGAAAAGTTGAACGACGCTATGTTAAATATAACTGGATTATTCGGCAATATGGATGCAGGAACCGGTGCTGATAAATCTGCTGCTGATACTGATAATGCGGATGATGGATCACCTGGGGAAAGTAGCGGTATGCCAAATATGGAAGGATTTAAGAACATGTTTAACAATATGCCAAACATGGAGGGTATGCCAGATCTGGACAATCTACAAAGCAGCCTGAAGTCCATGTTTGAAGGAAAGATTGGAGAATTGGCAAAGGAAATGGCGGAAGACATTGCAGGCGATTTTAAGGATGTATTGGGTGATGACATTGATACCAATGCTAATCCTCAGGACATTCTTAAAAAGCTGATGAAAAACCCCGCCAAAATATCCAATCTAATGAAATCCGTAAGTTCAAAGTTGGATGCTAAAATGAAAGACGGTTCTATTTCAAAAGAGGAGTTGATGAAGGAAGCAGGTGAAATGATGAATAAAATGAAGGGTATGGGGGGCGAAGCAGGGGGTGAAAATTTCAAAGAAATGTTTCAAAACATGGCAAAGAGTATGGGTGGTATGGGAAAGAATATGAAACTCGACCAAAATGCAATGGACCGTATGGAGAAACGTGAAGCACAAAAATCTAAAATGCAACAGCGAGCGAATGTACGACGAAATAACGAGCAGGCAGCGAAACTGGCAGAATATGAGAAAGTAAAACAACGTATTAAGGAACAAAATGAAGCAAGACAGAAATATTCTGTAACACAAACCAATGATGATCCCAACCATTTAGTATTTAAAATAGATGGTGATGGAGAACAGGAGAAATCATTCATCCATCCTGAATTGGAAAAAATAATGCAGGATGAGGATGAGGCAAAAGCGAACGTCCAGACTAAGAAAAAGAAAAAGAATAAAAAGAAGAAGTAATTTCGATTGTATCCAGTATTATCTATGAATAGAATATAAGTCAATTATTATGGGAGTATTTCAGTTTATTAATGCGCGCGCATTTTTCTTAAGTTTAGTCGTCGGTCTCTTTGCGGTTTATATATTCATGCCGGACATGCGCACTATATATGTATATCCTACACCCGAGAATGTTAGCATATTACAATACAAAGATAAAACAGGAACGTGTTATTCGTTTGCACAGGAAGAGGTTACCTGTCCCACTGATGTCAATGAAATTTCCAAAGTGCCTGCCCAACAATGATAATAATTAGCCATTGTATATTATCCAATAGTATAATATATACAGATGAATTTTAAACGATTACTTTACACTGAATTAGGACGTATATTTATGTCTATTATATTAGGTCTAGGCGTAGCCACCTTATTTCGCAAAGTATGTACAGATAAGAGTTGTTTACAATTCAATGGTCCAATTATTAGCGATTTAGAGGGGAAAATATACAAACATGGTGACAAATGCTTTAAGTATTCATCCAATACTGATAAGTGTGATACCACCAAACGTCAGGTCGATTTAATGTCCAAAGAACCAGAAACCCAATAATGATTATAACATTATGTTGACGAATATATTTATTTAGTCATACTCGTTAAACGATACAATATTTGGTATAAAATTATTGTATAGTTTTATGGAAAATACTACAAGAATATCTGATTTGCCCGCGGATAATGCATCTAGACAAAGCACGACTTCTTATGCTAGTAGTATTCCACCCACTACAATTAGTGTATCTAAGACCAATAAACTGGACGGTGAACTGCCAACAAATTATGCACCGATCAACTCGCATCCAAACCCATATGGCGTATCTGCACAAAACCCGATTATGGAAATACCGGCGCAATCGCAATCGCAACCGCAGTTCGAAACGGGTGGACAAATGCCAGATGAAAACATTCAAATGAGGCAATCTACCGAATTGGAATCACTACAAACTATAGGACAGCAACGTTTGCCGTCTAGAGATATACCACAGGACACCGCACAGTACGCCCACGATGAACGAATTCAACCCAATTATATACCAACACATGATACAGAACGAGATTATGTGCGAGATCAACATGATATGACAGAGCGAAATCTCAAAGAATATGAGCAAAATAAACGTCAACTTAGTCACTGGGACATGATATTTACCGATATCCAGACCCCCATATTTATAGCCGTACTATTTTTCTTTTTTCAATTACCTATAATTAATACCATGATTTTCAAACGTTTTTCATTTTTATCACTATATAACGCAGACGGCAACTTTAACCTTGCTGGATTAATGTTTAAAAGTTCATTGTTTGGGTCATTCTATTATACAGTATCTAAATTTACAACATTTATTAGTGAACTATAACAAATATTGCGGAATATGGTTTATTTTTGCAGAAATCTCAATAATGGATTTGTGTCGACTTTCTTTGCGGATTTATTACGGCGCTTTTTGGTTTTATTCGAGCCAGGAGAGGATTTTGCATATTTCATGGTTTTATCCGGACGTTTATTGTCAGCCGGACTGTATTTTAAAAACCACATTTTATATTCAAGACTCTTCTTGTCATGACTCAACTCTTTGAACTTTTCGGATTTCTCTGACCGAATATCTTCCAATGTAGTTTGTTTACCATAACAATTAATACTGAATCGTTTTAAAATACCCGTTTGTTCTAGGCGGTTATGTTGTTCGATTTGAAATAAAAACATCGCGATACACATCAACCTATCTTTGTCGTAATGTGGCATTTTCGCATATAAAAAACTCAAATAAAACGCTAAAACGGTGTCAATTGTAGCAACCTTTACCTGTTTATTATCCACCGATATTTCATTATAACTATGACATGCAATTGGCTCATATATGAATGCCATACTGTGTTTTCCTATCTTAATTTCCACATGACGTGGAATAATTTCACCAATCGCATCATGATTGATTATTTTCACCTGTTTAAAGTTTTCTCGCTGAAGGCGTTCTTTCACAATGATTGCACTTTTATCAGGGTCTTCCGATAAAATATCAAAATCAGGAATGCTTTGTACCATCGATTTTTTGCTGTCAGGCATATAGTTGGAATATAAATGGGTTGAATACCCACCAAAAAACACAGAACCATTGTCTATAAATATATCTCGCAACAACAAATGTAGACGTTCATCTTCTTTCGTGTTCAGGTTTACCTTCTTTGAAAAATCAACAGCAAAACAATTCTTTTCGAGTTTCATTGGATAAAACTTATTAAATATAGCCAACCGTTTTGTTACCTTTTCCCAGCGAGAAACATCACCGGCTGGTCTGGACAATTCTAAATACATTGCCATGCGTAAATAATCGGGAGGGGCATATTTAATTCCAGCAATTTGAATAGCATTCGTTGAAACAGATTCATAAATTTGCGGATGTAAATGGGTAATATCTGCAATTGGAATGAAATTCACAAAAACTTTAAATGTACCATAATGTATTCCCGACTTAGCTTCTACATCAGTATAACCGGCTTTATAATACATGTCTGCCAACTCTTTTGCATCATCCATAGCATTCGACGAAAAAAAGTCATAATCTGGGATTTCAATATCACGTTTATAAAATTGGGCATATTTCGGTAAAATATTATTGATTGCAGTACCACCATAACATACGAGCTTCTTTTTAATAATAAATGATTCCACGATTTGTAGCATTTCTTGTATATCTTTGCTGTTCACCTTCTTTTGACCCTGTATCTGTTCGGTTTCATCAACAGCCTGTCGTAGAATAGCCAATTCACAGTCTTCGAATGTCATATCATTACTACATAGAGCTGTTTTGAACTTTCTTTTCACCTTGACGGATTTTTGTAAAGGTTTTTTCCCCATAACTTATTTCTAATATATTATATTATTAGAAATAATAATAATAGTTTTCATAATTTGCTAAACTAACATCGTATTTATTTATTTTTTTGAAAAATATGGAAGTGCAACAGATAAAGGGACTACTCCACCATTCATACTATTGAAAAATTCTTCATATGCTTTCAAATTATCATCCACAATATTGAATTGACACAATATGTTTTGACAACCGTGCTTTACTATAAATTCTTTCGCCACTGGATTTGTACTGTTTGAAATAACATCCGGTACTGCCATTTTCATATGGGTAGCAGTTGTGCGAATATTATCGTCTTTTATAATGGCGGGTGTGTTCGCATGATTTAAGATATCAGTGTAATGATATTTGTTTAAGTATTCACTACCACTTTCTAAATTCGTATAATTGGATATATCGTAACAACTGGTTGTTGCCCCCGCTTTGCATGTAGCATAATCTTTATAATCATATCGAATCGTTTTATCAATCACGATAACAACCTTTTTCATAACATCCTGTAATTTGGTATTTTTGGTAATATCTCCGGTGTATGCAACGGTTTTTAAGTTCGCATCAATCGATTTAGCGATCGACGAATATACGTCAGCATCGCGCGATTTGATTCGTAGATTTATAAAAATAGGATCATTACTATTTGGCGAATTCTGTGAAAACGAATTCGCAGCAATCGTCGAGAACACATCATCCAATAAAATACTGTTCTTACTGTCTAGCAAAGTATAATTACTATCAGTTGATACTGCTACTTTTGGCATACGTATATTATTTTCATTCATGTAAAATACTTCAAAATCCAGAAAACGACACCCACGACTGATTGTATGTTTTATCATTTCAGTACTGACATAGTTACCACTACATGCGCTATTATATGACGACTTAATACAATACTCGTGTAATGGCATGTTAGTAAATTTATCCTGAATGCTTTGTATATTACTAAATTCTTCAAATTTAGATTTAAGACTGTCAAACTCTTTAATTGCCTTATCGTCACTAGCGAATGCCTCAACTGTGTTATGAATGGGCTGAATATCATTGAGGCATACACGTCTTTTATATTTCAATGTGTATAAAATATGCACGATTAATATAATCGAAATGACAACAAATGTTGTACGATAATTATTGGATGCCATGGTATATAATCTATATATAAAGAAATATAATAGAAACGTAATATATAACTTATTATAATGGCAGGTGGATTACTAAATATAATTGCAGTTGGAGCTAATAATGTATTTCTAACAGGTAATCCGTGTAAAACCTTTTTTAAAGCTACGTATGCAAAATATACGAATTTTGGATTACAAAAGTTTCGCATTGATTATGACGGTTTAAGAGATTTACGAGAAACTGAACCGTCCACATTCACTTTTAAAATACCTAGATATGCCGAACTCTTAATGGATACCTATATAGTAGTGACATTGCCCGATATTTGGAGTCCTGTATACCCACCATCAGAGGTTACTGGACATAAATGGGCACCATACGAGTTTAAATGGATAAAGGACATTGGGACACACATGATAAAAGAAGTCAATATAACATGTGGATCTCTATTGTTACAGCGATATACTGGTGAATATTTATCCGCTATGGTTGATCGCGATTTTACTACAGAGAAAAAGGACTTGTTTAATAAAATGACCGGAAATGTGATTGAATTAAATGATCCGGCATATGCGCATGGGCGAAATAACGCATATCCATCCGCATCTTTCACCCCGAACGTTACTGGAGCAGAACCATCCATTCGTGGGCGTAATTTATACATACCAATCAACACCTGGTTTACATTAAATAGCTCATGTGCTTTCCCGTTAATTTCATTACAATATAACGAGTTGGTCGTATCCGTCACAATGCGTCCTATTCAGGAGTTATTCCAGGCGCGCGATGTGTTTGATATTGATTATAACTACCCATATGTGCAACCGGATTTCAACGAGTCGAGGTTTCAAATGTATAGATTCCTACAAACACCACCTACTGGGTTTATTGCACCAACTGATTATGAAAATCGGTTTTCAACATGGAATGCTGATATACATCTAATATCAACCTATTGCTTTTTATCTAAGGAAGAAGCCCAACAATTCGCAGCAGAGGACCAGGTATACTTAGTGAAAGACGTATTTGAGCATAAATATGAAAATGTAACGGGTTCAAAGCGAATTAAAATAAATTCAAACGGAATGATATCTAACTGGATGTGGTTTTTACAGCGAAATGATGTAAATTTACGAAACGAGTGGAGTAATTATACAAATTGGCCTTATGATAGACTCCCATCTAATGTCACATTGGCGCCCATTGAACCATTGCTTGGGATGGAATTCGATTTGTCATATGGACTTGGTATACACCCGATGATACAGAACGTTATTAATAGTGGTATATCGATTACCGGCATCTATCATAATGAAAATCGAAAAGATATATTAGAAACACTGGGCATTTTATTGAATGGTGATTACCGAGAGAATTTAATGACCCGTGGTATTTACGATTATGTTGAAAAATATACACGTACTGCCGGGTCAGCAAAAGAAGGGTTATATTGTTATAATTTTTGTTTGAACACCAGTCCATTTGAGTACCAACCATCTGGTGCTATCAATCTAAGTAAATTTAAAACAATTGAGCTAGAAATAAATACGTATTCCCCTACTATCGATTATGACAATTCTAGTTACGATGTTATTTGCGACGATGAGTTTGGTGAACCAATCGGTATTAGAAAATCAAACTGGAGATTATTTGAATACAATTATAACCTAACCCTATTTGAGGAAAGATACAATGTATTATCATTTATTAGTGGGAATTGTGGCATGTTGTATTCTAGATAATCGGCGTAGTTTACTGAATGGTGTATAACGCTGTATTTAGTAATTGTTCGTCCTGGCACAACACAATATATATACTCATTAATATATATATTTACAAATTTTTATGAATAAACAAATTGGAACAAAACCAGATAGTAGTAGAAAACCAATATCATCGAACCGATTAGTAGACGAATCGGTTGATTTTCAAAGTGCAAATATGTTACATAAAATGAAAAAAATCAAACATAAAAAGACGCAAAAAACACAAAAGAATTTCAAAACAATACCAGAATTGGATATATTATCGAATGTTCCCCAGAAGAACCGTAATAAGACACCAAAAAACAAAACAAAAACGACAGATGCACCTTCCAAAATTAGCATACAATATATTAAACAGCTGATTACAGGCGATACCGTTGAAAATTTTGAAGATAATGAATATGAGGGAAAAGACAATATAAAAGACCCGGCTCCTAAAAAGTTATTTATAAGGGAACAAATCGTCCGGTCCATCAATATCATATACGATAAAATAAATTATGTGAATACGTTTATCGCAACAGTGATTACAGCAAATGAACATAAGACCAATATGTCGGTTAGTAACCTAGTAAACGTGGATATACAACTTACAGATAAAAACCAAAATGATGTGGCTATTGTACGAAACTTATTAGTTTGGTGTGAAAGTGCTGCCATAAGTACGGTAATGGCATATCAATGGTATTTTTTGATGTATTATACAAAGGATAATGATATTGAAGTGCCCCATTTATCTCGGCTCGAATTATTCAAGCTGTCCAAACAAAATGTCGCCGAGAATCCACTCGCAGGATTTTACGCAACCTGTTTATATTTGTTTGAATTCGCGTTTGCATTCCCTGAAAATTTAGATAACATGGCATTGAAATACTACCCCGCTATCACAACCCCCTATTTAAATGGAACATTAAAGTTTCTTATCTTATATGCAATTTGTTTGTACGTTACCAAAAATTTTGCTATCACATTTAAGAATTTCTTAATCGATTTAATTACAGATGCAACGAGTAACCGGTTAATTAATCTTATGTTTGCGTATGTATTCATTGCATTTTTCTTATCGATATTTAGTTTTAACTTTATTGGTGATATGAAAATAGATACAGGGACATATCTAGAGACTGTTGGTAACTTTATGAACCCCATTGGATCGTTCCTCAGGAGCTTTTTCAGGTTCTTAATAACAATGGCGATCAGTGTGCCCATTGGGGCAATCAGTTGTTGTTTGTATTTGATTTTCTATTCATTCTTCGGGTTTTCATGTTATAACAATGTTAAAACCGACATTGGTACAGTTAAAACAACATGGGCTGATGTAAAGATGCACATTAATCAAACTACGGCAGGGTTTGACAAAGACGATAGTTGTTACAATGATAAACATTCATGGTTGTATACTATTCTACGAATCATATTTTTAGTTGCAGATTTTATAAAAGACAATTTATCCGATGTGGTTTATTTTTTCATTTTCTTATTTGCAACGGTTAGATTTAGTAGCGAACTATCCGTCACAATGAAGAATCGTACGGTTCTCATTGCCATCGTTGCCGGATTCTTTTCACTACCCGCTATTAATTTAATCATCAAATTTATCAACCTCTATCGAAATAAATCAACGGAATCAACGGAATCAACGAAACCAGCTGAGACGTAATATAGGTAATGATGATATACAACATAAAAAATACCAGATATTATGTCGATATTGACAAATAATTTACAGTTAGATATATATAAAAGGTATATCTGTTAATTTACTACAATGTCCATAATAACCAAAATACCGTCAGCAGATGACCTATTGCCATTTGTTTCAATCTGCACGCCAACATTTAATCGGCGTCCATTCATAACAACCATGTTTGAGTGTTTTAAGAATCAGGATTATCCTCAACACCGAATGGAATGGATCATTGTTGATGATGGAACTGATCCCATTAAAGACCTGGTCGAATTGTCTAATTTACCACAAATACGCTATTTTAGAATAGACAACAAAATGACATTAGGTTCTAAGCGCAATTATATGCACAAACACGTGCGAGGATCAATCGTAGTGTACATGGATGACGATGATTATTATCCCCCAGAGAGGGTTTCACATGCGGTAGATACACTAACAAAAGACGAAAAAGCGCTATGTGCAGGAACGAGTGAGATTTATCTGTATTTTAAAACATTGGGCAAAATGATCCAGGCTGGTCCATATGGACCAAACCATGCAACCGCTGGAACGTTTGCATTCAAAGCAGAGTTGTTAAAACAAACCAAATATAATGACGATGCTGCATTAGCAGAAGAACGGGAATTTTTAAAAGAATACACTGTGCCATTTGTTCAACTCGATCCATTAAAGACAATTCTCGTATTTTCACATGAGCATAACACGTTTGATAAACGAGAAATGTTTAAAACATCACACCCTGACTATTTTAAAGAATCGCCAAAAACAGTAGACATGTTTATACGAAAACCGACAGAACAGTCGATTAAAGATTTTTTCATGCGGGATATAGATGCACTTTTAAATGATTATACTCCGGGATTACCTAACATGAAACCTGATGTATTAGACCAAATCACGAAAATAAAGAAACACCGTGAGGAGTATATCGCCAGAGAAACAGAAAAGCAGAAAAATGGTCCCATATTATTACAACAGGGTGATGGCAAACCTCCAATTCAACTCAACAGCATTCAGGTAGTTAACATTATTAAACAACAACAGGAGTCCATATCTAACCTGAACAAACAGATCGCGGAAATGCAACAAAAAGATTCGGTTTTACAGAATGCATATAACCATTTGCAGCATCTTGTATCCACTATGGAAAATGCGATGATAGAGACGAAAAACCAGAATTCATCCTCTACACTCCGTCCTGCTGAAAGTACAGTAGAATAACTTTCATATGTATTTTATAAATTCATATGAACCTTTCGACAATTAATCGAACCCCTCTTCTAAATCATCCATTGTAATAAGCACGTCCTTTTTTACGGTTCGATCCAGGTATCGATACATGCGTTTTATATCTAATTTCGATATACCATGTGGTTCGAATATGGTCTCTACTGCATTTAGCATGTCAATATTGTTACTGAATTCACCGCCACAATATGCCCGCAATTCCTGAAACAATGACATAACATCTTTTTTATCCATATCCAATAATTGTGTCATATTATACACAAAAAGCATATTGTTGTATTCTGTCGAATATTTTGTCAATACCTTTGTAAACCGAATTTCATCTATTTTCTTAATTTCAGGGTCATGTATTTCAGCATGGAATAATTTGTTATTTGAAAACGTTTTTATTAGGGAACTCATCTCATTAAATTGCCAAATTTGTTTTTGAAATGTAATGCGGTCAATATAATCGGCGATACATATATTTTGAAGTATTTTGTAATACAATGGGTATGTTATTTTAATATCAATCTTAGATAAGATATCGACCATATTTTCATGCCATAACAATGCAACAATGGTTCGGTCGGTTTCATTCATAAAATACTCATGTTCAACAAAGGGGACACTTTTTGTTAATAGTGTTTGTGTAATCTTTTTGGAATCTTCGTCATATAATTTCGTACGGAACAGTTCCAATAATCGACCATTTTTTAAAATGTCCGGTTGTTTTTTTACCGAATTACATACAAATCTCAACTTACGCATGTCACCCTGAATGTACATCTGTATATCGTTTTGGTGATCCATACCCATTGAAGTGTAATCTGGCACAACCTGGGTGAGTATGGTACTAATTTGGTGATTTGTTGGAGTTTTTAATTCATACACATTGCATACTTTCATCAACTCTTTAATTTTTTTATCGATATAGAAATTTCCAATACAAATAATTGGGTTTGTACATGTATTTTCTAGACGCTGTTTTTTGGTTTTCTTTTGACGAATTAGTTTGATCAATGCTGTTATGCCGCCCTTATCACCATTATTCATACCGTCAATTTCGTCCATTACTATTACTATTTTTCTTATCTTCTTTGTAAACATATCTAATACGTTTCGGTTCGATACATTATTACTGGTTATTGTGTCGATCAATGCCTTATTTCGTACATCACCCGCATCGTACTTTACCATATCATAATTCATCTCTTTCAGCAACTTTACCACAAACTCTGATTTTCCACTTCCAGGCGTACCATAAATATATATTCCCTTTTTATATGTAACATCCTTAGCCCGTTGATCAAACTGCAATAAATGTGTCTTTATATCGATGGACGTCTGTTCTCGATCAAATACGGTATTTATATCCAAAGTTTCCATTTTATATATATACACAGTAGGTATTTAACTTAATTCTAACGAATAATATTATGATTTGTACATAATATCATATGATGTTCTCCGTATCGTGTATGGTACTTAACGCCCGAAATTACTGAAATTCGCGGTAATTGGCATAAATTCATTGGACTCCTTCGTGGGAAGTTGACCGTAATAAGAATAAGGATCCGTTGTACTCGTACCGCCATTTACAGGTGGTTGACCTGACCCGGCTCCCACTACACCCGCACCAGCACCCGCACCAGCACCCGCACCAGCACCCGCGCCAGCACCCACACCAGCACCAGCACCAGCATCAGCACCACCAATCTTACCTACGGCATTGGATGTACTTCCAAGAACATTACCGACGGCATCAATCGCACCTCCGGCAACATTACCGACTGCACCAAATACCCCACTCGCGACATCTCCTGCCGCGCCAACCACTCCACCCGCCACATCTCCCGTCGCACCAACCACTCCACCCGCGACATCTCCTGCTGCTCCAACTGTACCTCCCACAATATCACCTGCTACACCAACGGTTTTTCCGGCTACATCACCCGCTGCACCAACGGTTTTTCCAGCAACATCACCCGCTGCACCAACGGTTTTTCCAGCGACACCACCCACTGCATCAACTGCTTCTCCTGCAATATCACCAGTAGCACCTACTACATCGCGAATAACATTGCCTTTAACTAGACTCTTTCCAGTTTTATCGGCGGTACCTGAACCACCATTTCCACCACATTGTCCACATGTACCTTTGTTGTTATAATTACACGATGGGCATGTTGGGCATGTTGGGCATACAGGTGGGACAATCTGTGTTTTTAACATATAATCATCCATATTTACATTGTGCCCGCTACCCATGTCATCATAGCCATCCGTATTTCTCGTGACGGCCGCATCATCATCATCGTCATCGTCAGTCACATCATTGTCACCTGTATCGATTCCCTTTTCATTGAATCGACAAACATTACGCAGATCGAGGTCATCACCTGTATCATAACATACTAATGCGACTATGGTTTTTTTGGCGTTTGGTATATATAATACCATATTTTGACCACATATATCATATATAGGGGTGGATGACAGGTTAGTATTAGATACACTGTCGTCGTCACCAAATGATGTTTTTTCATCCGTTGCTACTCCGGACAATGAAGTCGCTAAGCTACCATCACGGTTGTATACCGTTAATGTTTTATCTTTATCTTCACCTGCGCTTATTATCACATTAGCGTTCTTAATATCGTATTTAACAAATTCACTGAGTTGGTACAACTTTCGGTCAGTATTATACATGGGTTCTATCACCATCTTATTGTTATTGGAGTCGTCATCGACTCTTGTATTCGCAATCTCACCCATATTGCTAGATTTATTCACTACCGAAACGGCGGTGTTGTTGGTAAATGCATATGTGCCAATATTATCCTTAGTCTCGGTATTTATCATATGCACATAAGTATTGTCATGCCATGGCATTGACATAACCGTGTATTTGTCATTGGATTCGCTCTGGGTTTCATACACCTTTGACTTATATGAGTTGGACATAGACTTTGATGGTGTTGGGATTTGCATATTTTCGCGATTGGCTGAGTCAATCTCATATCGATATGTACTGTTACCAATTCTGGGAGTAACATGCAACCTGGCGATCGTAGTACCCGTATTCTCGCGATTGTCTACCACACCGACAACCGCAGCCGCACCGACAATAGCAGCCACTGCACCCGTACCATCAGCACCGGCGGCTACCGCATCTGCCGGTTCCACTGCGTCTGCCGCCGCCACCGCGGCAGTCCAAACATCACCTTCTACCTCTACTAAATTACCATTTTTATTGTCGAAATACATACTGTCATATAACTTGGTTAACTTATTCGCTACAGAATATATTTGCACAACCTCTTCGCTAATTATATCATTCTCATATTGGTATGCAATAAAACCCTCGGTTTCTGCGTTATTCGCTCTACAACAGAGAGCGGATATAACTAACACAATTAACAATATTAAAAATAGAGTTAATGGTGAAAACTTCATTATAAATATACAGTATGCAACGAAAAAATAAACTGTAAAAAATTGAACATGCCTCTATCGATTTCGAACAATTATACACGATGGACAATACTACTGTAATTTCAAAATCACCCCGTAAACGAAAAACACCAGAGCCGTTAACTCGATTCTATAATGATACAATTCCATTTGAAATCTCTATGGATGAAGCGGGACGGGGGTGTTTATTTGGTAGAGTGTATATAGCATCGGTGGTTTTACCTAAAGATCCTTCTGTATTTGATGGATCAAATATTAAAGATAGTAAAAAATTTTCATCAAAGCAAAAATTACAGGAAGTAGCAGATTATATTAAAGAACATGCTCTTGCCTGGCACATTGCATACGAAGAACCCAAACTGGTTGACGACATAAATATATTACAATCCGTTATGCACGGTATGCATAATTGCCTTCGTGAGACCATACAAAACGTAAATAATGTATCTGGACAGTCACAAAATTTCAATGATTTTATGGCGGTGGTTGATGGTAATTATTTCACACCATTTAGATCGTACGATGAAGAACAAAGATGCATTGTTGAATTGCCATTTGCTACAGTTGAAAAGGGGGATGGCAAATATATGGCGATTGCTGCAGCCAGCATATTGGCGAAAAATGCCCGAGACAATTATGTCATTGATTTATGTAATACATATCCATTCCTACAAGAACATTATGGATTGGCGCAAAATATGGGATATGGGACCAAACTACACTTAGATGGTATACGCGAGTTTGGAATAACTCGATTACATCGACGTACATTCGGGTGCTGTAGAACCGCTAACATGAATGAATTAGATGATACCCTTACCATCATGTAATGAATTGATTGTGATAATTATTCACAGTATTATGTAATTGTGTAAAACAAAACCCATATAAACACAAAAATAACAAAGACTGTATATGAACATATATTATACAGGAGTAGGTTGTAATAAATCTGGAGTACATACGGAACAGCAATTTTTGGATATAATGAATAGAACCGTCACATTTCATAATTGGAGTGAGTTTGCGAAATTTATTAAACCCGAAGAAAATATACAACTTCAATTCAAAGATTGGGTGTTACCTGATGATTTTAGTTTTTTTTCATTAGCAGACTGGTTAGAGTATTCTGGTGCTGAAATGCGGGATTGAATGAGTAATTGATGGTATACGGTATAAAGATATTCAGGTATACACATTAATGGATATAGTAAATACACATAATCATAGATTAATTTTTCGTATTGATAATGATGCGCCTGAAGAATATATGAAAATATGGAAAGAATTTAAATTAAAATGTGAAAATGGAGATAATAAACATGTTGTAGAACAAATAAAAAGTTATTGTAAATTAGAAAAAAACAAAACAATGCCATATTTAAACCGCAGCGAGGGAGGAATGGGTGGGGGTGATAATATACTACATAAACAACTTAGATTTAGAGATGATATGCATGGTATGAGTTCATCAATATGTGCCGATAATGATATTATGTTTAGTGAAATTATGAATACAGAACACGAAAAATGGACATATGAAGAATTAGATGATATAATTTATGCTTTTACAAAAACAGCTAACTATCATGTTAAAACTGACTGTGTAAGTGGGTATATTGAACTGAAACATACAGACACAGAAACTGATGATTACTTGGATAGTGATTCAGAATAATCATCAGTTTATGGGTTGTAAATCGTCAATGGTGTAAATCATTGTTATATTTATCATATCTTTTTTTCGTAGTATATATTAATTAATTCGTATGTCTTTTACCAGGTTTCATGACGACCCACATAGAATAAAAAAACAGGTAGACGAAAGCAGTTTTGTCGGCAGATATATGTTGAATACACCCGGTCAGGGTAATGATTTACCATTTATTGAAGATCCTCAAATGCGACTACAAAAATGGGGCGCAAATCTACAAACCAATACCGTTCATTTAGAGAGCGATTTATTGGGACTAACCCGAAAACAAAACCGTGATCATATTGATTTAAATCAACACACAATCTCCCGTGCACCATCCAGTATGCCTTCTTATAAAACACAACAACCCTTTGTTGAAGAAAGTCGCGCAAGTCATCCGGCGTGGGCATACAAAGGTTTAGTACAAAATCGATGGGAAACCCCGTTATTAAATCCATTGAATGGTTTAGATAAACAATTTACAGAGAATGTACAAAGCCGTATTTTAGAAAAAGATGGGTTTAAACCCAAGATCCCTGTTGTTGGTAATCAAAACTATTACTTAACCGGTCCGTCTATGTGTATTGGTGGCAAAGAAGAAGGATGTTCTGGTACTGTCTATAAATAGACTGGGTGGTTTGGTTTGAAATATTATATAAGATTATTATAATTATATAATATAAATAATGGAATTGGCTATACCAGGAATCGCGCTCAGTTTGATGTATATTATGAATAATCAATCAAATAGTAATCGCACGGATGAGGCGTTCGAAAACAACGATGCACTACCCAACACTGATGTGCCAAACCGTAACTACCCCAATGAATATCCTATCGTATCGGAAGAACTAGACCAAACTTCTTCATTGTCTACAGTGAATAGGGTAGATATTGATGGCGGAGTGTACACAGACAAGTATTTTGATGCGAACAAAATGGCCAAACGCGAACAGCAGGGAAATGAACAAACCGAATACCATTCACTTACTGGAGAAAAAGTTGGGGGATCCTATTTTGAACATAATAATATGGTTCCTTTTTTTGGCAGCAACTTAAGAACACAAAATACGAGTTCTAATAGTACAGAAGGTATATTAGATAACTATATTGGCAGTGGTTCTCAAACGATTACCAAAAAGGAACAGGCTCCTCTGTTTGCTCCCAATGAAAATCAGGACTGGGCACACGGTGCCCCCAACATGAACGATTTTTATCAATCTCGTGTTAATAAAGGTATGCACACGTCAAATACAAAGCCCTTCCAGGAGGAACAAGTTGCTCCTGGATTAGGTTTAGGCTACACAAATGAAGGTGCCCATGGATTTAATTCAGGCATGATGATGCGTGAGGCATGGCAACCAAAAACCGCTGATGATTTACGTGTTGCTACGAATCCCAAATCGTCTGGACATGTTCTATTTGGACACGAAGGTCCTGCTAATAGCGCTATTAAAAACATTGGCACAGTAGAACAGATGGGCATTGTGGAAAAAAACCGTCCCGAAACAACGACTGAAATGGGACAGGATACATGGTTTACTACAACAGGTGCATCCAAGGGTGAGATGCTTCATTCTATGCCCATCGATAGATACGTTTCTCGTCCCGAAACTACCACTTCTTATTCCGGTGCCGCTGGTTCTCAAAATCCATCCTCCTACAAAACGGGTGAATATATGCCTTCCCATAACATCGAATTAGGATCTGTACAACCTGGTGTCGCTAACGCCGGTGGACGGCACCATGCCACTGATGGCGATTATGGTATCAAATCTAAGAAGGCTTATCCCAATAACCGTACGTCAAACAAACAGAACAGTTACTTTGGCATGGTTGGAAGTAGCATTGGTGCTGCTGTTGCGCCATTATTGGATGTATTACGCCCATCCCGCAAAGAGAATGCGATCGGTAACTTACGTCCTTACCAAAACCCGGGCACTAGTGTTCCCAATTCTTATATTTTCAATCCCGCAGATAGACTCGGTACTACCATTCGTGAAACGACCGAGAATTCTAAGAATCATTTAAATGTGAACGCTGGTCAATCTGGTGGTGCATATAAGGTGTCTCAACAAACCCCTACTAATACAAAACGCCAGACCACGAGTATTGAATATACAGGTGGCGCTGGTGCCGGTGATGGAACTCGCCAAATGACCTCCTATGAGGCCGGATATAATCAACGCAACAATGATATCAAATCCAGTACAATTGATGGTCGCATGGTTAAGGGTAACATGAATATTATGAATGGTAATATCAACATGCGTGAAAAAACACGTGATTTATCATTGAAGAATAATCGCGCTGTTACTGGAACGATGCCTGCGCAATCGCCTGATATGTCTAACATGGGACGCATGGCTGGAGCAGATAACTCGTTATATGCCAATATTAACATGGATAGAAATACCCCCGATATGGTTTCTACTTTGAAACAAAACCCTTATGTGGTTGACTACAAAATGGGGTTATAATCAGCGCAATATAGTAACATAACAATTATTTATTGTTATTTTATGAAAAAATAGGTTGATTGATGGGTGGGTTATCGAATGATTGTTAAATATTCGGCGAATCCGGACAACGATCTACATATGTAAATATTTGTTATGTTTCGATCTAATTCGTCTCCTAATTGGTCAATATCGCTTAATGTTAATGCTTTTCCACTAACACAATTGTTGTTTAATATGTATGGTAGCAGACTGGTTTTACAAAAACTAGCTATACCAGATAACGCATTTGGGAAAATTGTATTTATCATCATAATGCAACCATTCGGGTTGGCTTCGAAATACTCTTTAAAAATATTATTGGCACGGGGCAATTGTATATAAGATTGTACTAATAATAATAAATCATATTGGAGGAACTCATTTTTGCTAAAATCACATACATCTTGTACATAGAAGTTGACATACTTGCTTTTCAAATTTGAATACGCAATGCTTGGTTCATCGATGTCGATACACGTGTATTTATTATTCCGTCCCATCAATACATCTCGGTTCTTATCATAAAATACACCCCCACCACTACCAATTTCTAATATTGTTTGGTTGTTTGGAAGCAGGTTAATAATGTAATCGTAATATTTATACGTTTCCAATTCATAATATTTAACCCATTTTTGGTCATCATCCGGTTTAATTAATAACAGTTTTATTATATCCATAGTGTTGTTATATAATGTTTTTATTTTTTATACTATTTGCCCCCAATGGTTTTTACCGGTGATCTAATTCAGCCAATCGAGCATCATTCATCATTTGTACACGGTTAGCATCGTATAATCGCTTCACTAATGCATCCTGGTCTTTTTTATGAATGTAGTTCGTCTTACCAATTGTATTTTCATATCGCAGTCTTGGCGACAGTTCGTTCTGGTATTGGGTATATAGTTTGATGTCGTTAAAATGTTCACTGATTGCCTGTTTACGATGCTTTGGGTCAATCCTGACTATATCAAGTGGCATAACTCCTTTATATCCCGGAATTATATCACGTTTATCCATATGTGGTTCTTCGTTATACTATACTTATATTGTTATTGTCTGTCAATTTTACAATCAAACCTGTTACGTACATAAAAAAACATTGTATACAATGATTTTTATGATGTTTGTTATGATGTTTGTTATGATATGATTTTTTTTATGATATGATTTTTTATGGGCTGGATGGAGTACTAGTAAACAATTTACACAGATTAACTGCCTCGATATTGTGTTCTGGACGTTTAAACAATCGCTGGATCATCTTGTCATCGCGGAAACGAATGGTATAGTCCTGCTGAACATGATTTCTACCAACACGTCCCATTGCCTGCAATGTTTTTTGTTGCGTCATACTACTTAAGTCTTTACCAATAAATCCATGACAGAATTGGTAATTCGTACCATATATATAATCAGTTGATGCAATAATAATATACAACCGTTGCTCGTCTGCCAACTGCTTTATTATTTCCATATATCGAGTATTGGCAGATTGTGTGAATACCCCAATGCCTAACAACAATAAGAACTTCAAATAGTTGTCGATCTCTAATAGCATGATTTCTTTGCTCATTTCTTCTCCAATATTTGACACGTATGCACTCTCATGTATTGTACCATCTGGACTCCATCTAGTTTGGTGTGGGCAGGTGTTGGGTAAATATATCGGGTCTAATGACACCAGTTTGACTTGCTTTCGTAGTTTATCAATCTTACTTACGATATCACGCATTTCCTTTGTCATTCTACCAGTATTGTTTTCCTTTCCGCCCTTTTTTTTACCGGACGAAGTATCATTACCGCTCCCTGCTGCTTTCTGTTCATGGTGTTCATATTCGCGTTCCAATTTTTCGAGTTGCGACACAATTGCATTATTAGAAGCGATATTTGTCATGATTTCCTGAAATGCACGATCGGGAATATTCGTGAGCTTGATATAATATCTACCAATATAATCAACATTATCGGCCAGGAAAATGGTTGGACCGTCAGTCAATGTGTATGCATCAGCTGTTGTAATTGATACACCGGGTGGAGCTACATTTGTTGTTCCTTGATTACCCTGCTGGATATATGTATTTGTACGCGGTGTATTATACCTAGTTTTACGCTGTGCTAACATATACTCATGTACGGCGTTCCATAGTTCCGGGTCCATATGGGCCAGAGCCTCTAAGTAATATTCCTTTAAACTGTTCATTGTGATATTGGTAATATTTTCACCAAAGTACGAATCTATCGAATATGCCTCATTCACCATCTGGTTTTTATTTACATATTCGATAAACTCGATGATCTCACGTAAATCGAAATACCGCAATATGGTTTTATTTTCCACGAAATAAGTAGCTGCCTCCAACATTTCCCCATAATCACTATACAGATAATGAGGGACAACGCAGTATCCAGCCGAATTCAATATCGGTATCGACTTTTTACAATCAAAACTGGTAATTGTATGAATTTCCGCATTATCAAACTTATCACGGAAATCATCAAATACTGGGCGCAATTCAGTCTCAGTAGGTAATGTTGCACATGATAATACCATGGTTGGGATTTGATTCTCTTCCCAATTACGATGAATAACCTCATGTAATTCATGTGTTTCATAATCCAATGTAATGGTCGGTTCATCCCAATAGGTAATTATTTTCTCAGCGGGATTAAATGCCAACATATAATGCATAGCAGTGATGTATGATTGTACATCACATATCATGATTTCTACATTGTCACCTACACTATTGTCTACTTTACCAATTCCTCCTGACCTACGGTTGATTGTGTAATCAATTGCCGAGAAATAATGCAGACGAATGTCATCCGCGGTTTCACACCCAAATGCAAATGCCACTTTCTTTTCAACGGAAATGGCCGACTTTGCCAATGCCAAACCAATATGACGTGCTACACATACGAATATGATACGATTCCCCATTGCCAATCCAATTGGTGATAGCGTTTTACCAGTACCTGTGGGTGCAGTATATAACACGAGTCGTGGTGTAAAACCTTCATCGCCATCACTAGCCGGTTGTGCCTGTCTACAAATAGAGAATAGTTCCTTTTGATGTTTGAATAATGCACGATCCTCGTATTTTAACAGGTGTTTATTTTGTTCAATGAAACTATACGCATTGGTAATGATCTCGCTCACTTTGGTGAATGAGTTTACATATTGGATTGTATAATCAATCAACTCAATCACATATGCATTTATATGCGAAATAGATGACTGTTTTAACTGGATTAGCGTGTATAGGTAAAATGCATATTTTTGTTTGCGGTTGTTCACGTATTTGAGTAGGTCCGCATACAATTCAATCAACAGAAATTCAAATATTCTGGATTTGTTTTTATCGATGTTTTGTTCTAGATTTGTCAAACGTATTAGTTCACCACTTTTCAACTTCTTTAACTTACCGGTTTTGATTGAAGAGCTGAACTGCTCCAATACAGTTCCCTTTCCGTATTTTTTTAGTGGTTTCATCATTTTTTCTTCGAAATATTTTTGGTACAGGAACCTATCCATTTCGGGTGTACTGTCAAACTGAATATAGGAGTTTAATGCCTGGGTTTCATTAAACCGCACATTGGGATTGTGATATCCATCCACAATCAACTTCAAAATCTTCTTTTCCTGCTCTGGTACCGAAACCTCAATCGATTCCCACTCCGCCTTGCTTAACTTGTTCTGTTTTAAATCCATTCTTTCGAAAGTTATTGTACTATTATACTGGTTGTTGGATTTTCATAAATATAATCAATTTTTCAGGGAGTTTACAAAAATATTACAAAAGGGCTTAAAAATATACATGAATAACATGTATATCATGTATAGATCCAATCAATTACATACCCAAAATGATTTACTTATGAATAATTTAACCGACTTTTTTAATATACCTCATAATGTTCATACTATGATGAAAATTATAAATGGGGAAACTCGCACATCATTGCGAATTGTAGATTGGTTTGTTACCAATTATGCAAAGAAAAATTATACTATATATGACATTGATACAACATCTAATGAAAAAACTCGATCACATCGATTTAAGGTATACAATGAATATAAACTCAAACTCAAAGCCTATTCTAAAAAACGATTTGATCCGTTCTGTCGATGGGAACGAATTACCATCCCGTATAATACAAACCAATGCATGGAAACTACGATTGGACAATTGAATTTTTTTAAATGGGCGATTGAAAACAAGGTGGTTGATTATATTGAACAACATTATGTTGAGATTGAACAGGATATGAATAATTATAATAGCACCGCAAAACGTCGCACCCCGACCGAATCGTCACAGGACAATACCAAAACGCGCAAAAAAAGAGAAGAACTATCTGTCTCAGCATGTAAATGTATTAAGAAAGAAACGGTTAAAATTATTGTGAAGTTTGATTAATACCCCAGCATTTGTTCTAACATGTCAACTACTTGGTTATGTGTTTGTCCGGTATAGGCAGAGAAAGTCTTGGTGTGACTATGTATGTATTTTTCTATGGCAGTCAACCATGCTACCCCCTTGTCGTTTTTATCAGTAAAATCGTATTTCACATCTTCACTCGTTTCTATGTGAAATACGTCGGCGGTTGTACCTGGTGATAACAACCATTCGTCGTGATACTTTTTGCATTTTTGTAGATATTCCAGTGAAATAGTAGATTCACCATCTCTTGATCTCTTTGCTACTCGATTATAACATGTATCTGCCGCCGCATCAATATAAACAATCCCATCTAGGTTAAACTCGGCTGAATATTCTTTATAAAAATGTTGATATATTTGATATTCGATATCCTCTATCATGCCATCATCATGCAACATTTTTGCGAAAATGTTTTTGTCTGCATCCAATGACCGTTCACATACAATGACCTTGCATGTTGGGTTTTCACGAATGGCAGAGCGTATCAAACTTAAACGAGTTGAATATGCCATTACCTGAAACGAAAACGCATATCGTTTCGAGTCTCCGTAAAATTTTTGTAAAATGTTTTCACCACTAGCCCTGTCCTTGATGCTTTCCCAAATATCTACCGGTTCTCTTAAAAAGATAACATCTTTATTATTTGACATTTTTTTTTCTAGGTTATCTATTATGGTGGTCTTTCCTACACCAATGTTTCCTTCCACTGATATAATAATGGGGGTAGAAGGGGTGTTGGTCATTTTGTATATTGTAGTGATACAAATAAATGTGTGAGATACCTACAATAATTATCATTCCTGTAAAATCAATTTTTCGTGTTACAATAATAAATATCCGCCAAACGTTCTTTGCGGTTTGTGTTTTAAAATGTCTAATAATCGGGTTGTCGTTGGAAATTCTTCCTTACCATATATGTCCTGTAATAATAACCATTCGAATAATCCTCCGGCATACAAATATACGGATTGAAACCCTAAACTAGTCAACTGGTTGTATTTGGTTATAACAGATTCGTCATTTGCGTTTCGCCCATATACAATTATTTTTTTGGTACCAAACTCGTATGACGTAAGCAAATTATTTAACAGTTGCTCTTCGTCTATGTATGGTAACGTATGTGGGATTAAACACGACTGCTCATTTGTTGGTAATGTATTAATTAATATGAATTGCCCTTTATTTTGCTGTGCGAATTGGATATCTTCAAATGATAATTTATTATAAGTTTTTGTGAAAAATCTCGAGAACATAGTTAGTATACATTCTCCGTCATTTTTTATATTTTTTGTTATCAAACTAACAAAATATATATATTACTCATTTATTATCGTTTTATTAACAAATAAAGTCTTTGCCATTGTTTTTATTATTTTGTTATCTAACCTGATCTGCGCATCTTCCACATCTCCCAATAATGCCTGCATCATTTTGTAACAGAAATCGTAGGTGCGACTCGCCACTACCTCGCACTCCGGGTGGGCATTGCGCCAATTGGGAACCGACCTGTAATTGTTCATGGATATGCGACTCAGGATTTTGCGCAACTTTGATAATTCCTCTGTGTCTTTACACCAACCTGTATCTTCTTTAATGTACATTGTTTCACGTTTGATGTCCGTACAATGTATGGGACGTTTCGTTACATCCATGTTCTTCAGCCTATCCATGATCATCTTTGTCATGCCGTTTACATAACCATGATTACCAATGTATTCCAATTCGTCATTCTGCACGTCAATATTACGTAAGAAATCGGTAATACTCATTGCATCTTTGCAGGTATCATTGAGGAAAAAGTTAATATTGAATCTTTGATTATTATTGGTGGTATTATTATTGTTGTTATTGTTGTTTGTTATGCTACTTGTATTATTTTTAACTGCATCAACCAATTGCTGTTGTAACTCCTGATTTTGTTGGTTGCTTTCCTGTAAATGAGTATATTGTTCCACCATAAGACTTTTGAATTCCTGATTTTGTTTTAATAACAACAAAATTGTAGTAGCGTCACTCGTTGGTTCCGTTATACTAATTGGTATTTCATCATTTTTGTCTGCATTATTTATTCCGTCATTCATATCATCTACATGTGTACATTTCTTTTTATGAGCACATAATGTAGATGCATGCTTATATACTTTGCCACATGAACACATGAATGCTTTGGCGTTTTTTTGCGCGGTTATATTAGGATTTGTTAGGATTTCATGTTTTGCAGTTAAAATATGACGGTTATAATCACATTGTTTGCTGCATTTAAATGCGCATGGTTCACATAAATATATATTGGCGTTTAATGGCGTTTTTGAAATTAGCATTTTGTTAGGATTTTCCTTAATATATCCTAACAAATAAAACGCCTAAATGTGACGACCAAAATATGTAAAAAAACGGTTGCAGCCAAACCATAATTATTTATTTCGCATTTACTGCATTATGCTTTAAACCGAATTTTCAACATTTCTGACAAAACTTATGGCTCCACTTTCGAAAAATGGACATTTTCAGAATGTCCTATTTCTGATAATACAAAAACAAATTTACTTTTTGTAATTTATTTTAAAATGCATATACATACTTTCATGTATATACATACTTTCATGTATATACACATCCTACATGTATATACATCATTCATTGTTGCTACTATAATCATCACCAGTTCTGTCCCGTTGTTTGTATACCTGAAACCAACAACAATAATAATATATGTATTTCTTTGGGTATAGATGTCGTTCCATAGCTGATATCACCTGTTTATTGTCATATGTCTTTTCCATATTGCTGTTTATAATAAATATATAATATGATTTTATATATCAATTTTATCAATGAATCTGTTTTTCCCATATAGCGTCATTGCCCACTAAACTAACTGTACCAGTATCGTTCATTACATTAATGTTATCATAATAGCTGTATAGTCTATAATTATTGTTTTCATATGCAGACCCGGCATGAATGAGATCACCGCGCATTATACATATTTCCCCTTTTTGGAGGACAATCGTTTTTTTTGTCACAGGAACTGTATATTCCTCTCCAGTGGTAAACTTCATCCAACCAATACTATTTTCCCACACATCGACTCGAGTATTATCCATAATGGCAGTCAGTACAACAATCGGGATTTGATCAAGTCGTCGAAGTTGATGTTCAACAGTGTCAGGTATACACAGTAGATACTTAATGGTGGTTTGTTTTTCAGTTCCATCGGGCATAGCAATTGTGTAGTAATAATTCGGGTAATCATCTAAATGAACCTGATTCACATTGACATGTTGTGGATTTTGTGCATCCTTTGTGTACAATAATCGGTCCCCCCTTGCAATAGTACTGTCGGTTATTGTACTACGTGGACTTTCAATTAACTTTACAAATTCCTCCGTTTTCAAATAATCACTATGTGCATGCTGCTCACTACATCCAGCATTAGATACAAATGCGTGCGAATAATTGTAATATAAACTATTGGTTATTATTTTATTTTGCTCCAATGAAGCATGTAACGTTTTTAAGAACGTGTTTAATTTTGGTGATTTTTCTACATTCGCCGAATATCGTTTCTTATCATTGACCCCACCGGAAGGTCCATTGAATGTATATGTGATTTTTTTATTAGAAAAAAGGTTTTTACATGCCGTGAATATAGGCTTCTGTATTGACACTTTTTGTTGCAAAATAACATACCCCTTTGTATGTAGTTCGGTTTGAGTATTATTCATTACGTATAACAATGTATTCTGTCTATATCATTTTCAATATGTTTCCAACTGTCGAATCGCATCTTCACATGCGATTTGTTCTGCCTTCTTTTTAATTTTATGAGTGCCTTCTCCCATGAATAGAAAAATCTTACCGTGTTGTGACATATATTGATGGATATCATTATGACAGGAAAACTGAGTTAGTGGTACTGCATTGTTGGGAGTTAGATTATGCACAGATTGTCCCAAACACAAATATACGCCCATTTTATAACCAACGTCTGGGTCCTGCTCTGTTATTTCCAAATAATCAGGTGTTACTTTGAACTCCTTCTGTATCTTTACCTGCAATATATTCTTATAATTGTCGTCATTACAAATTAAGTGTATCCAATCTACATGTGTTTCAAATACCGTTTCCACAAATATTTGTACCATTTGAAAACCGGGACCTGTGACAAATACATTTTTGAACCAACCCTCTTCGTCTGTAACAGAAATATGATTAAAGTCCAAAAACATGGCACCAATAAATGCTTCAAATAAACAACCCAACTTCTTTAAGTTCGTGCGAGTCTGTTTTCCTTCTGCGTGTTTAGACAGCACAATCCAATTGTGCAGCCCCATCTCGTATGCCATTCTTCCAATCGATTCGTTTTTCACGAGAGCAATCTTCTTTTCAGTCATGAATCCTTCGTTCTCCTTAGGAAAACGGCGATACAGGTAATATTTAGTAATACACTCCAGTACACCATCACCGATGAACTCTAGTCTTTCGTTTGATTTCGTATACAATGGCAAACACTCATCGGGTTTAGGCACTATTACAATATTATTGTTGTTATTTTCTAGATGCGGACGCTTGATATAGGAACGATGAATAAACGCTCTCTTGTATAATTCGTAATTATGTATGGGCGTATGTATACCATACTTAGCTAAAAATACTTCTATCTGTTCTTTTCCGATTAATTTGTTTAGGGGGTTGTATGGATCAAAAATGCAGGTTTCTGTGCCGTTTTGGTTTTTTTCAATGCGAATGTCGTCGTCAATATTCATGTTATTACTACGAATAAAATGAATCCCTGATAATATAATAACACCATTGTGTCTATATTGTTTTGCGTTTAGTATTTTGCCCAGGAAGAATAAAATATTTAGGTAATATATATTACAGAATGGTCTATAGTCAAACAAAACGTACATCGTCTATCGCTAGTATTACAAACCAACCTCAGGGTGGAGGTTGCAAAAAAGCTGGATTTCCTCACACAATCGGCCGTGATTCATGGACATCTATCTACATGCGCGGTACAGCCCAGAGCCTACCCACATTGCAGATGACAATCTACCCCAATGTGTCTCAATCTCGTCCCATCGGCACAAGACCCAGTGCTGCTCGTTACTTTAACTTTGTGTAAGTTAACTTAGTACTACCAAACATATGTTAATAGTATGTACATAAACAATATAATGATATTTTACTCGTCATTATATTGTAGTATAGAGAACCTAATATGAAAGTAATTATTGATGAACGAGAAACCGCCTTATTTGAGAAATGTGAGTCAATATTGTGTAGTCAACGTATCCCTTCTTATATACAATTGTCCAAAGAAGTCCTTAATTTAGGTGATATTTTAATAAAAACTGATGAAGATAAAGAGGTTCTCTTGATAGAAAGAAAATCCTTCAATGATTTACTCGCATCAATAAAAGATGGTCGGTATGAGGAACAGTCCTATCGGCTATTGCATTCCAGTGGTTTTCCGCCACACTCTATATTCTACTTAGTAGAAGGAATGCTCTCCCAGTTACGTGCGCCCATTGAAAAGAAAATCATATTTTCATCCATTGCGACAATGCAATTCTTTAAAGGGTTTAGTGTGCACCGCACCGCTTCTGTACAGGAATCCGCAGAATGGTTGCTGCAATTTGCCGATAAAATCGAGCGCAATTTCTTAAAGGGCATTGTTCCTTATTATCTAACCCGCCCATTTTACAGGGGTTTTACTCAAAATACAAGAGAACCTAGTAGTTCAACTGACGCAGCGGTTCCAAATAACGCCGAAAACGAGAACATTTCTACCGAAATTACGAACTCGTTGCAGAATACACACGAACCGGAACCGGCTGACTATTGTCATGTTGTTAAAAAGGTAAAAAAAGAGAACGTGACACCCGAAAACATGGGAGAGATCATATTGTGTCAAATACCCGGTATTAGTTCGGTTACAGCCATCTCTATTATGAAGAGGTTCTCTAACTTTACTCATTTAATGGAAGAATTAACAAAAGATTCAACATGTGTAGAGAACCTGACGATTGAAACGAATGGTAAAACCCGCAAAATCAGTAAATCAGTGTCTAATAACATCCATAAATACTTGCTCAATAAATAACAGGCCGAGTCGTTTCATTCAACATATTGTTGTATAGTTATAATGTAAATGGAACCAAAAGACAAGTGGTATTGTTATATTCTGCGAAATAAACAGCAACGGTATAGCCATCTGTCGTACAATGGTTCTACGAACAACCCTCGTCGTCGGTTGCGACAACATAATGAAGAGATCGTTGGAGGTGCACGTTACACCCATGGGCGAGGTGGAGGATGGGAAATCTATGCATTGTTAACCGGATTTGTCGACCATAAAAACACATTATCATGTGAATGGCGCATCAAACACACGAATGGCAGACCCGGTAAACGACCAAATGAACATTTAGGTACGATTGGACGCATCCGAGGATTAAATGAGGTATTGAAGTTGGATACCTGGACTAGTAAATGCTTGGTAAACAATGCGGATGTAGCATATACGTTGTATCTAGCAGAAGATGTCGAACAATACATAGATGGTTCTCAATTACCAGATAATATTGAAAAGATAGTGGGAATTCCTGAGTTTTAGGGACATGGGATAGCATATTATGTAAAAATTTGACAACTATATACAATCAATATAATTAGTACTAGGTTTGAACATATATATATATATATGTAAAGTTCGGGATAATAGTTATTGTTACCATATTAGCTACCAAATATGAACTGTATATGTAATTGCACAGAGTATACCATATTCTATCCCAATTTTTTATCTTACGTGATATAAATGATGAAGTCTTTTTTATTATTGCTGACAGGATTGTTCGGGGTTACCGCCCGTTTCAATGAGTTTGTGCCCGTATTAGACGCAGAACCATACCAGGTTCAACATGCGATTGATACCGCTTTACCTCCAGCATTTACATGGAGCAATGTAGATAATGTGAATTACCTGACTAAAAACCTTAACCAACATATTCCCGTATATTGTGGCAGTTGCTGGGCTCACGGAAGTGTGAGTGCTTTAGCCGACAGAATCAAGATTATGCGAAAAGCAGCCTGGCCCGACATCAACCTTAGCATTCAATTCTTATTAAATTGTAGAATGGGTGGATCGTGTAATGGTGGCGACCATTTAGCTACTTACAAAGCGATTCATGACTATGGGTCTATACCATACGACGACTGTATGGTATATCAAGCCTGCAGTATAGATTCTAAAGAAGAAGGATGTAGCGATAAGAAAATGTTCGAATGTACCGCTACTAATATATGTAAAACGTGTAATACATTTACCGCAAATGGAGGAACATGCAGCCCTATTTTACAATACCCTAATGCAACTGTTGCGAGTTATGGTGCGGTGAAAGGAAGCGATAATATGATGGCGGAAATATTCAAAAATGGACCGATAGCATGTGGTATAAATGCGGAACAAATTGTAGAATATACAGGTGGGGTGCTCGATGTCCCAAATGCATTGAAAATGATTAATCATATTATATCGATTGTTGGATGGGGATATGATACCACACTTAATAAGCCATATTGGATCATCCGGAATTCGTGGGGGTCATATTGGGGTGAACTCGGGTTTATGAAGTTAGTGTTAGGGGAAAATCAGTTAGGCATAGAAAAGTCGTGCGCATTTGCTATCCCAGGGAATTGGACAACACACAATGTTCCGTGTTATGAAGACGGCAGCAATTGTGCTTAGATAATGTGTATATATATATATGATTTAGTAAAAAAATACATGGCATATGACCATGTATTTTTATTGTGTTTGTGTTATATTATTATTTTTAGTTGCGTTTGTGTTATATTGTTATTTTTAGTCGTGTTTATGTTATATTGTTAGTAAGAATTATACCCAGCTGCCATGTCAAACCCGCCATCATACCCCATATTAGATTGATGTAATCCATATTCAACTCCATCTTCATCTTCATAGTGGTCACCTTGGTCATGAATCGGGTTTTCTTCTACAAATCGGTTGATTTCAGCAGATATGTCGTCTTCTGCATTGTATACAGCTACATCAAATACTGGCATAACCGCTGATATTGAAATATCATTCATGTCAACTGGTTCACTCTCAATGTCAAACTCCATATCAATACATGATACATCTGTCGATTCCAGGTCGAATGTATTCGACAAATCAAAACAAATACTACGGTTGTTGATAACACTTATATTGACTGGATCATTGGTCATATACGTGTTTTCATCATCCCCCACAATCGGTTCAAAATAAGGTAAGTCAATGCTTACGATTGGCACCTCCACCGCTGTGCGGTTATTACTAATACCCTCATATTCGTAACTGATGTCACTTATATATCCGGCATCTTCCTCCGCGAATGTTTCATTTGGAACATCCTCACCCTCACCCTCACCCTCACCCTCATCCGTATAATATTCCACACAACTATGCGCGTCATCTCGTGAATTAGATATATTCGCAGATATGCAATATTCTCCAGTGACTCTATGCGTGTGATAGAGTTGATAGTATTGATCATTGCAACGGCAACAATACAATTTGAATATACCATTGTCACAACCATATATATTGCACGTGTTGCACTCAGTTGGTCCAGTTCCCTCTAGTTGATTCGTTGCCCACTCCAATGGGAAACAAAGCGAATATTTCTGTCCATTATAATCGTAAAATTGGGGCATAGCTTTTTGCATGGTTGATGTGTATATTGATTGTGTACGGTATTTTGTACGTTAATTCGTAAGTTGAACATAGTAGTATTGAATACTTTAAATCAATTTTTTACATAATATGCACGGGATTACCCTAATATATCTTTTGGGAGGGGTACAACTGACGGAATTGACGGATAAAATACCGTTTTTGGATTGAATAAGGTAGGTTTGGATAATTCACGGTCGACATATTTACCAGAATCCACCATTTGTTGAGTATATGTAGTTCCTGCCCATTTGGAATCCATAGGATTGTCACTAATTTTTTTGGCATTCGTAGAATCATGCACTGCATCGACATTTGTATATTGTCCAACATCCTGACCCTGCGGGTCAAATCCAGGGAATTGATCATCATTGTAGGGAGGATTCGATCGGTTAGAATCGGCACTTTGTATCACACCTGTGTTTTGAATATTATCAGGGGTTTCCGCAGGCAGACCACCCTGTAAATCGAATGGGCTTGGGCGAACTCGGTACACTTCTTCTCCCTGTGCGTTATTCTCTCGTTGCAAAAAGAGTGCAGGACAAGTACCACCCTTTCCTTTTTGTACTTCTAAATAATTGATATATTCATCTAAATTAAAGAACGGAATCGGGTTTGTTTCATCCTCTGGTTTCGTTGTATCGTATAATAATAACACGTTCCCCTTCTGTACTAATAGGTCAGGACAACTCGAATCAGCAATATTGTTTTCCATACCTTCTTTATTCGTTATATTGATATTCACGTCCCAAAATGTGGTTACATAAAGACCTATAAAAAATGTCAATATCAAAAATAGTAAAAAAAGTTGTTTGGAGAATGACATTGTATAATTAATATGGATAAAAAAAAGATAGCGGGTGTATAATTCTTTAGCAGGAGTAGATAATCTATGTAATAATATATAAAGATGGGCAAATCTAATACCAGATCTGTGCGCAACCGTTCTACTACCACCCCATCCCAACCGAATAAAACAAAGAAGGGAGTTAAGAAGGGAGTTAAGAATGGAGCTAAGAAGGGAGCTAAGAAGGGATCAAAGAAGGGATCAAAGAAGAGATCAATGAAAGGAACGCATAAAAAACAGGATAAACGAATGGAACAAATAGAAACCATGTGGGATACCATTTTTCAACGAATTCCCGAACCAGAAAAGGAAGGTATGGACATGAAACATGAGATTGAACCTTTAAACCAAAAAAAGAGTAATAATAAACCAGTTGTTATATTGTTACATGCGACATGGTGTGGACACTGTAAAGTACTTGCACCCGAGTGGGAAGGAATGAAAACATCGTTAGATAAGGAAACTCTCAATAACATCATTTTTGAGGAAGTTGAAAGTGCAGAAATGGACGCTAAAATGCCCATTATTTCGAAATCATATTTAAATGGTGCCCCGTTCGAAAACCGCGGGTTTCCAACAATAGGTTCGATACGTAATCATAAGTTTGAACAATATGGCGGACAACGAACGACAGCCAGTTTAGTAGAATGGGTTAGAGGATTGGCGGCATAATGTTGTGTTATTTACACCATAACCATTATAACTGAACATATTGTGTAACAGAAATATAATTATGTTACACAATACTGCGTAAAATTGATAATGTATCGACGTAATAATTCGATGCATATTTAACAAAATAATCTAAACATTCGTTTGATTAATACAATAACGACAACATGTCCGGTTCAGCAGTTTTACCCAGAAAACTGAAAATAAAGAAGCCATCTATCGTAAAGTCTTTTCGTCTCATTGATTTCCATATATACGATGAAGCGCCACCCAAGGAAGACAATAGCGATTCGGGATCAGATGGTGGTTTCCAAAAATCATATAGGTCACGCCCGATGACGGATGATAATCAGTTTGTCATCCAAATGTTCGGTGTAAATGAAAAGGGTGAAACCTGCTGTTTATATGTGAAAGATTATTTGCCCTTCTTTTATGTAAAAGTAGGCGATGATTGGACCGATTATAATATGCGGTCTTTTGTTCGCGATTTACAGGCAAATCCCAAATTGGATAAACGATTCAAGAATTCGATTGTAACACATGAATTGGTAAACCATCATAAGTTGTATGGGTTTTCGGGTGGAGCAAAACATACCTTTATAAAACTCGCATTCAAAAACACGGTTGCGATGAACAAATACAAAAATCTATGGTACGAATATATACCCAAAGAGGAGCAGGTGGTCGGTGGCGACTATAGGACCCGTTGCAATATTATATACCGTGGTATGGAAACCGAGCTATATGAAAGCAACATCCCTCCTTTATTGCGATATTTCCACATAAACAACATAAGTCCTTCTGGATGGGTTTGTTTCAAAACAAACAAGGTTGAAAAATCTCCTATGCATACAACTACATGTAAATACGAATATATATGTCCACTTAGTGAACTGCAGGCACAACCCGAGAAGGAAACACCGGTTCCTTATAAGATCTGTAGCTTTGATATTGAAGCTAGTAGTAGTCATGGGGATTTCCCGATTCCCGTCAAAACATATAAGCGATTTGCAGCGAACGTGGTTGATATATTCATCAAACAAATGCAGGTACTAAACGTTGATATGTCAAAAACACTGTTACAAAAGATGCTTATGGCCGCGTTTGGATATGGCAAATTTGAAGATATTGATTTGGTATATCCAAAAGAAAAAATATCAAAGAATTTGCTGGAAAAACTGAGCCGGGTACTGATTACAGAAAGTGTAGAAGATGTGAAAAACGCAAAACGAGACGAGGATAACAGCTATATACTGACCATCGATAGTATGTTTGAACAAATGAAAGAAAATCAGGAATATACCGGTACGGGTGATGGTGGCGGTGATGAACAGGGTGAACAAAAAGAGGCTGGTGAATATACCGGAGCACACTATGGCAAATACAAAAGGAAACCAAAAATCAAACGCGACGACACTGTGTTGGACATATTGTTAAACGACGGATATGATAGAGATGAGAAAATCGTGATATTGAATGAGGTATTGACTCGTCTTTATCCCAGGTTGAAGGGAGATGAAGTCACCTTTATCGGGTCAACCTTTTTGAAATATGGAGAGAAAGAACCCTATTTGAATCATTGCCTGGTGGTCGGGTCGTGTGATGATATACCAGATATAACAGTTGAATGTGCAGATACAGAACGAGATTTACTGTTAAAATGGGCGGATTTGATACAAACCGAAAACCCGGACATCATGATTGGTTACAATATATTTGGGTTTGATTATGAGTTCATGTTTCGTCGGTCACAGGAGAATCATTGTGAACAGGAATTCCTAATGTTGTCCAGGAAAATCAACGAAGTGTGTGCAAAGACCGACCGAGATAACCCGGGTGAATTGAACATTGAACATACCAAAATGCAAATCGCTAGTGGAGAATTCGATTTGCGATATTTCAAAACAACGGGTCGTCTCCAAATCGATATGTATGCTTATTTCAGGCGAGATTTTAATTTATCTTCCTATAAGCTCGATGATGTTGCCGGACAATTTATCAGTGATGAAGTCAAACATATTGTAAAAAGTTACGACGAACGATTCGGTGATATTACCGAATTGTGTAGTAAAAATCTAATGGGACTGAATGTTGGAGACTTTATGCACATTGAATTGACCGGATTTACGGCGGATTACTTCAATGACGGTCAAAAATTCAAAGTTCTTGACATACAGCCGAATAAGGAGGTTACGATCGAATCAAATGGCGTAGAGAAAACCACCAAATATAATGTCATCGTAATTGGTGGGCACTATGACCTGGATAACACAAAGTCGATTAAATGGGGCATGGCAAAGGATGATGTAACTCCACAGGATATCTTTCGATTGGCAAACGGATCGTCGGCTGACCGTGCGATTGTTGCAAAATATTGTATCCAGGATTGTAATCTGGTACATCATTTGATGAATAAGATAGATGTCATGACCGGCTATGTGGAGATGTCGCGTATTTGTAGTGTACCAATCAGTTTCTTAGTATTTCGCGGTCAGGGTATAAAGCTTACCAGTTATGTGGCAAAGAAATGCAGAGATAAGGATACGCTTATGCCTGACGTAGAAAAACCGAAATTCGCAGAAGGATATGAAGGGGCAATCGTTCTCCCGCCCAAATGTTCCATGTATATGGACAATCCGGTAGCATGTGTAGATTATTCATCTCTTTATCCGTCGTCAATGATTAGTCAAAACTATTCACATGATAGTAAGGTATGGTCTATGGAATATGATTTACAGGGGAAATTAATCAATACTATGGGGGAACGCGATAAAGACGGGAATTTTATACATGATAATTTGGACGGGTTTCACTACATCAATGTGGAATTTGATACCTATCGGTATATTCGTAAGACACCGACATCTAAGGCAGATAAAACGAAGGTAGGTAAGAAGATTTGTAGGTGGGCTCAATTTCCGGAAAATAAAAAGGGTATTATGCCGTCTATTCTAGAAGAACTATTAAAAGCGCGTAAAGATACACGTAAGATGATTAAGACCGAAAAAGACCCGTTTATGCAAAATATATTGGATAAGCGACAACTCGGGTACAAAGTTACTGCGAATTCATTATATGGTCAATGTGGGTCGCGCACATCTACATTTTACGAACAGGATGTAGCTGCATCTACCACTGCAACTGGACGTACAATGATTATTTACGCAAAGCGTATTATTGAAGAAGTGTATGGCAACCGAATATACGAAACGTTAAATCATGGACCCGTCCGCACTCGAGCAGAGTACGTATACGGGGACACGGATTCTGTATTCTTTACATTTAACCTGGAAAATGCAGTGACTGGTGAAAAAATACGTGGACGAGCTGCCCTCGAAATGACAATTGAGATTGCACAAGACGCCGCAAATTTATGTACGAAATATTTGAAACCACCAATGGGGTTAGAATATGAAAAGACACTGATGCCATTCATACTGTTGTCTAAAAAGCGTTATGTTGGCATGCTTTATGAAAACGACCCGAATAAAGGGGACCTGAAATATATGGGATTATCATTGAAGCGCCGAGATTCGTGCGATTATTTGAAGGATGTATATGGTGGAATATTGAACATATTGATGAAAGACTATGATATACAGAGCGCGATCCAGTTCCTGGACAAATCTTTGAAAAACTTGATTGATGGAAATGTGAGTATGGATAAGTTGGCCATTACAAAAGCTCTTCGCAGTGGCTATAAAAATCCTAATCAAATTGGACATTTTGTGTTGGCGCAACGCATTGGTAAGCGTGACCCTGGTAATAAACCAAAGCCGGGTGACAGAATGAAATTCGTATTTATTGTGAATGATACACCAAAGGCACTGATGGGAGATAAGATAGAAACGACCGAATTCATTGTTGAAAATAATCTCAAAATCGATTATACACATTACATTACAAATCAACTCATGAAACCACTTCAGCAATTGTTTGGTCTCGCCCTCGAACAAATATGGGAGTTGCAGGGCAAAAAATCGGCAATTAAAACATATAGAAAGGACATGATCACATTAGAACGAGAATTTCCAGATACAGAAACATTTATGAAAAAAAAGGAAAAATACTGTTCTGCGAAAGTAAAAGCACTCTTATTTGACAACGTATTGTCCAAAATATTCAACCAAAAACATAACATACAAACAATTACGTCATTCTTTTCAAGATAAATAGAACAAATTAGGGAGTGTGGGGGGGGGGCAAAACATATTATTATAACAACTATATGTTTTTTATTTCGGGATATCAGCTGTACATTGCATATATAACGTCACGATATAATGCATTATTTGGTGTGTATACAATCATTACGGTGAACAACACAACGGCTAAAGTGAGTAAACTTATTTGTATTTTTTCCATCTTACTATATGGTCATATATACTGTGTATCAAACAAATTACTGGATGCATTAAGGTCGGCGTCTGTGATAATTTGTTTGGTACACGTTATTAGATGCATCATAATATTCTTCGTAGTCAATCGGTATTTCCATCGTCATGATTGGCATGCCTGATGTGCTTGGTATGCCTGATGTACTTGGCATGCCCACTGGATCATTTGGTATAGTACTAACATTCACCCCAGATAACCCTTCATTTAATGCATTCATTAATAGAGTTTGAATCGATTCACCAAAATCATTGTCAGTATTAGTAGTTACATTAGGAAGTGTCGTAGTAGATTGTGGGATTGCATTATTACGTGAGGCGTCTGTAAACGTAAATGAGGTTGGGTACAGATGGGTAGTTTCATCTGTATGATTGTCATCACTATCATCACTATCATCACTATCATTATCATCATTATTATCATTATCATTATTATCATTATTATCATTATTTGCTACAGGTTCTACATAATCCCGTATATCACATCTACATATTGGGCATGCAACACTGGACCGGAACCAATGAAGTAACGATACCGATTGAAAACAGTGACCACATGCATGAATGCGGCGTACTGTATCCCCTACCTGAAAATCACCCAATGTAATTGGACAATGAGTGTTACTAAGTACCATTGTATCCAAATATTCGAAATGTTCGGTTGCCCTTTCGATTTGTTCGGTAGTTGGGTAGATAACAACATCGTTAAATACGGTGTTAAATAATGTATCACGATTTGCATTGTCCGGATGTAGCAGAAATGAAAAAAAATCGTTCGTATTTTGATATGGACGGGTTATGGGTCTACCGCGACTCATATTTACCGGATTGGGTGGCACTCGTGGATACATACTAGGAGAAGCCAACGGATTATGTACATGTGAGATGGGTGGAGGGATTTCAGCGATGGGTTGTTGAATTGACAACATGCGAATTAACTGCGATATTTCTCTCATATTTTGGTTATAATCAACAATTGATGTATTATATGCAGTCATTACCAATGTATTTGATCTCACAACGTCTCGTAATAATTGTATAGTCTGCAAATTAGTCGGTCTGTCAACTGGTCTGTCAACTGGTCTGGCTGAACCGCGTCTTGACCCAACCGGGGAAGGTACATGGCGAGGGGGTCTCGTGGTCCGGGGTGAGTGTTCGTTAAGATAATCACGTAACGACCGAGTCAGTGCGTCCCTGAAGGTTGTTTCAAGAGTTGTAAATAGTGGTTGTGGGATATTAATGTTATTATCCATTCAATAATATAATATAAAGATATATTCCCTTATATTTATATAATTGCATAATAGAATATTACAATGGACCTGTCAAAATATAAAGATAAAGGATTGGTTGGACTTGAAAATATTGGAAACACATGTTTTTTAAATGCATGCATGCAAGTATTAAATAACACATATGAATTGAACCATTTTTTGGATACGACCACATATGAACCGTTCATAAAAACGAATTTACCTGATGCCGCGATTTTAACCGAATGGAACGATTTACGCAAAGTTATGTGGAGTGGGAATGGTGTAGTTACTCCCCGTAAATTCGTTCATAATGTGCAACAAATCGCTAAGCAAAAAAATAGAGAGTTGTTTACGGGTAACGCTCAAAATGATATGACCGAGTTTCTTTTATTTTTCATGGATTGCATTCATTCAAGCATTTCGCGTCGAGTAAAAATGAATATTACAGGAATCGCACATAATGGACTGGATACAAAGGCGATTAAATGTTACGAAATGTTGAGTAATACATATTCAAATGAATATTCTGAAATTATGGAAATGTTTTATGGAATATATGTATCAGAAATTGTGTCTAAACAAACGGGTGAAATACACTCTATCAAGCCCGAGAGTTTTTTTATTCTCGATTTACAGATACAGAATAATAGTGTTGATTTTAACAATATTTATGATTGTTTCGACCATTATGTTAAGCCGGACGCGTTAGAAGGAGACAATGCATGGTTTAATGAAAAGACGAATAAGAAAGAAGATGTCGATAAACAAATTCGTTTCTGGAATTTTCCACAAATTGTGATTATTGCATTGAACCGGTTTACCCCAGACGGTTCACAAAAATTAAACAATTTGATATCATTTCCCATTGATAACCTAGATTTAACCCCATATGTAACAGGCTATAATGCAATATCATATAAATACGAGTTGTATGGCATATGTAATCATATTGGCGGCGTAACCGGTGGGCACTATACTGCATTTGTACGAAACACGGAAAACACATGGTTGCATTATAACGATCGTGATGTGGAAAAGGTAGATAATGCGGAAGCCATTATATCACCGGCAGCTTACTGTTTGTTTTATCGTAAAAAAAATCACAACGTATAATATATAATTTATTCTATTTAATAATGGCTGAAACAGATTCTTCTCCTGATAAACTCGAAACAGATTCTTCTCCTGATAAAATCGAAACCCAAAAGGGATGGATAGAGGATATTACAACCTCGGCGAAACAATTGTTCACAAAATCTAATGTGGTAGCAGTCATAACGTTTTTAGGAGTTTATTACATTTTGTATTTTATTATCGGAAAACTGTTCAACAAAGAAGAGAACCCAGCTGGATTTAATTTAAATCTAGGCCGGACTTTAGACATATTATTTTTTATAATTCTATTAGGAATAACATATTCCATGTATAATACGTATGAAAAGGACCCGGAGGCGGGTATATTCGAACCACTTTTCAAAAAACTAATAGAATATGTTGATGCTCCCGTTTCCGCGTTTACAACTGGCATGTTTATCATAGTATTTTATCTAGTTGCCTATTTATTTAACATACCCATGAGCAAAGAATCAAAATCCATGGCTATTTCTGTAATAGAATCTGGAGCCTGGTTATTACTGGTTATCATATTGTTTGTTGATTTTTTCAAATACATGTTAAACATCAAAATTGATGACGTATTACCGGTTGTTGATATAAGTGGGAATGAAGTGGTGCCAGTCCCTGCACCGACCGAACCATCCTTAGAAAAATGTGAAAAGGAGGAAGTAGATGATCCAGACGCCGAAGTGTTTAATGTTGCCCACAACTCCTATACATACAATGACGCTCAAGCTATTTGTAAATCTTTCGATTCAAAACTGGCTACATATGATCAGGTGGAGAAAGCATATAACAATGGAGCAGAATGGTGTAATTACGGATGGTCTGAGGGTCAAATGATACTGTTCCCGACACAAAAGAATACATGGGATGAATTACAAAAACTCGACGAAAAACGTGACTGTAATTCGAAACAACCTAGTCGCAAAAATAACTGTGGGCGACCTGGTATTAACGGTGGATATATTGCAAACCCCTATCTAAAATTTGGTGTGAATTGTTTTGGAAAAAAACAGGAGGCTAGTGATAAAGATGTTGTACGCATGAATGAAAAACAAAACCATGTGTATCCCAAAACCCCGGAAGAAAAGGCTATGGAACGAAAAGTGGCTTATTGGAAGACAAATTCGCCCGATATGTTACGGTTGAATTCTTATAATACTACACAATGGAATAAAACTGGAGAAAGTCCACCAGAGGATCCAGTTGCTCCGGTAGTAACCAAGTAATTCGTATGGTCTATGTAATATGGTCCATGTAATTTTGTAAATATAATAAAAATTAGTAAGATTTTTTATTATATGGTTATTCCAGTTTCTTTTCCAGTTTTTCAAACAATTCTGGATTGTAAACCAGACTTCCAGTTGGCTTGTATTGTTTCACTGATGTATATTCCTTCTTATTTTTTTGTAAATTGTTATTCTTATCATTAAATAATCCAGAATTCATATTATTTTCCTCTTCTTCTTCTTCCTGTTCTGCTTTTAAATCGCGTAAAACATTTCCCTTTTCATCGAGGACCTTTCCAGTTTTTTTCTTTATTTCATTGCGAACATAGGATGGTACCCAATTCCCCCATGATACAAACAACGTGTTCGGGTGCATATACTTAACATGGAATCCATTTTCTTCTAACTTTACAACTAAATATCCTATACAATCACCCTGGTTATAAATTGGTTCTCCAAATATATATTCAGGTACAGTATACCATACATGTGTATCCTTTTTTTGAGTACGTGTTGTACTTTTGATTTTGGTGTGTATACGATTCAGCAATTTATTGAACACAGATACCTGTTTTAAATCCCGCTGTTGTGATTTGTCATATAACTCATCTATGTTTAGTTTTCCAGTACTTTCTTCATCCGTTGAAAATAATAAATTAGACATATACTATTTATTTTTATTATGTGTAAAGAAAAAACATAGACAGTAATAACGTAATATAAGTAATTGATATAAAATGGTTTTAATCGCCGAACCGAAGGAATTCATATGTGCCCGCGACAATACCAACGAATGCATTGAGTGTGAATCTACTAATCAGGGAATCACTGACCATGATGCAACCACAATAATACGTCATATTGTGATTGTGGGTGGAGGCACAATGGGATTTTCATATTATGGCATATTAAAAGCAGCTCATATGAATAATTTATGGTCTATATCAAATATTCGTACTATATATGGAACCTCAGTGGGGTCTATTATTGGAACAATAATTGCATTAAATTATGATTGGCAGACGATTGATGACTATTTGATTAATCGACCATGGGAAAAAGTATTTACATATAACATGCAAACCTTATTTGCGTGCATTCACAAACAGGGTATTTTTGGCAGAAAAATAATTGAAGACATATTTACACCATTGTTGCTCGGTAAAAATATACTACCGTCTACCACTCTACTCGAATTTTATAACAAAACCAACATTGACCTACATATTATGGCTACTCATGTTAATGAATTTAAACAGGTGGATATGTCACATACAACTCATCCGTCGTGGAATCTTATTGATGCCATTTATGCGTCATGTTCAGTGCCAGTATTGTTTCAACCTGTCCATCATGCAAATAGTACATATTGTGATGGTGGCATATTTTCAAATTATCCCATTAATGAATGCATTGAAAATGGTGCGATACCGTGCGAAATTATTGGTATAAATAACCGGAATAAGAATATGATAGAACCTGATATGAGTCAGTATTCACTGTTCGATTACATCATTTTTTTAATTGGTAAACTATTTCAGCTTATATTTATTGATACGCATACTGACATTGGATACTATTTTTTAGTGAATATTGAAACAAATTGTTTGAATAATATAATGGAGGTTGCGACGTCAAAGGATGAGCGGGCAAGATTAATACAAAACGGTATTGATGTATTTACCCAACATTATTATGGCAACGCGTGAATGGATTATGTTTGATGGAGACAATATCATGCGGATTTAAATCTACATAGTATATAAAATATTATGATATTTACACCAGTTATAAATATTTTTGTTACGATAGCATTATGCATGTTCTCTCCATCGACCGCGACCACTGGTCCGTTAGTGAAACTGAATAACGGGGTTCAGTATCAGGGTAAAACCGATCATGATGGAGAATCGTTTAGAGGTATTCGATACGGACAATCACCAGAAGGTGATTTGAGATTTGCCCCACCCCAGATGTATGCGCCACCGACCGACGACATCATCGATGCAATGAACCTGGGTCATGTTTGCCCACAGAGTAGTTGTATGAAGGCTGGCTGCAGTGAGGATTGTCTCATGTTGAACATCTTCACTGGTACGAATGCCACAATACAAGCTGTCACCAGCGAAAACCTGCTACCTGTGGCAATCTTTGTACATGGTGGATCATATATGTCCGGTAGTGGAAACCTGTATCCAGGTGGTCCTTTGGTTAATTTCATGGACGGAAAGGGTATCGTCGTGACCATCAACTATCGACTGGGGGCATTGGGCTTCCTGGGTTCCTCCCAACTGCGCGCCATCGATACCAAGGATGGCTCTACTGGTAACATGGGGATCCAAGACCAGCGCCTCGCATTCCAGTGGGTGAAAGAGAACATCGCAGCCTTTGGTGGAGACGCCGACCATGTGATGATTTTTGGTGAATCCGCTGGAGCCGGAAGTATGACGATGCATCTGACAATGAAGAAGAGTTTTGGATTGTACTCACGTGTGGTACTGGAGTCTGGTGCATTCGCACAATGGAATATGCAACCTATGGCACATGCACAGAAATATTATGACGAATTCATCTCTTTCATTGACTGCACCGCGGATGACATGGCGTGTTTGCAGGCACTGAGTCTCGATGAAATCCATACTGCATACAAAGCCGTTGCAGGAGACGTTATTACTTCAGACCCCTTCATATCCGGACCGACCGTGGATGGTGTTGAAGCGACAGTACACTCATGGGTTGCTGCAGCCAACGGTGACGTCAACAAAGTACCCGTGATGTTTGGAACCAATCGGGATGAAGGATCCATGTTCTGTGACTTGCCTGAGGATGCAACAACTGACGACCTACACGAATACTGGACAACATTCGAGGTCGATGCTGCTGGTCAGGATGTTCTGGACGAAGTGTATTTGACCGACAAAACCTATCCTGAACGTAATAGTGCAACCGAAAACTGGTGGGCTGGAATGCGTTCACTCGGCGACAATGCCATGTCCTGCCCAGCTAACTACGCAGCAGCACAGTTACATTTTCAACAACCGGTGTATCAGTATTTCTTTCAACATGTGTCCAATTATGCCAATGGTCACGCCGGTCTGGTCATCCACGGGTCTGAATTACCATTTGTACTACATCTCAAGAATATATTCTTTAACATAAAGGACCGGAAAATGTCAGATATTATGTCCAGCTACTGGATCAACTTTCTACTGTCGGAAGGCGGTGATCCCAATGAACATCATGTGGGTAGCAAACACCTACCCGATTGGCCTCAGTACACAGATAACAATCCATATGTATTGAATATTGTTGATTATGATAACATTACACCAATGCAGTCCCTGAAGAAAGCTGAATGTGATTTTTGGATTCCATTTGTGAACCAAAGTATTCGAACTGCTGTTTGAAAAAGCCAGTGTAAATAAAATACAACCTTTATTTTTTATGCATTACTGTAAATGCATAAAAAAATGTTCAAGCACGGGTTCGAACCGTGGACCTTCGGCTCATAAGACCGATGCTCTAACCAACTGAGCTACGAGAACTAGTGAACAGTTTTAATACATGTTCAGGTATATCTTAAGCCCCCTCGCTCGCTTAAAACTGTGAGACACCATTAACGCAAAGTCTCTCTTCTAGAATTATGTTGTTAATAATCATAAGAACTGTTGTCGACCACTGGTCTACATCAAACTGTTAACAGTTCCACGTAATAGTTTTAGGATATTGTCTCTCCATTTCCTCATTGGCGATCTTACCTGGCGTCCACCTTTTCCCCCACCCGATGAGAGACTCGAACTCTCGACCACACGCTTAAAAGGCGTGCGCTCTACCAACTGAGCTAACCGGGTTTGTGAACAGTTTTAATACATGTTCAGGTATACCGAAAGCCCCCCTTTCCTCGCTTACGGTAGTGAGACACTCACGTACCAATAATTTGGTATATGTCCCTTCCTCGTTGGTGATCTTACATGGCGTCCACCTTTCCCCCACCCGATGAGAGGCTCGAACTCTCGACCACACGCTTAAAAGGCGTGCGCTCTACCAACTGAGCTAACCGGGTTTATGAACATGTCCCTCCATTTCCACCCCTGATCCTCCCCCACATATTATATACACGTTGTTTCTTTATGTATATTATATAAATCAATTTTCTAGCGAACAATACCGACCGAGAACGCATTAAGCAGTTGTAAGTATTTAATACAATGGTAATTTAAAACATATCAGTCATTCTTTAGTTTATCGTGCAATATATGAATTGCTTTATACATTGCCTCCATTAATGGCATATATTCTGCGTTTGTTTCTTTTTGTTTGTTTGCACGTACGACTTCTGCTCGTTCAATCTGTCGAACATCATCAGGATGATTTCCTATACCATTCTTTATAAAATGTGCACTATTTCGTTTGATTTGGTCTTCGTCCCAATTATTATGTTCTGCCTTCAATATTATAAATGTATGTATCTGGTTTTCATTGGACATATCCACATTTTCCATGATTTTTCGGTCTTGTATACCATCCTTAATCATTTTCAACAATTCATCCATATCATCTGAACATTCAGTATTGCTCATCAATGTGGTACAATGATCGGCAAAATGACCGGGTTGTCCGCATGTATCACACATATTTTCAGAAGTATTTTTCATATTTTCTAACAGGCTTTGTGTTGTTATGGATAGAATCTCTTCACAGAACGTACCACCACGAACGTTTTCTATACCGTATTTATCCATATACATTCGGGTATATTTATCTTCATCATATTCATCACAGTTCTTTATCAGTTCCATTACACGAACCGGTGCGTATTTGCTCGTCCATGCCAGCCCAGTTGGATTGAAATGTCGGGATAATTGAAATTCCGGATTATGTGTTTTACCGATATAAAACTTATCATCTTCTAATTGAATAACATAAATATACACCATTGTAAAAACGGTTTATATGGTAGTCGTAATGCATATTAATATTACAATTCATCTCCATTCAATTTTGTACAGTGTTTAGGATTTATTATATTGACATAGACATAATGTATACACCCTTGAAGATTTAAAAATGGGACTATTCAATATTATTATTAAATATTTATATATATATATTTAATAATGAATGAAAAAATAATTAATTTTTTTAAAGGACCTTTCCCAAAAAAATATACCGCACATGTTAAAAATAATAAAACAAAAAAAATAAGAAAAATCCATTTTGGAGATAAAAGATATCAACAATATAAAGATCGTACACCGTTAAAATTATATAAAAATAAAAATCATGGTACAATAAAACGTATGCAAAACTATTATTCTAGACATTCGGGAACAAAAAATCGTAAAAAAGCTATTAAACAAGAAAAAAGAAAAAGTAAAGGATTATATAATGCTAAAATATTAAGTCATGAATATTTATGGTAAATTATATCAATCCCATTTTAAATATTCAATTGTGTATATAATGGTGTATATAACTTTATATAATGTATATATAACTTATATATTATGAAAACGTTGTTGTTATGCTTGGGTCTAAGCATGTTAACAGTATTACATGGTTCAACCACATGTATTTGCACAACCGTACCATGTCCCGTACCAGGAGAGAACACAATACGCATGGGTGGTGGAACGGCAGTAATTACTTACGATTATATTCAACACGGTGATTATATTGTGGTTTCGTCAGCAAAAGGTGACATTACTCCCGCCGACCTAGACCATGGTACAGATACAACATCATGCACCCAACATTATTCACGCATGTTAGATGATGATGGTATAAAAGATTGTGATGCTGGACATATTTTAGCAAATCGGTTGGGTGGGTATGGTAACGAGCCATTAAATATATTCCCACAGGATGCTAGTGTGAATCGCGGCACATATGCACAATTCGAGAACAGTATCTATCAATGTGTCAATGATGGCGCAAAATCCGCAAATTTACACTGGAAGTTCATGTATTCAAATGAAACCCAAACTAAGCCCGATTCGGTGGAATATAGTGCATCGTTTTCCGGCGGCGAATGTACAGATTTATCTTCCGTGTTTACAAATCTAGGTTAACAGTGCAATACATATTTCACATAATTATATCTATATGTGAAATATTTACCCCCATCTCTCTATTTATCTAACATGGTGTTTACAAAACTCGATAGTGCACTGGTTGTAACACGAGACTCGAAATCAATAACAGTCGTATCGCGAACCATCTTAATGGTTGGATAAGATTCAACCCCAAATCGGTTCATTAATGCGGTTTTGTCAGTTGACACTGGTTCAGTGCAATCAACCTCTTTACACTTTATTGTATATCCGTTAATTACTTTATTGTGAAAAGACGTACTAAATCCAGCCCATTCAGGCAATGCGGTTTTGCAATGAGGACACCAATCTACGTGAAAAAAATATACGGTCGCTTCTTTGTCGCGTTCGTTTGAATTAGCCACGTCATCAAATTTATCATCGGTTACAGTTGTTTTCAACCACATGCGAATGGCAATAACAAATGCCAATACAATGGTTGCCACAATAAGGGCCTTTTTGTACGGCCGAATTTGTCTACCAATATAATCAACAAGGTTTGTCATAATATATATTTACGCGATATTTTTATTATATATTATAAACGTACAGACTAAGCGACTAAATGCCGAATATAACAATATTTAGTATATTTTTTAATATGCCGTTTATATAACTAAATATGATTTCCAAGTCAATTCGAAAAAAAAACAGCAAATCTATACATAATTCAAATAGACGAGCAGTGCGTCCACGAGTGACCGATATACACCAGGTGTATAGCGATGTCGATTACAATAGTAACGATGGGATGTTGACCAGTGTATGGGGACCGGGTATGTGGCACTATTTACATACAACTAGTTTTAATTATCCTGTAAATCCAAGCAAATGTGATAAGAAATATTATAAGGATTTCGTCCTTAGTCTACGCAACACCCTTCCGTGTGGCAAATGTCGTAAGAATTTGCGTGAGAACTTTAAGAAACTGCCATTGACGATGAAACATATGACGAACCGGTTAACCTTTTCGAAATACATGTTTGAGTTACACGAGCTTATCAATACAATGTTGGGTAAAACATCGGGTCTTACATACGAAGTAGTGCGTGAACGTTATGAACATTTTCGAGCTCGATGTGCAATTGTGAAAAATAATACAAAAACTCGTAAGCGTGTACGTTTTGCGAAAGGTAAAAAGGGTCCGGCTGAGGATGGATGTACAGAACCGCTATATGGCGAGAGGTCGAAGTGTGTTCTCCAAATTGTTCCAGAAAGCACTAATTGTGAGACATTAAGTATAGATAAAGAATGTATCAAAGAACGACGGGTTGTATCTTCTGCATTGAAACACCATACTAATTGACGAGAACCTGATATGTTTAGTCATTTTCATAAACTTAATGATTATAGCCGTAAAAGAATATAATATCTAAATATATACAAATAAATCTTCACATATATGTCACATACTTTGATCGCTTCGAATATTACGGAAGATTTATATCAACCGAATGTTGAACAAACTAAGAAAAGTCCTCCCCAAGACATGAAATTCGAGGAATTACACGAAGAACCCACATCTACAGTCGAGAGTATGACGAGAAAAATGAAACGGGTTCGAAAACAAATCCCATTTTGGGGGGAAAACCCAAATGTGCTTTTCCACAACATGTATATGTTTGAATTTTTCCCGATTGACGGAATGACACATGAGCAAAAATTAAATGCCATCACACGAACGGTTCTGGTGTTTACTGTAATCAGTTTCATGGTTACAAATAACATTCGTTCTATTTTATTTGCGATTGTTACACTCGGTGCAATTTACATGTTGCATCGGTATCATACCAAGGAGCTCGAAGAATTTGAAATGAAAAAAACAATGGAGGGGTTTAAATCTGCACCTGTAACAGATGACTTATTTAAAAAACATAACATGCCTGTTCCTGATGGTATATTTACTGAGCCGGATTCTAGTAATCCATTTGGGAATGTTCTGGTTACTGACTATGATTACAACCCAGATAAAAAACCTGCACCACCTGCATTCAATAAAAATGTGGAAAAGGATATTTTAAGTCAAGCAAAACAGTTTGTAGCCGATGCAAACCCTGACCATCCTGATATCGCAGATAAGTTATTTAAGGATGCCGGAAGTGAACTTATGTTTGAACAATCATTGCGTCCATTCAACTCTAACCCGAGCACTACTATTCCCAATGATCAGGCGGGATTTGCGGAATTTTGCTACGGTAGTATGGTCTCATGTAAGGAGGGGAATAAATTTGCCTGTGCACGTAATCTATCCAGACATACCAACTAGATCATTTAGTTAACATTTGTGACAAACTGGATACCAAATTTGTATTATATATCGATATAATATAAATAATCTATGGTACATGTGCATGCTGTACAATGGATGGTGGTAGTATATGGAATATATAATATAATTAGCGCGCTTACCATATTGCATATGTTAGATATACCGTATATTCGAAATATTCATTTTGATATGATTACAGACTATGATAATAATAACATTATGTTTGAACGGGTTGTTGCCTATACGATGGTTGCCAATGGTATTATTCGAGTATTGAATGGAATTACCCTCCACGATAGATCGAGTCAGCTGATAGTAAGCGGTACGTTCTTTTTAGAAGCGTTGATCATGAGTAATGAATATTTTGTATTTAATCGAATAGATCCAGTTATGGCATGGCTTACCATTGTTTTTACATTATATTTAGGTTATTCTACATATCTGTATCATTTTTAATCCATCTCTCACAAAATACTATCTCGTTGTATACTATATCTCATAGTTTATAATGACCTCACTTAGTTCATACACATTTAATAATACTGGGCGTATTGGTGACGATGCTACTGATAAAACACAACGTAATACTGCCAACTCTCATTACACGAATTATATGTTGACCGATCATTTTAGCAGTAAATTGTCAGATAGCCATGTTAATTTTGCCATGCAACAACCTACTATGAATTTCAATGGTTTAGCCAATGGTAATGGTATCCATAACGCGGCGGTTGATAATGAATCACTCTTAAAGTTGAAAAGTGAAGAAGAACGCTCCCTGGAAAAGTTGCAATTGTTTTCTCGTCCTTTTATTACTGTGCCTTATTTAGGAAGAGGCAGCTGTGATCCTTCCATCGAATCTCAATTGCAACAGGGTGAACCCGTTACAGAGAAGAAAAGTGTGTCTACTATTATGGAGAAGTCGTTTGGTGCATATGCATTGTATCCCACTGACAGTAAAATGGAGAATCGCGTCAAAGATACATCAAATACAGTGGAAGAATCTGCTCTAGATGGATGGGTGCGTGGTGGAAAATCTACACGTGAGATGCCTGTGGATAATAACAAATAAATTCTATCTAATTCCAACTGTTTATTTATAATTCTTATGTGTATTTTTACATATAAGAATCGGTGTAATGTAAATCCAACAATTACACACCTAATGGTTTTACTACATCTCCAATAAGTGCATATATCTCACTTTTCTTATACTTTTTATCATAGGTATGGATTCCTAATAATTTTGCAATGGCGACCAAATCGTCCATTTTATACATTCCAATGGTTTTTAATGGCTTCTTATCATTCTCAATTAGAAGACTGGTGTTTCTTATGTCCATAATATTTGCAGTGAGTAATGCTTCTATGCACACACTATATTTATTATTATCATTCTTATAAATGACATAGGTCTCGTTTGTTGCATCTCCTGACAGAAATTCCATACGCAACAACTTAGTATGGTTCAATATAATAATATTGATGTTGCGGTACGCACATATCGCGACTAGACAGGCAGCACTTGTCGTATTTACATCTGTCATTAGCTCGGATAATATTTCCTGAACGGCGATCTTAGTTGTTTTATGATTTGAATTTTTGATTGTGCTCGGGACCGCCATAATATCTTTTAATAATGATTGCTTCCAATTCATTTCACAAATACTATAATTGTGATGTATATTTATATATTCGGCATATTCATGTAGTACAATATATACACACCAAAATAGTGTATCTCTCTGTGCCGGTATAATTATATTCTTACTATCCTGATGCGACTTGGTTAGTGTGACTGGTTTGGAAGTCGGTGGAGGTGGGATAGCCGGTTCATCTGGAATGAACTCATTTTGCGTCATTGGAATGACGGGCTTGTGTAAATCCGGTGTTTTATTCGTTATTGTCAACATATAGGGGGACATTTGTTGGATGATCATATTATTATTCTTCTCAACTTCTATATCTACCTGATTGAATAAACTATTTGGTGGCTTGAATAACCGGTTGTGTAATTCTATATCCATTAATTTGTAGAGCTGCTATATAATACTGTCTCGATGTCTTTATCTTCTTTGCCATCATATAAAGCGGTCTTGAACTCAGTCTTCTGGTATTCTGTGGTAATTAATGTTTCTTCCTGATCGCACATATAGGTAATGTACTTCTGTATTTCTTCAATCACATCATCGGTAATATATGACAGGTTAACGTAAACCCCGCTCTTATTTTCATTCAATTTACATAGATGTTTAGATAAAATACGTAATACTTCCACCTGGTGATATTTGTTCATATTTTCAATAGACGTTTTCATCGTTTCGAGTATATCAACGTTCTCCATGTTGTGGTATTACATATTACATATAATGGGTTTATATAGATTTGCTCAATTGAATAATTCTCTTCAGTCATAGCATGTATTTTGATAATATATCCAATTATAATATATATGTCAACCAGCACTCCACCGATTATAAATTACACATTTGATGTGGATGGAACAAATTCCGGATCAGGTGGGGCGGTTGATAATGCTATCATCCAGTCGGCGATTCACGCGGATGCAGATATTAGTACAGTTGACACTGTAACTAAATTAACGGGGGCTGGGTCTATTGCGATTGGTACAATGTCCCATTATGGCGATTCTGTTCCACGCTTCAGTTTTAATACAGGAACCGCCTGGTCGATTAGTTTTTGGGCACGCCACAATACAGGTACAAGTGTAGACCGTATGCTGTTCTCGATGTATGATAGCGATTCACATGGTGTTCATAGTGGCACTGGTACCCCTGGATACACCCAACGAGTTCAACTTTCAACTACTGGAACTACGGTTGATTGGAGGTACCAAAATAGTGATTTGATATCTGTTAACAAAAATAATCATGATGGAAAGTGGCATCATTATGTTATTGCATGTTCTGCAAACAATACATCCAACTCTATCACTATATATGATGACAATGTTCTAATAATAACGTCGACAACCAATCAACCAGATAATACAAACATGCAATGTTACATCGGGGGTACATATTTCGCCACACTAGACATATATGAACAATCAATAAACGGTAACATTGATAATTTTCGTGTATATGATTTTGGGATTGATAGTACATTTGTAGATTATTTGTATAATTTAGATGTAGCTGTACCAATCATATATACTTCTGTAAATGGAGGATTTACGTATACTATCACCAATGATACTGATTATGTGATGGAGGCTGCCGATTATAGTATTATTCAAAGTGCTTTCGATAAATGGGATAATATGATTTCAGTTGATAGTCGATTTGGCGATTCTCATACAATTAATGTTACATTTGTAATCGACAGTTTAGATGTAGGGGTATTGGGCGGTGCAAGTATACAAACGATTCATTACATTGATTCACAAACATTTGGCAATGTTTTACCACACGAAGCCAATCTAACCATGAACAAACTGTATTTGTCTGGATTAAAAACTACTGTGCGGGATAGCGGAAACACGGGATATTATTCTGTATTATTACACGAGATTGGTCACATACTTGGTATTGGTACATTGTGGTATTTGACTGACACACCGAAGACCAGTTACGTTGATACAGATGGTGATACTAAGTATTATTATACAGGTGCAAATGCATTGCGTGAATATAAGGCATACCTGACTGAGCATATACGCAGTGGAATTGTTGGTATACCAATCGAAGACGATGGTGGTGGTGGAACTGCGGGGGGTCACCCAGAAGAGGGCACTGAAGGTGCCCTGACCGCAAATGACCGATATATAAATGGTATGTTTCATCCTGGATTAGATACTGAATTAATGACGGGATGGTTAGATAGTGCCCCAGTATCAACCCCTCTCAGTCGTATTACGTTGGGATTCTTAGAGGATCTCGGGTATACCGTAAATTATGATTTTGCGGATTCATATATCATAGAATATAATCTCGCTGATTTATATACAATGTCCTGGTTAGCAACAACTGACGCAAATAATTTAGAACAAACTTACATTGATGGTTTCTTAGAGGTTAGTGGTAATCTTATTACACGAAGTGGAGATGCTACTGTATTAGATGGTCGTCTATTTGTAACGAGTGGTGATGTTTCTTTCAATACCGGTAATTTATATGTTGGTGGTACCACTGGTATTGTCGGGGATTTTGATGTCGCTACAGATAAATTTACTGTTGCCGCTGCTACGGGTAATACGGTAGTCGCTGGAACATTGGGCGTCACTGGAGCTACTACCATGACCAGTGCTGCATTAAGTACCACATTAGATGTTACTGGTGCTTCTACAATTGCATCATTATCGGCTACGGATGTTACTGCCAGCGGAACATTGGGTGTTACTGGTGCTTCTACAATTGCATCATTATCTGCCACTGATGTTACTGCCAGTGGAACATTGGGTGTTACAGGTGATACAACAATGACAAGTGCTACATTAAGTACTACATTAGGTGTTACCGGTGCTACTACAATGACCAGTGCTGCATTAAGTACTACATTAGGTGTTACTGGTGCGTCTACACTCGCTGCATTATCTGCAACTGATATTACTGCCAGTGGAACATTGGGCGTTACAGGTGCTACAACAATGACCAGTGCTGCATTGAGTACTACATTGGGTGTTACTGGTGCTTCTACACTCGCATCATTATCTGCAACTGATGTTACTGCCAGTGGAACATTGGGTGTTACTGGTGCGACTACAATGACAAGTGCTACATTAAGTACTACATTGGGTGTTACTGGTGCTTCTACAATCGCATCATTATCTGCCACTGATGTCACTGCCAGTGGAACATTGGGTGTTACTGGTGCTTCTACAATCGCATCGTTGTCTGCTACTGATGTCACAGTCAGTGGAACAATGGGCGTCACCGGTGCTACTACAATGACCAGTGCTGCATTAAGTACTACATTAGGTGTTACTGGTGCGTCTACACTCGCAGCATTATCTGCCACTGATGTCACTGCCAGCGGATCATTAGGTGTTACCGGTGCGTCTACACTCGCAACATTATCTGCCACTGATGTCACTGCCAGTGGAACATTGGGTGTTACAGGTGCTACTACAATGACCAGTGCTGCATTAAGTACTACATTGGGTGTTACTGGTGATTCTACTCTCGCAGCATTATCTGCCACTGATATTACTGCCAGTGGAACATTAGGAGTTACCGGTGCTACAACAATGACAAGTGCGGCATTAAGTACCACATTGGGTGTTACTGGTGCGTCTACACTCGCAGCATTATCTGCCACTGATATCACTGCCAGCGGATCATTAGGTGTTACTGGTGCTTCTACCCTCGCATCATTGTCTGCTACTGATATTACTGCTAGTGGAACATTAGGTGTTACCGGTGCTACTACAATGACAAGTGCTGCATTAAGTACCACATTGGGTGTTACGGGTGCTTCTACACTCGCAGCATTATCTGCAACTGATGTCACTGCCAGCGGATCATTAGGTGTTACCGGTGCGTCTACAATGACCAGTGCTACATTAAGTACCACATTGGGTGTTACTGGTGCTTCTACACTCGCCGCATTATCTGCCACTGATATTACTGCCAGTGGAACATTGGGTGTTACTGGAGCAACTACAATGACAAGTGCTGCATTAAGTACCACATTAGGTGTTACTGGTGCTTCTACACTCGCCGCATTATCTGCCACTGATGTTACTGCCAGTGGAACATTGGGCGTTACTGGAGCAACTACATTGACAAGTGCTGCATTAAGTACCACATTAGGTGTTACAGGTGCTTCTACACTCGCATCGTTGTCTGCTACTGATGTTACTGCCAGTGGAACATTGGGTGTCACTGGAGCAACTACCATGACCAGTGCGACATTAAGTACCACATTGGGTGTTACTGGTGCTTCTACACTCGCAGCATTATCTGCCACTGATGTCACTGCCAGTGGAACATTAGGTGTTACTGGTGCTTCTACACTCGCAGCATTATCTGCTACTGATGTTACTGCCAGTGGAACATTGGGTGTTACCGGTGCGACTACAATGACCAGTGCTGATTTAAGTACCACATTGGATGTTTCTGGTGCGGTCGCATTGGGTGCAACATTGGACGTGGTTGGTGATGCAACCATGACTAGTGCTGCATTAAGTACCACATTGGATGTTTCTGGTGCGGCCGTGTTAGGTAATTCATTGGTAATTGGTACGCCTGCTGCTCCGGTAGATCCAGCGTTAGTCGCAGGTGACCTGAACTTTTCTGGGCTTCTTTATCAAAATGGCGTTGAATATAGTAGTGGGGCATTTACTAGTGATGTCGGCAAAGCATATTATACGGGGGGCAGTGTAGGTATTGGTACAAATGCCCCCGCCACAACATTAGATGTTAGTGGTGCGATTACTGGTAATGGTAATATGAATATTGGCAAACACGTAGCCATCAACAGTCTCAGTGTATCCGAATCGGTGGCGGCAATACAGACACTCGGTGAAACTTTGACATTTACTATACCCTTATTCATGACTGAATTGAGCTATTATTGTTCGATACATACCGTCAATATGCTTGGTGCTTTTACAATTGCAGATGATGCAACCAAAACCGATAAAACATATTATGTAAAAGTAACTAGTGATGCTCTTACTCCGTTCTTTTTATTCAGCGAAACTGTTGGAGGTGCCGCATTAAATACCTCATCTACACAAATCACATTATACTTAGGTAATACGTATACGTTCATTAAGGATGATACTAATACGGGTCACCCATTCATGGTTGGTACAGATGCCATTGTGAATACAACTGGCATGAAGATGATTAGTACAGGAACCGCAACACAAACCATTTCTGGTACATATACAAATCCTTATCCATTAACTGTTAATGGATTTACCAATATACAGAATAATTTAAAAGTAGATCGAGATCTCGAAGTTTCTGGTATTATTAAACAGTGGTAAATACGCAGTGTTAAATACGCGTTCTTATAACAAAAAAATGATTTATGACACATAATTTACAAATCATTTTTATATTTTTATTTTATTAGTTAGTCCTCCAATATATTCAATGCGGGTTTCTTCGCATTTCTGCCATTGTCTGTATGTTTATTGTCTACAATCTTTGCAATAACACAGATATAAGGGTCATTTAGTTCAAATCTTACACCAATGACACTGGTCATGATCATCTCGTTTTCCACAATATTTGAAAACCGTTTATCTGTAAAATGATGGTCACGTGCTATGAAAACCGTCACTGGTACAGTTCCATCAGTATCAACTACTTCGGCATGAATTCCTGCCTTAGTTATTGTCTTCGTTTTACATTCGATCAACATTCCATCTACGGGATGACAAATCATACATTCGAACACCACCTGGTATTCGATACGGTCACCCCGGATAGAACCACTGGAATAACTGGTAACCTTCACAGACCCTGGTCGAATGAAACCTTCTGCAATGCATTTTCCACTGGTTTTATGATCAATCACCCGTTCCAGGTTTTGTTTCACGTTATTACCGACTTCTGTAATCAACAGAAATACCTTCTGTGATAATACAGATTGACTATATACCCCATATACGCGATCGTTGTCTCGTTGTTTATTCATTTACTAGTATAATGACACAAAATATATTCTTATGTCATTTTATAAATCAGTTATCAATTTTTCAAAGTTTCCTTTTTACATTTTGGTCAAATCGTTCGCCAATGTCTTTTCGACATCAAAGAACCATACATGTTTTCCTTTTGTTTCAGGAGAATCGTTAAAATAGCGTATAACCATTTCCATCAACACGCAGAATCCCACCCGCATTATATTTTTCGCATTTTCATTAACATCGTATTTTACCAATCCTCCAGGTTGAACTGGATAAGGACTATTCGCTAAAACGTTATTATTGAAAATCTTAATTATGTCTTTTTTACCCATTACGCTACATTTGAATCCTTTTTTTGTTGCTATATGTTTACCGATTCCCGTTGGTTTTGTAGTTTCTTTTATCTTAAATACCATGTCGTTCTTTTTAAACAGGTGCATAAATCCAACAAATGGTTGGATTGTCGTTGTATCAATATAGTAACGTTCTCGTAATTTGTCCTTGAATCCACGAACAACTGATAATGTTGCTTTTTTCCACTGGCGCGTTTCTACGATTTGTACATACAAATCTATATGATTATTGTGACCAAGTGCCAATCCACGTTCTCCATTTTGTAATAACATTTTATCATCAAAATAAGTTTTCATAATAACGGGTGCCCTCGCCTTTGCACCTTCCTTTGCCATGATTTCGTCATCATGTTCATTAGCATTCATGGTGAGTTCAGTAGAGAACATCGACGAGTCAGTTTTATACAAATGGAACAATATGGTCAGTTTATCATCGATGTGTATTGTATCTAACCAATGATATACTGTATATTTTTCGATACTTATGAGGGGTATATGCATGTGTTTGTCTAATTCAATATAAACATGACCTAAATGTTTATACCAATCACTCTCGGCGGTTTCCATTAGATATTCACTGCTTCGTTTACGTTCTATTCTAACTGTTTCTAAATTAGCAAGCAGCTGTTTCAATAATACATCGTATTGTTTTTCTGTTTTTATTATATTGGGTAAAGTTTTTACTTGATCATTGAGAACCTGGACTTCAGGAATGTCAGTAGTGACCTTTTGTGTTGGCAATTCCATGAACATTTCGGCCGGTTTATAATCAACAGGAACCGTTCGTTCATATATAGTGGATTGTTCATCGCTAATTTCAACAGGTTGATAACCATAAAAATCACCAGAATTGACCAAATACCCGTTTCTACCGTATTTATCTGTGATGTAGTTATGCTTGTTCTCTATAAACATAGAAAGAACATAGTCTATTTGTTCAATTGGATATTGTCGCATGATTTGGATTGACTCTACTAACGGCTCTCGTTTATAGAATGTTTGTTCTTTGAATAAATCGCGGATACGTTTTGCGATGGCTCCATAATTCATCTTCACATAGTGTTCACTATATGTGTTTTTGTTAATATCTGTCTCATTAATTACAGTAGTTGGAGAACATACAAAATCACAATTCATATAATCACAAATACCGCTACCTTCTTTGTCCCCGATCTTATATTCTATTTCTTGTTTACTAGAAAGTGTAAGTTGGATATTTTGATTTTCAGCCAATGCATTTAGTTTATCGATTGTGAATGAGGATTGTCCAATATTTAATATACAATCTACCGCCAATTCCTTTAGTATTCGAGTGATTTTGCCGATTTGCAACGCCTTGTTCTCTGCATAACGGTATATATACAAATCTGCCGTCTCCTTTTCATCTGTTGGTGTCGATGCATGTAAATATATCTCTACATTTCTCTCTTCAAACGGTAAGTTGCAGTGACTTAAATTACGTACGGCGCGTCCAATGATTTGCTCTACTCGGTTCATATTATACCACGGTTCGAGAACATGTAATTGCCGGATATTCTTAAAATCCAGACCTTCAGCGGCAGCCTTTGTAATTAATATGACCTTTACATTTTCGCCGTTTTTATTATCTGGATTAGTAATATGTTTTAGATCTGCCAAATTATTAGGAGAAAATGACTTATCGCCGGTTATCATAACATATTTTGCTGGACGAAATTTCGATTTATCTTCCATATTATCGAGGGTTTTATATGTTGTTGCATCAATTTGCTCAGTTGGTGGTGCTGCGAATAGTGATTTCGTATGACTTGCAAATCCATATCGAGTAAATCCCAATTCTTCTAATGCTAGTGCCATTGGTACAACCCCACCATCTATAAATTGCGAATATACCATAACAATCCCGGTGGATTCCTGGATAAGATTACAAATATTATGTATTTTACCACTATACTTTTTAATATTGTCGGGATGAAAAACAGCACCATATGTATCAGTTATTTCCGGTTTATATTTGAAATTATGACGCAACTCATATGGGGTGCTCGTTTGTTCAAATGTCATTACATTAGATAATCCCTGTTTTCCAATCATATTATTTATAATATTTGTATTTTTTTGTAAAATATCTTCATCGACTGATGCACTGTCATCGTCACTGGAATCACTTTCACCCGAATCACTTTCACTCGTTTCATCAGGGTTTGGTTCTTCTACTGTAACTTCTTCCACTGATGATTCTGTCGAATCACCCGTAAATCCAACATATGGATACACAATGTTCAATGATTGTAGGGGTTCTCTAAGGTGCGTATATCCAAACGATTCCATATTTTCAAACGTCGGCATCTCTCTGGTTTCTCCATACGCATTCATTGTAGAAAAAGAACGTTGCAATAAGTGTTGAATCACAAAATCATATGCTTGTCGTTGATAATCACCAATGTCATTCATATATAATGGTATTTTGCTGGGTTTATCATCAATCGGTTTGTTATTCATTTGCATGGACGGATATGTTTCCAGGTTTAACACTTTATCTGGCGCAAAGTCGACGGGATAAATTCGATAAGGAAATGTATATGGATTTTCACCACGAACATAAGAAACATACCCTGTCAACTTCCGTCGCAGGAGTTCCTCACCTGCTTCTAATACACTTCCATCTGGCAATGTGCGTGATTCTATAAACTCTCCCTGTTTATCAAACACGTCACTCTCTTCGATCAGGCTTCGTTTGTCTACTGCGTTTAACATGTTGGTTAGCCATATAATTTCCCTATGATTATTATAGACAGGTGTCGCAGACAATAACAATAGTCTCATATTATATGCATGTTCACATACATACATTAGCAAATTGGCTGTCTTCTTCGATTCTTTATTGTCCTGCATAATACGTATATTATGAACCTCATCAATGATGACCAGACGATTGTTGAATATTTCTTGGATTTTACCAATTTCCATTTGTTTTTGCTGTTTCACCGAGAGATTACTATTCACATCGACCGCGATTTTGCGTTTTATATAATTCGCTAATTCTCCATATCCCATAAACAAATAATACTGATTAATGATGGAATTTACCTGAGCAATAACTCGGTCTTTAGTCACGTTTTGGATTTGCGTGGGATTAATTTCATGTAACAATGTACTGCCAATGCATGTTTCCAAATTCCATATTCCACCTTCTTCTCGCAATTTACGTTCATCAAACAACTGAAGTCTAAAGTTATTTTGTACATTGGGCGATGCAATAACCATGATACGGGGTGAAACACCAACCTGTTTCATATAATCTCGCATCTCTTCAGCGACACCAATAGCACTACATGTTTTGCCCGTACCCAATCCATGATACAACAACAAACTGTTGTATGGTGTCTGGAATGAAAGAAAGTTTTTCACAAACACCTGATGTGGCATTAATTCAAACTCAGCCTTGCACATTTCCTCTGCTTGTTTTTTTACATCATATATTTCTCCATCGTACTGGGTGTCGTTAAATTCCTTTCGTTTTGCTATTTTTGAATTGAAGTTAGGATCATCCAACTCCGGATATAAAAAATCATAAGTGTCTTCTAACTCTATGTTTTGTTTTTCCAATATTTCTTTATTTCGTAGGAACTCATTGTATTTTTTCTTATCTGTAATGGCCGGGGAAACACCTAATAATTTGTGTATTTTTTCCTCATCCTCTGTCAAACTAACATCTATATCCGGAACATCATATGCATTGAGGTTATCTGGGTCAGGTGGTTCAAATTGTTCATCAGCTTTGACTGGACTAAGTGAGTTCAGTTCGGTTTCTACTAACGATGCAACTTTTGTAGATACTACTACCGGAGGGGTATCATTAGTTTCAACTGTTTCAGGTGCGACAACCTCAATATCGGGCTTCACCTGTTGGTCACGCTCCAACTGTTCCAAATAAATCAGTTGAATAATCAGTTCATCCTTTAATGTGCCATAATAGGTGCTTGTCGTATCTATAACCAATTTCGTTTTCAACTCCTTAATTATCTTTCCCATACGCGGGATGGTCACCAACTTATCATCGATTTTGTGGTGTTTAAGTTGATCAATGCGGTCAAAATTCTTATTTAAAAAGGGGAAATCATAGTTTTTCCCTCGTTTCCCATCAACCGTTAATATTATATTACGGCCAGCCGAGGTCAATGTTAAGTCAGTCAACTTGTAACATATCTTTGTTTTTGAATCACATCGTTGTCCAACTGAGCATTTTTCGGTTGCGCACGATTTTTGCTCGATGGGCTCGGCAACGATTGGTTCAGCAGAACTACGAAATGGGTTTAATCCAGATAGTTTCTCCATAATGGTTGGTTCCGCTATAGTTGGTTCTATTGATGCAGGTTCTTTTACTGGTTTGATTTTTAATTTACGCCGAGTATTATTTTTGGGCGATCCGCCTGTATGTTTTCGCGTACTGGCTGGCATATATTAAAATAGGTGTATATATTTTACACACATATTTCATTTATCTAATTTTACTAACGAATTATATAAACGTTATATAATATTGAGTTAGCATTCGGTTTATATTTGTAAGTAGTCGTTTCTTTTCTAAATTATACGGTCGCATAACGGAAATACAATCGTCAAATGTTTTCCATGCCATTTGACTAACCTCAGTTGGTTCATAATTAGAAATATTGTTACTATTTTCGTTGGGTATATGGGCAATATAATATTTATGTTTATAAGATTTATAGTTAGAACCCGTAAATATCTCTTCAAATGGGCTGATATTACGAATATTACATATATGCTTTCGCATAAACCCAGTTTCTTCGCAAAACTCACGCATAGCACAATCATAATCCTTTTCCTGATAATTGCGACGACCCTTTGGGAACCCCCATTCTGGTTCACTCCACGTCGGGTATTTATTGCTGTCTTCGATTAATGTAGCCAATGTGTATGTGTTCGTATTATTATGTACACCCATGCGTAATTGTTCCAATTTATCACGTGAACCGTTTTCCTCATGTTTATATTGATTACTAAGCGTGTTAATCCCCCATATATACTTCCACAACTCTGCAAATGACAATGTAAGCAGGTATTGTTTTTCGGTATCAGTCATTTGTATCAACATATTCATTATATAATCCTTATTATGTACGGAATACTTGCCTCTCATAAAATCTATAAATCCAAATGAATCTTTTCTACAGATTGATAGGTATTGTAGTTCGTTTTCAACCACCCGAAACGCTACAATTCCAATACTGGTTATAGGTAATTTACATAAATGATATACATGTCCAGTCTTTCCGCAATTGTTACAATAATTATCACTCATTCTATATGTGTTATACGGTTATCTTAGATGAATATAATCACATGTCTTTATATAACTATTATTTTAAGAAATGTTTTTTGACCCGACTGTTTGGGGTCCACACTATTGGTTTTTTTTACATACAATTGCTGAATCTTATCCAGACCACCCGAACGAAGTTACTAAACGCAAATATTACGATTTAATACAAAATATACCGATATTCATACCTATTAGTGAAATCGGTAATAAATTTAGTCATCTTCTCGATAAATATCCCATCACGCCGTATTTGTGCTCAAAGGACTCTTTCGTAAGATGGATGCACTTTATCCACAATAAAATTAATGTATCGCTCGAAAAACAGGAGATTTCATTACCAGAAGCATTGAGCAGATATCGTGCAAAATACAAACCCAAAATGGTATATTTAGCTGAAAAAATAAACATGAGAAAGCATTATATTTACGCTGGTCTCATACTTGTAACTCTGTTTTTGATTTACACGTTTTATGAATAACCGCGACAAACATATTCTCATGCTATTATAAAATGCGGTTAGAATTATTCATCTTACTTATAGCTGGTTTCATTATAGCAAATATATATACAGATGGAAAATACTCACGAATGTTATTATCCGGAAAAAAATATTATCAAATGGCAGGTGTTGCATTCGGTGCATTGATGATATATATATTGTTTAAGCGCAATCCATTTCGCGCGCAACAAATTGTAGGTGCGTCGAGTGAATATTTAAAATACATGCCAATCGATCGAAACACATCAAATATGATTTCCCCCATTTTGGATTTTACAAGCAAACAAAATTTTGCAAATCAATCACATAACAGCATGAATGGTGGGGATTCAAACCACCCAATAATGGCAATGCCTGAACGTCAACAGATGCATGCTGAAAATCGTATCGTTCAATCTGGGAAAAAATCGACAAAGAGATCGGTCAGTGAAACCAAAAAGAAATTTGTAGCTTCACGTCAGGACTGGAAATGTGGCGATTGCCAAAATCAATTAACTGCATGGTTTGAGGTTGACCATAAAGTGCGATTAGAATATGGCGGCAGTAATCATATTGACAATTTAGTTGCTTTATGTCGGGAATGTCACGGAAAAAAAACCACAATGGAGAACCTATAACGATTTTTTGATACTCACCTATTATTATCAAAAAACCGAACTATTTAATATCATGTCAATCTATACACCTATGAAATTACTTGATATAATAACAGTAGATAAATATAGAAAAACACTTGTTTTAAGTATATCGCTGATTATTTCGGGCATCACCCTTTTCTATTCAAAGAGTGACGATGCCAATGATAAAGAACAATCAAACTCTAATATTTATGTTGCAATATTCTTTCTGTTATTTGGCATAGGATATTTCGCACATGTTGAGCTCACCTCACGATTGGCTGAATATATATGGGCAATACCAGTGATTGCTAGTAGCATTCTTGCAATATCACTGATTATTTACACATTGGTGAAAGTAAACAGTAAATCCCTTGACCTGATTACCTACATTGTGTGGTTGGTTATTTCACTTATAGTAATCATTGGTCTTGCCGTGTTTTTTTACATATTTAGTAATTTTTTGAAATCATTAACTGGATGGACCGGGTTTTACGTACAACTATTATTTTATATACCATGTTTGCTATTATCCTTTATTCATTATATTATAAATGAATTTAAATTAACAACGAGCCCTGTACTCATTTTGTTTGTAACAGAAATTGTACTGTTACTACTTTATGTATATTTGCCGGTATTAATCAACAATATGTCCAATGCAGATGGTATACCCATCTTAGAAGAAAGTGTGTTTTTGAGCACCGAAAATACCTTCCCTGTAATCAATCAACATATTAAAAATAGTAATTTCGCAAAAACATTTATCGAAGATGGGAAACCGGTTGGCATAGATGCAGATGCAAATGAGATCAACCAATATAATTATACACTCTCTATGTGGACATATTTAAACAATCATGGCGAGAACCGAGTTGCATATAACACGGAAAGTAATATATTTAATTATGGCGACGGTAAACCCAAAATAACGTTTAATAGCGGGAGCGGTGATGCAGCCGAACCATCCGGTGTATATCGTATATATTTTACAAATAATACTGATTTGAATGATAATGGGGTTACTGTAGATACAGACGATTTCAAACCCTATTACGAATTGAAGTTGCCCTCACAAAAGTGGAATCAACTCGTATTTAATTATACGTCTACCCATGTTGATCTATTTATTAACGGACGACTAGAGAGAACATTCTCACTTAAAAATAAACTACCACGATTCACTGCAAATGATGTCATTAAAACAGGGAAAACATCTGGATTACATGGGGCAATTAGTAATATACGATATTTCCCCAAAACACTCAGTAAACAACGAATTGCGAGTATGTATAATTTGTTTATGAAAAAAACCCCACCCGTAAATAATTTATAGTTATTAATTATATAGTAATAAACATGAATTGGATTGCCATAGTTTTAGCCATAATAGTTGTATTATTATTTTACATTTTATATCGGTTCTTTTTATTAAAGTCAACTGAATTAACTCCAACTGCCAATTTGAACGGAGCTAATGATAATATTAATATCATAAATAACTCAACCAGTTTACGTTACGCGTACGGAATATGGGTTTATGTAAATTCATGGGATGCGAACACCACCGATAAGATAATTTTTGCAAGAAATGACAACATTGAGCTTAAATTAGCTGCCGATTCACCAACACTTATATGCTCCGTTGCTATGAGTGATACAGATAAAACATTGAAACCCATTGAAATAACGAATAATTTCCCTCTACAGAAATGGGTGTATATTGTTGTTAGTGTTGATGGTCAATACATTGATACTTATATTGATGGTAAATTAGTGAAATCCGGGAGAATGTATGGTACGACTGTATCCTCTACGGCTATACCTAATGGTAGCTTCGATTCTGGTACCGTGGTTAAATTAGGTACAGGATGGGATGCACATGTCGCCAAATTTACACATTGGTCCGAACCCGTTGATCCACAAACTGTCTGGACTAACTATATGGATGGTAATGGGCAAAGTGGTACCATGAAGAATTTTATTTCGTCCTATGGAATTGATTTTACGGTACTTAAAGACAATGTCGAACAGACAAAATATTCTTTATTTTAACTCCCGACCGTAATTGTATCTAAAATAATAAATTGTTCTATATGTATATAATATATAGTACAATCATGAATATGCAACCAAATGCCCCACCTAATACTACACCGGCTTCGTATGAAGTGCCCCAGGGTATTCAAAATGTTGGATCGAGTATTAGTCAAACATATGATAATGTATCTCAATCTATCAAATCTAGCATAGACGGATTTTCAGAACAAGCGGAAGCCGGGGTAGGGGCATCTACCGGCTTTTTGGATTCGAATACAATTATTGCCAAATTTGCCTTTCTTATTTTAATTATCATCATATTCATATTTCTACTGAATTTAGGAATTGTGGCTATTCAGTATTTTATGACACCATCAGATAGTCCATACTTAATTAATGGCATGATTGATGGGAATCGTGGACAGACAATACCCCAAGACCCCAAAAAACCGGATTCTATACTTATCAAACGATCTAACAATGAATCTAGTGGTATTGAATTCACCTGGTCTACCTGGATAAGGATTGATGAATTTGAAGAAGTTACTGAAAAATACCAGCACGTTTTCCACAAGGGGGCTAATACATTTGGTGAAGATGGGGTGGCATCTACAACCAATGCTCCGGGATTATATATTAAACAGAGGTCCAATGGGAACGGCGCGAATACGGCAACATTAAAGGTAGTGATGTCAACAAACGCGTCGGGTAGTGACAATACAAAAGAGATTGACGACATTCCTTTACAAAAATGGGTACATGTTATTATTCGTATGCAAAATACAGTTATGGATGTTTATATTAACGGGACTATTTCTGGTAGATTAAATTTATCAGAGGTGCCATTACAGAATTATTATGATGTCCAGATTTGTAGAAATAAAGGGTTCACTGGCAAATTATCGAATTTACGATATTATGATTACGCTTTGAACATTTTCCAAATCACGAAAGTAGTGGCTGCTGGTCCCAATACAGCAGCAGTGGATTCCACTGAAAAATTAGAGAAAAATTATAATTATTTATCTTCATCGTGGTATGCAGCCAAGGTATAAGTATAAATTGTTGTGAAATATTTGAATAAATATATATCGATTCAAATATATTCTTATTATAATGTAAATAAGTGATGGCTGAACCCAATGTATCAACCGTTTTTTGTAATTTACTAACCCAACGCAGATATAACCAAATAAATAATATACCTCCAGTTCGATTTACTCCATTAAATCCGTATGTTGCAAATGCACAAGGCGTTTCATATACACAAGCACAACTTAATATGCGCAGAAAAACCGAGATATTAAAATACAACAAAAACTCAACGCAAGGACCTAGACAAACCAAAGTAGAGAGGTTTGCATTACTGACTCGTGGTAATTATAGAGCATCTCGATTGAGTTGTCCAACTGCTAAGAATATTCCCGTATTATCCAGCGCTGCTGGTGTACCCGGACCACCTATTTATTTAGTAGAAGACCCTAGTGTGCCGTTGTACAATTACAATAAAGATACGAATGCTTATGCTGAAGAGGTCGTCGATGATACCCAAGGGTGGTCATTTATGGTCGAACCTAATAAATTATGTCAATCTAATAATGCAACTACCACATTTGCTACATTAAATATTCGTGAGCCTATTTCACAACCGTATACGGCATTTACTCTAATAACTCCTGTGATATTCAAAATTGTGGGAAGCGATGTTGATAAAGTGCCAATTGGCGATGGTGCGGGCACGCCTATAACAGCTACTGTCCTAGTTACCGATCTACAATTTCAACCCTACTATAACGATAGTCCTATAAATAATAATATTCAGTTGAATACACAGTTTGATACTACATCCACTTCCATAACTATTACACCTGGTTATACTGGTACTGGTGCCGCAACGACATATGACTATAGTTGCGACAAATACGTCGGTCTTTTAAAAATAGAAAATATCATTCTATCGACTGAACCCGGGTTTGTATACCAATTTAAACTCAATTATAATGTAACCCTTACTGGTGGTGATATTTTAACCAGACAACGTACAACATTTGGTATGTATTTAAATGTGAATTCTACCTATGATATACTCGAACCGGTCAACTGTTTACCCATAGACAATACCCCATCTACCAGCGACAAAAAAGTATCATTTAGTGGAGTTTCGATGTAACATCTATAATGGGAAGAGTGGGTCACATTCAATATAATGGTCATATTTATCTCTACATAACGGACACGAATCACACTTTATTACACAATCTGTACAAATACGGTGTAAACATCCTGGTACTATTAATTTTTCTGGTATAATTATTTCATAACATACTGGACATTCTTCTCGTGTTGCCACTTCCGTATATAGTGTCCTAAAATATGTTTGTAACCGGGTATAATTAGTAACGGATCGGGCTTCTTCGCTGGTTAGACGGTGGTGCAATATCGCAAATTTTTTATTTTTTTTGATCAACTTCGTCGTTAAACAGTCTATCTCCTTTTTATATATCTCTATTTCGGTTAATGGTCGTGGAAACGGTGTATGGGCTTTATGGTATATGATTTTAATATTAATTACTATATCACTTACAGGGACTGTTGTTGTGGGATTTGATATAGATATATATGATAATAGTGCGCGTCCTTCATATAAGCGATATGAATAAAAATGTTCATCAAATGCTTCAGTGAATTGTGCAACCGTCGGTACATCATGGGGTCCATATGTTAGTTCGCGCACATTTTCTTCCCATATTGCCTCTTCGTCGTCATCATCATCTACAATTATTATTTCAGCCGGTATTGTCAGTTCATAATTCTGTATAACCCGCGTTTTATTCGTGGTTTTACTAAGCAACGCATAATCTTTAATACAATAATTCCGGATTAATTCGTCTTCCCCTTCCGCGGTCGCCAATATTACATTAATATTTGACATAAATGAAGTCAATGCTGCTTTAAATAATTCATCTCGCGTTACTTTAGGCATTGTGTTCGTTAGATTTTTACAGCATTGTGACAATTACTTATCCATTGTCAATTTTTTGACATAATAATTATATAAGAATAGTATATAATTATGCCTCGTTGTCCTACTGGTTCCAGACGATGCCCGCCTAAGGTGGGCAAATGTCAAAAAACAAACAAAACTGCTGCTAAGCGTAAGCGCTCCGTTAAGCGTACAACAAAACATAACCGATCTGTTAAAAAACAGTCACCTGCCGCACCTGCTGCTGGTGCCCCCCACAAAACAACCATGAAATGGATTCCTCATCTTAAAATGTGTACATCCAGATTTAATATTACATTCAAGGAAGCCATGACAGATACACGTTGTAAGAATCTTTACCAGCTTGGTCACGAATAATCATGTTCAATCATTCCGTTGTAAATATCTGCGTTTATAGGAAGAAACTTCGTCAAAGTTAGTCGAATACGACTTGACATCAAAATCATATTCATCTATTTTACAAATTATACAATAGCTGATATATTCACACATGTTTATATATTTCTCCAATCTACTATAATGTTTCGTCCAATCAACTACACCGTCAGCATGATACATAAATACATCTAACATGGTGTTGGGATTATACATATGTATACGTAGGTCGTATGTGAATTCTATGTCCGTATAATCCGTGAATACATTATACACGGCCTTTATTTTACTTACAATACGTTTGTAGTTATCTATAGTTGCTTTATCTAAATGCTTACGGATTATAGTCTGCTCTGGTATTAACCAGTCACGCGAATTCATGTCCATATATTGTTGGTTTATTTCTGCCTGAATATTATCCCATACGGCGGGGGTTTCATTTTCAAGTGTATCACTTTTTTGTTCTACTAAAAATGGTAGTGATGGGTTAATTTGTTGAATACATTTGATACCTATCCATTTTAAATCGTCTAATATGGACCTATCGATTATAATATCACCGAATTTTGACAATTTACTCAACATATTCGATTCATGTGTAAATTTATCATTGGATATATTTAATGCATTTAATTCGCCATGAATTTGTTCGGGGGTCCATGTGCCAATCTCGGTATGTTCTGCCAATATCGTTTCAATCGTTTGTGTTCGATCATCAACTCTATGTAATGTTGTATTCTGTTCATTCATAATAATCATACGTTCGGCCATGCTTAGATGTTCACGACAATATGTGCCTCCGCGAATATTATCAATACCATAGTTTTTCATGTATTTTTTTACAAAGAAGTCTATTTCACCATCCTGTTGCAATTTGGTCGACACCTGTACTCGAATAGGCTTGTATTTTTGTGTATATGAATACAATAATTCGCATTCCAATAGAATGTTAGGTTTATCGTTTGGATTGAGAGTTGATGTGTGCAAAAATAATCGTTTATCTTCGAGTAAAATAATATGAAGATGCGCCATCGTTCTTTGTGTAAATAATATAAATCGCACAGTTTATATTATTTTTTGACCAAATAAGTTACATGTGTATGTCGTTTACATTGCGTGGGAATGTAAAAACGTACTTTTGGTAGGGTTAAGGCACATTTTTTGGGTGGGAAAAACCTGTCCCGACATACATTTACTACTATCGTTTACGTCCATGCATCCACGTTTGCCCTGATATTCACCCACTAAGCACCATGAGTTCTTACCTGCTGTAATTGGCTTTTGAATGGGGTCAACACCAGTGTCTACATCTGGTTCATTATTATTATGTTTCGATGTATTCAATGTGTTATCGAAAATAGACGAATTCATCGAAGAATCCAATTGTTTTACGGCAGATGAATCTACTCCTCCTCTACTCACATCTTTCAATAAATCTGCTGCAGATTGCACTGTATCCCCGGCTAAATCAAGACCCGTCTTTGCTACATCAGTTACGATATCAGTGGATTTATCAATAACTGTACCAGCTGTATATCCAAATACAGACAGAATCTGTGTAAATAATGGTCCAAATACATTGCTTATTGTTTGTATTAATCCGCCCATTGATGCTAACAAATTTATTCCTATGAATGATAATATGAGCAACCCAGATAACGCGATTATAATGAAATTTTTACCACTAAACATACTGGATTCGTCAGATGATATCATAGATAATTCATTTTCCTGATTGGCTGGTTGTATTTGTGTTGAAGATTGTTCGAATGATTGGTTCATAATACGTATATTATAACCCGTTATTTTTTACTATCACAACTAAGAATAAATAAACCTACAAAAGTATTTAGACATTCGTTCGTAAATAATGTATATTTTGTATTTGTATTACAATGAATTTGATTGGAATGTTAGAGACCCTTTTTTTCGCGAGTTTAGGAATTACATTTGTATTGGTGCTATTCCTGGTATATCATTTTAAACAGCGTGTTACTTCGTTGGAGAATAAATGTGATACTATGTTTGAAATCATTAACAGTATGGTTAGTGAACTTGGTCACGTTCGTTCGGCACTTAATGGAGCGGCTATGCCTGCCGGTAATATGGATGTCATTCGGGAAGAGATTATGATGAATACCAATACGGTGGATAATGGATATGTTAGTGACTATAATGAAGAGTCAGGTGACGATGATGAGGATGAATCTGGTGATGATGATGAGGATGAATCTGGTGATGAGGATGAGGATGAGGATGAGGATGAGGATGAGGATGAGGATGATGAATCTGGTGATGATGAGGATGAGGTGGTTGATGTGGTTGATGTGGTTGATGTGGTTGATGTGGTTGATGTATCTGTTGATAATGACCGTGAAACAGTAAAGGTAATTAACGTTGAGATTAGCGGTGAGATTGATGCGATTAGCGCGATTGATGTAGACAATGAGTTTGATCATGATGATATAGACCAAAATACAAACGACAACAGTGTTATGTTAGAGAATCTAAAGGAAACTGAATTACATGTAGATAAACTAGATGAGACTGACAATATTCCAGACGATTCATCGGTTGCAACATTCTCGAGTATAACCAAAAATGCAACGAGTGTATACAAAAAAATGACACTACCTGTATTGAAATCATTGGTTATTGAAAAGGGGTTGATTAGTGACCCCAGTAAAATGAAAAAACATGACTTATTAAAGCTACTCGATACAATGGATCTTTAGAGATAAATTTATACCAACGATTTATGTTATTCGTGGTCAATACCCGATAACCATATTTATAATATATAATTCTTTCTATATATTATAAATGCAAAATTCACAATCTATTTACCCAGAATCTATTAGAAGTGCATATCCTGTTATAAAGGAAACAATACCACAATCCGAGTTGGGTTATGGTACGAATAACAAGTACCCTCAATTTCCACCATTAATGAGCGACGGCCGTGCAGTTACTGCATCATGGCAACACGATGCTGTTACCAATGCGAAAATAATTGATGAAAATAAGATTCAATCTAATTGGGAATATCGCCGGTTTCTAACCAACAACTCGGTTGATGTTATGGAACAAAATTTCCGCGAAGCATCTAATGATCTGGGATATACTACCCGATTCGCATCCGCACCTACAATACAATCTAACAAAGTTTCGGGAATGACATCTCCCCTTTTGTATACATCGGTGAATGATTATACGAAACATCTAGGTCATGCTACCAGCGATTTAAAAACAAACTATTTGTCCAGAGAAGAATTAAATGCACGTAAGGTATCCCCCGTGGTTACACAAGATACGTTTATCAAATTTATGAATGCGGTTCCAGTTGAACCTAAGAAATAAGTAATTTATTGAATATGAAATATAGAAACAGTCAGTGCTATATTTCATAATGAAGGTTATTAGTTTTGATATTGGTATCAAAAATATGGCATATTGCGTGTTATCTGTTACACAAGACCCTATAAATCCGGTTGTTATTCACGATTGGAATGTTATTAATATGATACGAACCGACGTCGCCGATACATATATATGCACATGTAAGATTGCCGGTAAATCTAAAAAGGCAGTGGCCAAACCATGTACTACAAAGGCTAAGTATAAAAAAGGCGGTGAATTGTTCTGTATGCGACATGCAAAGTCGAATAAAACATGGATGATTCCAACTAAAACACAAACATTATCGTATGTCAAAAAATTAAAGGTGGATGAATTAACCACATTGTGCAATTCGCACATGTTATTGGTCAATGTTGACAAGACTACATTACGAAAGGCAAATATGATTGAAATACTTGATTCGTTTTATTCAAAACAATGTTTTGAGGCCATTGTTGCTGCTAAGCAGAAAAATGCGAACCAAATTGATTTAATCCAGATCGGTAAAAATATGAAAGTATTAATGAATGAACTTCCCGATGTGGACACAATCACACATGTTGTCATTGAAAACCAAATATCTCCAATTGCCAATCGAATGAAAACCGTACAGGGAATGTTAGCACAATATTTCATTATGAAGAATGAGGATGATATACACATTGAATTTGTATCGTCTTCTCATAAATTACGCCAATTTCGTGACATATGTGGCCCAGATTTTGTGACAGATCCTACTCCTGCCTCAAAAACCAACAAAACGAATCCAGATTATAAGGCTCATAAAAATGACGGGATCAAATTTTGTCAAAAAATAATACAAAACAATAGTGGATTGTCTTTGTGGAAAGATGCACTGAATACCACGAAAAAAGACGATTTAGCGGACTCTTTTTTACAAGGGTTGTGGTACTTTAAACATCGAAATATTATATTATATGCGGACGATTTAAATATTAAACTTGTATAAATAACATAAGAATGGAAATCATTGACATTGGTGTTGATAATTTAGAGCCTATTTCGCTTGATTTTAACGGTTCAACACAGCCCGGACCTCCCAAAGTTAATTTTGGTTCAGGAATTGAATTGCTGATGAATGATAAGAAACGATCTGCATCCAGTGATAATGTTAAATTAGATTTAGGCGATTTAGATAGTCTGGAGCAAGAAATGAACGCATTATCGGAAACCGCTACCAATGCAGCTTCTGAATCAAAATCGGGTGGTGGTGGTGGCATGTTTAGTGGTATGTTTGGTAGTAATGATCCGTCTCCTCCTCCTCCTGCAGCCATTAAATTAGATGATCCTAATGATTCGTTTTTGGGTCAAGCCACGAGAGACAGTGCCGGTAGCACGAAAACATGGGATGGTTATTCCAAAATGAACGATATTCCCGCTTCTGGACCATCCTCCTCATCTAAGCTGAACGACAGAGATAAGAGACGCAAGAAGCGCATGATGCTTAAGAAAATGGAGGACTGGTATGCTAAGGGACAGCTCAATAATAGTTCCAATTTCAACATGGAATCATCATTTGAGGAGATTGAGGATGAGTACGAAACAGTAATGGAAGATAAGCGAAAAAAGGATTCTATCAAGTTGCAGGGATGGTGGTTTATGACATTTATCAACTCCATCGAATACGGAAATGCCGCATTCAATCCTTTTGATTTGAATTTGGATGGTTGGGGAGAACAGGTGAGTGAGGATATTGAAAGTTACGAAGACATTTTTTCGGAATTGCATGAGAAATACCAGGGTGGTAAAATGGCACCAGAACTATCACTGTTGCTCAGGGTTGGATTCAGTGCTGCTGTGTTGAATTTTTCAAACAAGGCGCTGTCCACCGCCACTCCCGCATTCAATGATGTTATTAAACAGAGCCCCGAATTAATGAAGATGTTCACCAATGCCACTGTTAGTAGTATGAGTCAACAGTCTCCTGGATTTGAATTTGCGAATAATTTAATGCAGGAACACGGGAATAAACCACATGGTGCACCCCCACCGGCACCGGTAAATACACAGGAACGTGCCCCACCCCAACGTCCCGGCATGACATTTACAGAAGCTCCCAGTAATCGTCCTGATATTAACGCCAGTCGTGGGACCATGTTCAGGGAACAGGGTGTTGATATGAACAATAATTTCCAGGGTGTAAATGATGCACCCGCTCAAATGAAAACACCGACTCAGCGCCCCGAAATGAGAGGACCACAAAATAGTGATATTGATAACATTCTATCTGGATTAAAGACCCGCACGGTTGATATTCATGAAGCCCCTCCTGCTTCCGCAAATCAAGGAAATGATTCCATGATTTCAATTACATCATTAAATGAAATGCAAAATACAAATATGCCCAAACGTGCTAATCGTAGAAAAAATAAATCGGATAAAAACATAATTGCACTCGACATTTAAAATTTGTTGGTATAAATTATCGACGGTATAAAAAAATATACAGTATGTATATTTTTTTAAGGAATCATACACAGATGAACGGGAGAGAAAGAGAATGATGGATAAGAGAGATAGAGATAGGGATGGATGCATTTATGCGCAACTCTGTGCAAAATACTTAGCAAACAACCAATTTATTTGGGGTAGTACATATGTTTCTGTTGTGGGAGGAGGGGATCTATCTGCTACCATTGGCACCCCAGTTGCCTTCACCTTTACGATGCATAGCTTTTGTAAATTACACAAATTCTTCATAATTATCACTGTTGATAAGTTGTTGTTGATACGACCGATATTATTATTTATTATCATTCAATTTTTTACATTTTACGTATAATTACATGCCTCCTCCATCACCTCAGTAACACTGTCATCAGCAGCCACATAAGCCATACAGGAGAATCCTCGTGTGCAACCGGTATATTCGTCAGCAACACTCGACCCATTGTACCATTAAAATTAGATTCGTCAATGATTCTTTCCATTATATTTACTGTTGCATTACACTAATAATCCAATACAAAATCAATTTTTGTATACATCCCATACTAATAGTGCATTGTTCTGGTTCTCAATTATCCTCATTGAATATGGAAGCACTATAAATCGTCTACATCATAATAGGCAGCGACAAGTTCATCTGGGTCTAAATGTGGTTGATTGTATAACACATAATCAACAGTCAGGAGATCGACTTCTTCGTTACATTGTGCATAATCCTCATTCAGCACATATTTAACACATATATTGACCGTTAACTTCTGTGTATTTACTAATACTTTCATATTCAAATTATCTATGTATTTTTCCAAATCTTCCACCGAATATTTATATCGGCGCAGTGTGCTATTGGTTATCGGCTCCATGATACGTTATTATATATATAACATAATACTGTAAAAATAATTCGGCAATTAAACTATGTACTACACTAAATAGTAAAGGGTATAAATATACATTTTAGTATATATTAATGATGGAATTTATACATACAGTGGTATGTAGTTTATATGCGAGTGGATGTTTTAGTATTATATACATGTGTAGTTACCCAACTCAAGTTATTAACGTGGTAGCCGAATTGTATGAAACCCATATTCAACCATATGTGGTTTCGGGTGGCATTCGCGCAATTACTGCATATAGCTCGGCCAAAAACGACATATATGGATTGACAAATGATATTTACATGTATCACCCAGGTATGACATATACTATCGACTTCATTACCTTTATCCTCCGCACAATATATGCCGAACTTTATAATTTTAGCATTGAGCCGTTTAGTTTGACATGGGTAAGCAAATGTATCCTACTTAACTGTGACACCGACAGCAATACCGACTGGAAACTCACATCTATGTATTATTGCATCGATACTAATGCTATATGTCCCGAATGGGTGAATTTTACCAAATCATTTAATGCCATGTCTTCCAATATTTCATGTGCAATGCCGAATTATATGTACGATGAAACCTTATTATTTGGCAGATTTAATGGCATATATGTATCGCGCATTCAACACAGTAAGACGACTGAGTTAACAAAGCACGAAGAGTTTACACAACCATCGTGTGTATCTTTTTTATCAGTGAGTTTGTCCATACCTGACCAGAAACCGGTAGATATTATTGTTGAAAAAAACCTATTATATGTGAACAATGAATTGCTTTCCAAAGCGTTTATCAAACGATATTTGGATCATAGTAACGATAATGTGATATTCAATGATAATTATACGGTTGATATTATCGACAGTAATGTTGATATGTTAACATTGAAGTCTGGCGAATATATTGTTTTACACGAAAGTGATTGTACAGTTTGCAAAGAAATTGCGAATACTGATTGAAATGATATAAAGATTTTCCCGTAATACTATATACGGGAGCAATCAATATGGATACAGTGAGTATTCCATCCCAATTACATACTTTACATGATAAATGGAATATGTATTACCATTTACCAGATAATAAAGCATGGGATTTAGCAAGTTATAATGTGTTAATGGGATCAATTGATAATGTCGAATCGGTAATTGCACTTTCGGCTGAGTTGCATGACAATGCAGTTCGTAATTGCATGCTTTTTGTTATGCGGGTAGGTATTTCTCCTATGTGGGAAGACCCCAAAAATCGCGATGGTGGTTGCTTTTCATATAAAGTGAGCAATAAATTCGTTCCTGAAGTTTGGAAGAATTTATTCTATTGTTTATGTGGTGAATCACTGTGTATCAAAAATGAACATAATACTTATGTGAATGGAATAACCATCTCACCTAAGAAAAACTTCTGTATTATTAAAATCTGGCTATCGAATACAAATATTCAAGACCCAGGGAGTATTGCTAATATTCCAAATCTATTGAAACAAGGATGCTTGTTTAAGAAACACGTACCTGAATTTTAAACCCTCGCTGGTATAAACCATTGGTCATCCAGCATTACATCTTCCAATGGTAAACAAAACGACGTGTCTTCTAAATAAAAAAATACAAACGCTAGATATAACACGGTTTTATGATATGACTGTATTGTTAGGTTTTTTATTATTTCTATTCTTTGCATGATAAATATATAATTTGTTATATATTTATTTGGTCTTACTTACCTTTCTATAAAATTGACATAAAATATATGGGGAAACCATTATCATATTACACCTAAAATGAAGCTAGAAACAAAGTACATATCGTCTCTCGGTATTAGCATCGACTTTCAAATCGGTAAAAATGCACATGATAACTTTGACATTATCGATGCGGCTGACCCCGATGATTTATGGTTTCATATAAATGAACACGCGTCATGTCATGTAATTGCTACTATGCCCAATGACATTCATTTTGATAAAAAACAACTCATGTACATTATTAAGCAGGGGGCAATCTTATGCAAACAGCATTCCAAATATAAATCACAAAAAAAAGTGGGCATCGTATATACTCAAATAAAACATATCACCCTCACTGATATACCCGGTAAAGTTGAACTTCAAACTAGTAAAACGGTAACAATATAATGCAACTGATCCGTTATTACGATAATGATGTACGTTGCACGGTTAGACCTTTTTTTTTATAATTAATATGTATATTCAATGGACGAACCCGACAAATCCACAAATGCCCTTATACCACATGATACTGTTGTAGATTTACTGCGAATTACCATGTTGGTATACAATTATGGTAAATCATTTACGGTTGATAATGAAAATGAAACGGTGGAATCTTTTGTCAATAAAATGACGAAAGATGGGTCCATTGAAACAGTTGGTCTGTCAGTTGTTCGCAAAGAAGCACTTATTGATATTGCCGCCCATGCTCCCACCGGTAAAGTATGTAAATTTATAAGCGACGAAGAAACCGACGTGCAGGTGGGTATTACAGTCAATGATGATGACAAACGCATTTGTATTGTATTTAGGGGCAGTGAATCGAAGAAAGATTGGTATTATGATTTACAAATTTTCAAACATAACCTCATCGATAACGTTTGGGTCCACAGTGGGTTCTATAAACAACTACATGAAAATGGGGTATATAACCAGGTACTATCTGAAGTCAAATTATTAGTGGAAACATATCCGGATTATTCTGTTTATGTAACTGGACATAGTCTAGGTGCCGCGCTCGCTACATTATGTGGGTATTCATTGTCATGTGAAATCGAAAATCAGGTTACCATCGTTTCTTTTGCCAGTCCACGGGTCGGTAATGCCGAGTGGAAAAATGTATTCGATAAACAGAAAAATCTCACACATTATCGTGTTACAAATGACAGAGACATTGTTACCGCATTTCCTATGTACAAATACTATCATGTGGGAAAAACGGTACGTCTATTTGAGGATTCATATTCCATCATCTACGATGATAGCCAATTACATTGGTATGATTTCACTCTATTTCAATGCTGGAGGGCAGGTGACCACGATTGTGACTTATATTACAAGCGATTATTACAACATAAATGGTCATGTTAGAAAATTGAATCATAATAGGTGAATATAATCTATGTACAAACTATAATAATGTCTACAACATTCAAGCCAAACAGTCGGGTATTAATCCAGACCAATCCATCATTGGTCGACCTAATTGCATTCACTCGCACTCATGAAGAATACTTTCGCGATTTAGATTTAACCGTATTGCAGGTTTATTATAACAATACGGTTGACCAATGGTCTGGTGGGAAATACTATTTACATGGTCAATTACCACTCTTACCAGATACCCCTATTACTCAACAAATTATTGATGATGCTAAAAATATACACATTCAACGTGGTATGGACTACGGTAGTCCGTGTAATTCTTTCGAAAGCGCATCTATTAATACTTCCATTAATAGATACAATCAAATTATTATGATTATAGACTTATATCAAACTGTATCAGTACACCTGTTACACTCTACTGATACCGAATACTTAAAAAAAGGGTCATCGTTTTTCGAACAACCCGCTAAATAAAAATATCCCATACATAATTATGACGGGGGGAGTGGTGCTAAACATAACATGATTTCTCCCAATGATGCAACGTCATACTTGACGATTAATGGTAAATCATTTCCTAAATACATTTCAAGGTGTGTACACAGGGGCGTACATTTAATAAAGTGGCTCAGGCTTTTTAGCGAAAATTCTCCCTGAATGACTACCGATGCATCTTTTTTTTGAATGAACTCCATGTTACCACCCGACTCAGATCGATAAATCTTAGAACTGGCAAAATTACCTTCACATGAAAAGATCAAATCATTTCCAACCGATTTAATCTCAATTCGATCCGATATACCATTCAAATCACGAATTATCTTTTGGAAATCAGTGGTCGGCAAATTAATCACAGTCGAATACTCAACGTCTGGTACGATCAACTCCTCCATATCCGGGTCAATCAGTCGCAATTTCTGGCAATAGCACTGCTTAATATCACCATTGTCATATTGTAGACCAAGATGAGATACGATTCCGTCATGATAATCCGCTTTATCAATATACATCGATAACGTGTCGTCATTGGACATGGTGGAAATCACCTTGAACAAATGTAATGTGTTGGCACATACGATTATTTTTTCAGGATCGCAATTATAATGCTCAAATTTATGAGAATGGAGGGATACATTCACTAAAATGGTATGGGTTTTATCAAAGTTGATAATTTTCATGCCATCCTTTGTAAATGTAATAGTTGCATCCGTTAAAATATCCTTAATCGCGGTTATCATATTACGAATTGGTTGAATTTGTACAGTTTTAATCGTCATTACATTGTTTTCTTCGTTCATATTTAAGAGGACGATCTGTTATTGGAATACATGTGCGTTTGTTTTTATGTTTTATTCGCTAAAATGTATTTTTGATGAGTTGAACGCACAATCTGTTGGGCGCCGTTCATCTGTGTATATTATGTACAATTATGGGTAATTAATATGATGGTTATCGTGCGTAGTATTGCTATTCAAATATTCATTATTACCTGCATTATAGTTACAATCATAATAATACGCTATTTTTGTAGCCACGGTTTAGGCATATAACATTGTGGTCATGCCATATATTTATTTTTACAATAATATTATATAACTATTTAGTATAGAAATGGCTACCAAAATAAATACTACCACTTATTCCAAAATAAATGCAGATATAATTGATATTATGAGAACAGGACTCTACTCTGGTGTTAATATATCTATATACACCGATGAAACTGCAACTGTGTTTGCAACCGATGGGAATGCTCCCATTGAAAATGTGAAAATCAGTAAGTTGAATACCACTGGTGCGTTTACGATTGCTGCTACGAGCGAATTTGTAAACGGATCCATTGAGTTGGTTTTTGGCGACGGATCGTCATTTAAAGTGGTTGATACAGTTGACGAATTTTGGTGTACACTTGAGGGCATTGTTTATACCCGACGAACATTTTAGATCATTATGATAGATAATATGTATATTTCTCCATATACATATTACGATTACTACACCCATATATTTATTTTTGGATAGTAGGTTTTCCGTTACTTACAACATAATTACCGACATATAACATCCCTCCTAAACCCTGTTGTGCCCTCTTATAACTTGCTAAATCATATAACTTTCCGGTATTTTTGTCCAATGCATAATCTATACCATCAATCGTTTTCTTAACCGCCACGGTTTTAACTATATTTGCATCCAATCCATCCTTTATGTTACTATCCGTTTCAAATGAAGGATAAGACGCAAATTGATTGGATTCGACATGTCCATGTCCATAACATACATACTGTTCTTCATCTGTACCCGACTTCAATGCCGAATATATATTACAATCCACCGCTGTCTCTTTTGCCGCTCTTAATATCTCATTGTTAATGCGCTGTTTTGCACTCGCAATTTCAAATAAAGATTCATCAGTTGTTACCGGTGTCTTTTGATCAACCTTACTGATGTCACGAATTCGCAGTTCTATGTTCTTTTCATCCGTTTTTTGTTCGTCACTTAACATGGATACATACAAAAACACTTTTACCGTTTTCATTTCTTCGGGTAAATCCTGGTGACTGCAAATACGTCTGGCTCGACCAACCACCTGTTCTACACGTACCATATGCCAATATGGCTCTATAATATGCACGAATCTCGTGTTTCTTAAGTTGATACCCTCTGCACCAGACGATGTAATCATAATTACCTTTATCACCTCGCCATACACGTTATTTTTTGCATGCTCCTGTATCTTATCCACTATGTTTTGGGGCACGAATTCCCATGCACCATTATACACATTACGAACTATTTCCTTTTCCTCTGCAGTTTCCGTACCAGTATACAACACGAATTTGGGTTTATCTATATCTTCTTCCTTAATGTCCAATGTCCATTCATCGCCATCGCGTTTTAGTTTAAACTCTGCCATTCCATTCGCTAAAAAGATAAGGCGCAATATACCTATTCCTTCCATCGTACGGAAATGACTATATAACAAATGTAATCCCTCATTATCTGGATCCGTGATATTCTCCAATACTTTTGCGAATTTTGGACTGTACATCGGCAGTGCATCCTTTGATAAATATAAACTTTCGTTACCACCTTCTCGTTTTTTATTCAACTCTTCCATTGCCGTATCTATGCGTTTTGCGTAACTTTCATCTACTTCGGGGACGGGCACTGGTACTCCGGTGTCTTCAACTACATCACGTACTGTGTTTAATCCTGCATCAAATGCATTTTCATCAACTTCATTATCGCCTTTAGGTGTGGGTACTGGACGCTCAATTTCCGGGGGAAATGTAAAGTTACAGGCTGCTCGTGAGAAAATACGATATGTTGATGATATCTTATACATATCAGTTGCATTACCCGCCTGCATTCGCTTCATCTTTGTTGTTTTCTTCTCGCGATCCGCTTCTTCTTTACGTATGGTTTCGTAGATACTAAACTGATGCTCGGTCATGGGGGTTTTTATAACATGATATAAATCGTTGTTTTCGGTTTTTACAAAGCTTGGTAATAAATCTTCCTGTGCACTGCGGAAATACGAGGTTAACCCTAATATGCGACGTTGAAATGTGTTAATGTTTTTGGTACGGTCGTTATCCACATCGATAAAACTATTGAAAAATGGATCACGTTCGTCAGGCAACGCTTTATGATGAACCGTTTCGATTTGAGTCGTTTTTACATTCACTCCGTTTTTAGGACTGGTTAATATACGTTTTATACTGTCCACAAATTGTGCATCCGTTATATTACCACGTTCATCTAATTGTACACCATTATATCGGTCAAATGTATCATTGTTACCAACACCTCCTTTTTGGTTAGTTTTGCGTGTACCAGGTTTCACATCGCGTGCTCCGCGTACTGTACGGGTGGTGTTACCACGTAATGCCCCACGTTTTTTTACATTAATAAACCCAAACGGGTTTCGCGTAACCGTCAACTTGTTATCACTGAATTCGACATAATCATATGTATTAAAGTTTGCATTGTTTAACATGTCCAATATTGTATTGCGATTCAACCGTTCTGTTTTTTCCCACGAGATTGGAATAGTCCAGCTCGTGATGTATCCACGCAGAATATTATATAGAATACCTATTTCATTCGGGTAATTGATAATAGGAGTACCCGTCAACATTATTACCTTTGCATTGGTTGCACTTAACAAATAATGATATAATTTATACGATATCGAATCGGGGGTTTTGATTTTATTCACGATGCGACTGACGAAATTGTGAGCCTCATCTATTATAACAACAGCATTATCAAATGGGTTTCGGGAATAATCGCCAGTGATCTCTTTTAATTTACGCTCATGTATACCACCATTGTAATTGTGGTTTGTATATTTGGTACGTATCATAGCGTTTAATTGGTCGTCAACTTCATCCTGCTCCCTGGTCGTTAATGCAGTGAAATTTGATTCCTTATTTATGTTTACTAACCATGCTCCGTTGTTTGAACGAATATATTCGGTCGACAATGACATTGCTCTGGATAATATACCCACATACGATGGGTTACCTTCTATGCTTATAAACTCCCAATATTGATTCTTTTTATATAAATCATCACCACATTTTTTCATTTCACTTAAGAAATTCATTTTCAATGATGCTGGTGTCATAACAATTACGTGTTTGTCGCTCTTCATTCCTTCTGCTATCGCGATTGATGTACATGTTTTACCCGAACCGAGACCATGATACAATAACAACCCTCTGTATGGTGTGTATATATTCAAATAATCGCGAACTATCTTTTGATGAGTTAGTAACTCAAATTCGGTTCCACTACTGCGGTTATCACATGATACCACATTATCTGTATCTAACAACTCTTTTTGGTAAGGAGCGAATGTTTCCGCGAGTTTTTGCATGTATATTTTACGATTGGACATGTAATATGACGGAGCCTTTATAATTACTTTCTCTCTCTCCTTTGGTAATCTATCTACTACTTTCTGCGTACGTATAACAGCGGTTGTTATATCAACCTCGGGTTCTGCCTCTGGCTTGGTTCTGGTGGGCTTTATCTTTAATTTGCGAATTTTACCAGTGACTGGTTTGTTTTGAATCGCACGTTTTGTTGCATCTTTTCCGACAGGCTCATCTATGGGTTCCTCCTCCATTATAATGGGTGCGGATGCGGGTGCGAGATCGGCCAATGCATCCTCGTTGACGTCGACCTCTTCCACATCGGGCGTTTCGATTTGGGCTGGTAATTTAAGTGTTTTTCCAGTAACTATGGGTGTGGGACGGGTATTGATTCGCTCTGCATCCACCATATCGGTATCGAATCCTGTTTTTTTTGTTTGAATACGTTTAATAATTGCCAACCTATCTAACATGTTATTGGTTCGTTTATCTACTACCTTAAATGGTATTATCGAATCCGGTTCGGGAATCATGGTTTCCTTTGTTTCCTCGTTACCATCCTCGCCCTTCTCTCCGTCATTGCCTTCCTCGCCCTCCTCTCTCGGCACAGCAACGTCGACTTTTGTTTGATGAAGCTGTAAGTTTACCCCTTTAAACATAGTTGGCATTGGACGTTTTTCGAGTAATTCGTCTAAACGTTGATATGTTGCATTACTCATTGTTCAGTGTAAATATATATTATATTGCTACAAAATATATTTATGTCCATTCGGCATGATGATTATTACTTATTTTACTCTCATTTTTATTTACAAACAACGTTTTTGCCATTGTCTTTATGATTTTGTTATCCAACCTGATTTGCTCATCCTCCACATCACCTAATAACGCCTGCATCATTTTGTAACAGAAATCATATGTGCGACTCGCGACGATCTCACATTCAGGATGAGCATTCCTCCAATTAGGAACTGATCTGTAATTGTTCATGGAGATACGACTCAGGATTTTTCGCAACTTAGATAATTCCTCTGTATCCTTACACCATCCTCCATCTTCCTTGATATACATGGTTTCGCGTTTGATGTCCGTACAATGTATGGGACGTTTCGTTACATCCATGTTCTTCAACCTGTCCATGATCATCTTGGTCATCCCGTTCACATATCCGTGGTGTCCAATGTACTCCAACTCATCATTCTGTACATCGATCGTTCGCATGAAGTCAGTAATGCTCATAGCATCTTTGCATGTATCATTGAGGAAGAAGTTAATATTGAACCGTTGGTTGTTATTAGTAGTATTATTATTGTTAGTTATGCTACCAGTATTATTTTTAACTGCATCAACCAGTTGTTGTTGTAATTCTACATTCTTTTGATTACTTTCCTGTAAGTGAGTATATTGTTCCACCATAAGGCTTTTGAATTCCTGGTTTTGTTTAAGTAACTCGATAATAGAAGCGGTTTCAGTTGCAACTGGTGGCAATTCCGGTTCAATTGCTACAGTTGGGACACATCGTTGCTTATGGTACCATAAGCTGTTTCTAGCATTATATTTCTTACCACATTCGCAGATGAAACTCGGTTTGGGTGGTTTTGGAACTAAAATGTTCAATTCTGTTCTATGTTTATGTTTTGCTGTCAACAAATGTCTATTATATTGACTTTCTCTGCAGGTAGTATAGTTGCATTTAATGCAATCATAAATACCGGAACTTTCATGAACTAAATTCATTCTAAATATTCTATATATTTAGAACAGGTTTAGTTCCAACCTGTCCGTGCGCAAAATCCTGAAAAAAACGGTTGCAGCCAACTCAACTTTATTTATTTCGCATTTACTGCATTATGCTTTGAACCGATTTTTACACTTTTCTGAAAAAACTTATGGCTCCACTTTCGAAAAATGGACATTTTCAGAATGTCCTATTTCTGATAATACAAAAACAAATTTACTTTTTGTAATTTATTTATTATGTGGGATTTATAAATTAGTGGGAACTCTTTATAAATTATGTGGGTTTATATTTAGTGGGAACTATGCTGTTATTTTATTTACAAACAACGTTTTTGCCATCGTTTTTATGATTTTATTATCCAACCTGATCTGCTCATCCTCCACATCACCTAACAACGCCTGCATCATTTTGTAACAAAAGTCGTACGTGCGACTCGCGACGATCTCACATTCAGGGTGAGCATTCCTCCAAGTGGGAACCGATCTATAATTGTTCATGGAGATACGACTCAGGATTTTACGTAATTTAGATAATTCCTCTGTGTCTTTACACCATCCTCCGTCTTCCTTGATATACATTGTTTCACGTTTGATGTCAGTGCAATGTATGGGACGTTTCGTTACATCCATGTTCTTCAATCTGTCCATGATCATCTTGGTCATCCCGTTCACATATCCATGGTGTCCAATGTACTCCAACTCGTCATTTTGTACGTCAATATTCTGTAAAAAATCTGTAATACTCATAGCATCTTTGCAGGTATCATTGAGGAAGAAATTAATATTGAACCGCTGATTATTATTAGTCGTATTATTGTTAGTTATGCTACCTGTATTATTTTTAACAGCATCAACCAGTTGCTGTTGCAATTCCACATTCTTTTGATTACTTTCCTGTAAATGAGTATATTGTTCCACCATAAGGCTTTTGAATTCCTGGTTTTGTTTTATTAGGGTTATCACAGCGGAGGAGTCACTTATTGTTGGGTAATCATCTTCAATCTGGTCCAATTGAACATTACATTTTTGTTTATGACGCCATAACCCAGCGCGGTCATTGAAACATTTTCTACATTGGGGGCACATTTTTTTACAGATTTTGGCATTTAATGTGTTGTCACCGTTGTTTTGTTGATGTTTTGCAGTCAGTACATGTATATCATAATTACTTTGTTTACTGCATTTAAAGTTGCACGATTCACATATATATATATTGGCATTTTTGGGCATTTAATACGTTGTTATAATAACAACACATTTAATGCCTAAACTTCCTTACGCGAAATCCTGAAAAATATGGTTGCAGCCAAACCAACTTTATTATTTTTGCATTTACTGCATTATGCTTTAAACCGATTTTTCCACTTTTCTGAAAAAACTTATGGCTCCACTTTCGAAAAATGGACATTTTCAGAATGTCCTATTTCTGATAATACAAAAACAAATTTACTTTTTGTAATTTATTTATTATGTGGGATTTATAATTAGTGGGAACTCTTTATAAATTGTGTGGGGTTTATAATGATGGGAACTATGCAGTTATTTTATTTACAAACAACGTTTTTGCCATCGTTTTTATGATTTTGTTATCCAACCTGATCTGCTCATCCTCCACATCACCTAACAATGCCTGCATCATTTTGTAACAAAAATCGTACGTACGGCTCGCGACGATCTCACATTCCGGGTGGGCATTGCGCCAATTGGGGACCGACCTGTAATTGTTCATTGATATACGACTTAGTATTTTTCGCAACTTAGATAATTCTTCTGTGTCTTTACACCATCCTCCGTCTTCTTTGATATACATGGTTTCACGTTTTATATCAGTGCAATGAATGGGTCGTTTCGTTACATCCATATTCTTCAACCTATCCATGATCATCTTGGTCATCCCGTTCACATATCCGTGGTGGCCAATATATTCCAACTCATCATTTTGTACGTCAATATTCTGTAAAAAATCCGTAATACTCATAGCATCTTTGCAGGTATCATTAAGGAAGAAGTTAATATTGAATCGCTGATTATTATTAGTAGTATTATTATTGTTGTTAGTTATGCTACCTGTATTATTTTTAACAGCATCAACCAGTTGTTGTTGTAATTCCACATTCTTTTGATTACTTTCCTGTAAATGAGTATATTGTTCCACCATAAGGCTTTTGAATTCCTGGTTTTGTTTTATTAGGGTTATCACAGCAGATGAGTCACTCATCGTTGGAAAATCATCATGTATAACATCTTCTATTTGTGAATTACTATTAGTTTTTTGCAATTTACAACTTTTCTTATGATTAAATAGAGATGATCTGTAATTATATGTTTTACCACAGCTGCATATATGCTGGGGTACGAGAGATGGTTGTATATCCGTTGTATCCGTTGTATTTTTATGTTTTGCAGTCAATAAATGTTTACTATAGTCATATTTATTGCTGCTATTAAATTTGCATAATTTACATTCATAATATTTTGCGTTTTTTTGCGTGTTTTGCGTTTTATTCATTGTATAAAAATACAACATAATAAAACGCCTAAATGGGGACGAGTCAAATCCTGGAATAGTGGTTGCAGCCAATCCAACTTTATTTATTTCGTATTTACTGCATTATGCTTTAAACCGAATTTTCCACTTTTCTGAAAAAACTTATGGCTCCACTTTCGAAAAATGGACATTTTCAGAATGTCCTATTTCTGATAATACAAAAACAAATTTACTTTTTGTAATTTATTTATTATGTGGGATTTATAAATAATGGGAACTCTTTATAAATTGTGTGGGGTTTTTCATTTAGTGGTTAGCTATGCTAACTGTATTATTTTTAACTGCATCAACCAGTTGTTGTTGTAATTCCATATTCTTTTGATTACTTTCATGTAAATGAGTATATTGTTCCAAAATAAGGCATTTGAATTCCTGGTTTTGTTTTATTAGGGTTATCACAGCAGATGAGTCACTCATCGTTGGAAAATCATCCACTATCGAATTTGTCAATGACTGGTTATTTTCGACTTGAAATTTACATTTCTTTTTGTGACGATAATACCCGCTATCGTATTTGTAATATTTTCCACATATGCATTCATATTTTTCACATGTGGGCGTTTTATATATACCATTTTTTATCCTATTATGTTTTGCAGTCATTATATGACGCATATAATCACATTGTTTGCTGCATTTAAAGTTACATGGAATGCATTTAAAACCAATGTTATTATTTGCGCGTAATTCTACTATCATTTACTATCTTTAACGCCGTATATAATGATAGGATAAAAAGAGCCTAAACTTCCGTACGCGAAATCCTGAAAAATATGGTTGCAGTCAACCCAACTTTATTTATTTCGTATTTACTGCATTATGCTTTAAACTGTTTTTTACACTTTTCTGAAAAAACTTATGGCTCCACTTTCGAAAAATGGACATTTTCAGAATGTCCTATTTCTGATAATACAAAAACAAATTTACTTTTTGTAATTTATATTTTATGTGGGATTTATAATGATGGGAAATATGCTACCTGTATTATTCTATATTATACAAACTACACAAGAATCGGCAGTTAAATGTCCAAATGTGTAAAATTAAATAATTTTTGAACAACAAAAATAAAAATAACACCACTGATATAACCACTCATATTGATAATTGGATCTATACTAATTGAACTGCTTACATATTTTATACTTGTTTTGTGTTGTATGAAATACTCAATAAGTTCAAATATGAAACCAATAATAAAGAATTCTAAAATATATTTAGTTTTGAAAATAGCCCCTTTAATAAAATACGATAAAAAATGGCCTATATTCCATCCAGTATAATTTTTAATATGTTTTTTTTTGAGCCATATTATATCCTTTTTTTGTTTGTATCTCCAAATTGTACATGTTATCCAGAATACTAGATCCGGAAGATAACTAATTCCAATTAAATTATACATATTATTATACATATTATTATATATATTATGAAAATAAAAAAAATGTTGTGGAACATGTTACCCCCCTATATCAATTAATCTAACTCTGGAATATAAATAAAGTCAGAAGATTTGCAGGTATCTTCATGTAATACATCATCGGGACATGTGAATAATTTCGTAGGAATACCATTTTGTTGTTTCCAGCATGTATATACACCCGTTAATTGTTGGTTTTTACACTGCAACGATATTGTCATTGGATCAGCTATCGATGAACGAAGTGCGTCACCACTTACATTTAATCCAATAGACTTATGTAACAAATCGGGTGTAATGAGTGTGTTTGTTAGTTCTAATGCAGTTGTAAAATAATCATATTGAGATAATCCAGAGCATGTCCCATGTTTCGTCCACTCATGTTGCCAAAACGAATCGTACGACGAACTGTCTATGTCATATTGGACATCTGGCCATTTTTCTACCATTGTATCCATTCCAATCGAGTCGGTGATACTACTATTGAATGCTTCCGTAGTGCATGTAGAAGGATATCCCGACGTGGTATATTGAGGCCATAACCCATGTATGGTGAAGTTGTTCTTCCAGTATGATTGTGGAGCATTACAACCGGGATAGGTTTGTCCAACACAAAATCCCGGCGTCCAACTATATGCAAACACATACATAGTAGATGGATCAGCGGCCATAATACGTTGAAAATAAGAGAACAATACTATCAATATTAAACTGGTCATGTCAAATAACTGTATTATAGTATACAACAATATTGTTATACAAGTTTGCTAAATAGATTGTTACCAGCATTTAGACAATGTCGTGTTTTGGCGACATTTCGGTGGCAATGGTGATCTGTAATTTGAATAGGTTCTCTTTGCGTCATAATAATTGTCTAAAAATATAGAGAAAGTATAAAATATCATTTCATGTCATCCAAGATAGTGACGGTGAATTTATCATCCAGTAGTAAACAAAATAATAAGGAATATAATGATCCAGGTACTGGTACCGAGATTATTCAACCAGGACAACCTAAGAAACGAGTGGTTACCACGAAATCATCGTGGATGTTCTCGCCTGACGACCTGTCTGCGAATCGTCAGTTTGCATATATCGAACAAATACATGCAAATGCAATAACAGATAACAATGCATGTAAGTTAATTTCGCAGCATATCAATCAAAAAATCAACGGATACAAGGCACAGGATATAAAAAAGAAGTTATATGACCCCACAAATACAGTTGATATGGATTATGTTGTAAATCTGCTGTATACATCACATCATGTGTGTTTTTATTGTAAAGAATCCGTCCAGGTTCTCTATGAAAATGTAAGAGAACCGAAACAGTGGACATTAGAACGGATATATAACAACATAGGTCACAATAAGAACAATGTGGAGATTGCGTGTTTACAATGCAATTTGGGAAGGAAAACCATGTATCATGAACGTTATGCATTCACCAAACAACTGGTTATCGTAAAACAACACTAAAACACTTGCGGTAAAATTACATAAATACTATGTGATTTTATTCCATAATATGCAGAATCTTTTTTCCAAAACGAACCATGAGAACCCATTAATACATAATACAAAGAATATGCTACAAATTCATGGTCATATTTACGATAAATTGCATCATTTCCATAAAACCAATAAAATCCCCCATTTGATTTTCCACGGTGCATCTGGCAGTGGAAAACGCACAATTGTGAATAAATTTTTGGATATCATTTATGACAATGACAAACACCGTATGAAAAGTAATATAATGACGGTGAACTGCGCGCATGGTAAGGGTATTAAATTTATAAGGGAAGAACTGAAATTTTTCGCAAAAACGAATATTCAATCCAACAATGGAACCTTATTCAAAACGATTGTATTAATAAACGCGGATCATTTGACGATAGATGCCCAGTCGGCACTTCGACGATGTATTGAACAATTTAGTTTTAACACACGTTTTTTTATTATAATAGAGAACAAGCACAAATTACTGAACCCGATATTATCCAGATTCTGCGAGATATACGTACCAGAACACATGGAGAATGGTACAATAACAAATCTGCACCAAAAATCTATAAATTCTCATTATAAGATTCAATATATAGAGAACACCGAAGATTGGTTAGACAATGCAATCGCCGAATACAGAGAAGGAGAGATATCTCATGAAACCACCATGGAGTTATGTGAACTCATTTATGAAAAGGGGTTAACCTGTTTGGAAGTAATTTGTTGGGTCAAAACTACAGACACGTTAGATAATTTGATAAAGGCAAAAACATGTGTGTGTTTTGATACAATACGCAAAGAGTACCGATATGAAAAAATGCTAATGTTGTATATTTTTGATTTTTTGTATTTGCGTCAAAATAAGGACTTAAAAAGTATTACAGAATTATAATCATATAAAATGGACGATTTTGTGATCTCAAACTTGCATGAATCTCGAAATGAATGGTGCAGTCGCCTGGTCAGCATATTCTCACCGTTAGTCGTTGAAGGAATCCGTTCTATATTTTCCGAATCGTGGAAAATGTGCTTGGATAACGAGGAAGCAAATAAGTATTTAATGACATTCCAGAATTTATTGTCACGTGTTCCAAAGTGGAATAATATAATTGTAGAGGAGGAGCGCATACGTATTATCGAGCGAAGTGGATGTGATTATTTGGAGGATTTGATTACATGTGTTCATATTATTCAGTTAAAGGTACTAACCTGCATACGGGTCGGCAATAAACAAAAGAAGATCGATATTTCTATACCCAAATTAGATACATTTATTCATAAAGTATACGTACATGTTGCTCGAAAAGTATACATGAACGTATATTTGTTTGAACGTAACGTAAATCCCCTTCAAACCCAGAAAAATAATCGTGAATTGGATACAATTGTACAGGAATGTATTTTAACAACCATCCGTGAAAGTGTGCCGACCGAAGCTATTATTCGCGCCTATATGGACGAAAGCGTTGAGCAGGAGGAGGAGGTTATAATTGAGGATATCGAAGATCCAGAAGAGGCGAAGGAGAAGGAAAAGAAGGAAAAGGAGGAGAAGGAGGAAGAGATGGAACGTAGCAATAAAACCGAGGATGAAGAAGAAAATGCATACGTAGTACCTACCATTAAAAACATGGATGAAGAAGAGGTGATTACCAAACTCACATTCAATGATATGGATTCTGTATTAAATGGTGAAAATACAGTCGAGTCGGTTGATGCCCCAAAGACGATTGATCGTCTGGAGGATATTAGTACATCACGTGCAATCGAGCGAAAACTGGAAGAAGAACAGGACGACGATGAAGACCGAATCCAAATACATACAGACATGATCGACCTGACTGGGTTTGATGTATTGGATGCACCAACCGCGCCATTAGATGATGAAATCATGTTGGATGGTATTGAAGAATTGCCACCAATTTAGGCAATTTGCGTTTCGTTACCTATATAAAATTCTATAATCTTATATATTTGCAACAATGGAGAAGCTTTTATTGATAGCAGCAATCGTTACATTTATGTATACAATGATGAAGGTAGTGTTAATGAAGTACGTTGATAAACAGATGACACCATTAAAGTTTATTATACGCGATGCTACAATGGTATTTGCAGCGTGTTTCATAGGATTATTTGGTTTTTTTCAAATAAATGGGTCGTTGAATGATTTTTTAAATGTGGTAACTGACGGCAAATCACTAAACATGCAAGCTACTCAGGTATTTACAGATGAACCGGGGTTCTAATAAGGAGTTGAACATAAAATACACATATAACAAACGATATATGTGTGTTGCACAATTACGTGTAAAATATATGCAATTATGTATATGGAGGAAAGAACCGACGATGAACAAATAGAAAGTATACAGAAAATGTTACACCAGGAGATAAAAGAAACCAAAAAAGCAGGTGTAGATAAGCCGATGGTTGGTCCAACCATTGTAAATAAGACACGTAAGCGCAAGTTAAAAATAAAGGAAAATGATATTATTATCGTCGATCCTGTTGTATCTAACATAGCTCTACCGGTCGATACCGGTAATAATTTGGAGGAGAAGCCTAGAATGAACGAGACATATGCAGATGTATTGGACCGTCTATCTACCTTAATGAATAAAAAAGGGGATACAATGCGAAGTAGAGTTTATAGTCGCGCACAAGACACCATATTGGGTTTAACCGAAGATATCACGGATTCAAAACAGTTGGAAGGAAAACCGAATATTGGTCCAACTATTATAGCTAAGTTAACCGAATATAGCAATACCGGAACACTTTCTGTATTTGATCGCGAAAAAGAGAACCCCGAAATATGGCTAACCGATGTGTATGGAGTTGGACCAAAAAAGGCACAGGAATTGGTAAAAAGTGGAATCAATACAATCGATCAATTACGCGAAAGAAAAGACGAATTATTAAATGATATACAACGGGTTGGATTACAATATTATGATGACATTTTGAAACGTATCCCCCGTACAGAGATAGAAGAATATAATAAGGTTTTTGACAAAACGTTTACTGCGATTAAGGGTGACGATGAGAGTGCAGAATATGAGATTGTTGGAAGTTACCGACGTGGGGCAAAAACGTCCGGTGATATAGATGTGATAATTACTTCGAAGCAATCAACTATATTTACCGAATTTATTAACAAATTAAAAACCGAAAATATTATCATCGAAACATTGTCGTATGGAAAAACGAAAAGCATGGTTATTGCTCGGTTGCCCGGGAATGAGGTGGCGCGTCGTGTCGACTTTATGTATACCACACCGGAAGAATTTCCATTCGCTATTTTGTATTTCACTGGAAGTAAAGCATTCAATACTGTTATGCGCGGACATGCTTTAAAATTAGGCTTATCATTAAACGAACATGGCATGTATGTGAAACCCAAAGGAAAAGAAAAGGGGGATAAGATAGTAAAGTCATTTGCAACAGAGGAGGAGATATTTGACTCGTTGTTTTTGAAGTACAAGACACCAGAAGAGAGAACCGACAGTCGTGCATTGGAAACCACATTACCAATTATTCCAGATACCGGTATAGAAAAAGCAGGACAGGATTGTTATAAGTCATGTGATAATGTACCGGCCGGACAATGTGCAACCGGTTGCTCCCCTAGTTGGGCTGATAATAAAATGAGTGCTTCACGTAATTGGTGTACATGTAATTTAGATAAAAAAGATTGTACTAGTAAGATTTGTCCAACACATGGAGAACCTGAACCAATTGCGAAACCCCAACCCGTAAAAAAACCGCGTAAAACGAAGAAGTTGAAAGGTTCACCTAACCCAGACGACCCACCCCCTGTAAAAAAGCCTCGTAAAACGAAGAAGAAATCACCAACCAAACCCACCGACGACGTGGTCACTGTACCTAAGGAAAAGACTCCCATTAAAGTTAGAAAAACTGGGAAGAAAATAAAAATTGCAGGCATTGCACCTAAGTTGACAATAGAAGAACCCGATATTGAAACGAATGCAGCGATTGACGTAGATGATATTACGGAGTTGATACCAATCCTGCACATAGAAAAGCAGGATAGCCCAACTGTTGCAAAAGTACACACAGATACCAACCCGAAAAACAAAACCGTGAAACGGAAGAAAAGTGAGAAACCAGAAAAGAATATAAAATTAAAAGAGGATAGTATACCAATGGCGGATGCAAAGGAAATTATACGCGATTTTTTAAAGGACGGCATTGGTGTAGTGGAAGCATTAACAGAAGCAGAATTGGCTGGTGTATTAGAGACAGCCAACCTCGCTTATTATAATACAAAAACCGTATTATTAAGTGATAATGAATATGATATAATAAAGGAATATATGGAGCGAAAATACCCATCCAATACTATATTGGATGAAATTGGCGCAAAGGTCATAAAAAATAAGGTGGAATTACCTTATAAAATGGCATCCATGGACAAAATTAAGCCAGATACAAATGCATTGGTAAATTGGACACAAAAATATAACGGACCCTATCTATTATCGTGTAAATTGGACGGAGTTAGTGGATTATATACGACAGAAGGTGATGAACCCAAGTTATACACTCGTGGCAACGGAAGCATTGGTCAGGATGTTAGTCATTTATTATCCGTACTGAATTTACCGAAGGAAAAGGGTATAGTTGTTCGAGGTGAATTTATCCTGCCACGTGTAGTATTTAATGAAAAATACAAAGATAAATTTGCCAATCCGCGAAATATGGTATCCGGTATCGTAAACAGTAAGACGATTGACCTAAAAACTCACGACATGCATTTTGTAACATATGAAGTCATCAAACCTTCACTCAAACCGAGTGAACAGATGTCGAAATTAGAAGAACTTAAGTATGAAGTTGTGCAAAATAAACGTGTGGAAACACTTACAAACGAATCATTATCTGAATTGTTAATGGATTGGAGAACCAATCACGAATATGAAATCGACGGTGTTATTGTAACAGACGACCGTATTCATCCTCGAAAAGACGGTAATCCCGATTTTGCGTTTGCATTTAAGATGGTTATATCAGACCAGGTAGCAGAAGCAAAGGTCGTGGATGTAGTTTGGACGCCGAGTAAAAGTGGTTATTTAAAGCCACGTGTACGCATCGAACCAATAAAATTGGGTGGTGTTACAATAGAATATGCAACTGGATTCAATGGAAAATTCATAGAAGAACATAAGATAGGAATTGGAGCAGTGATTCAATTAATTCGAAGTGGAGATGTAATTCCCTATATTAAATCGGTTACCACCCCAGCAGACGTAGCCAAAATGCCCAATGTCCCATATCACTGGACGGATTCTCATGTTGATATTGTATTAGATAACATAAATGATGATATGACGGTGCAGGAAAAGAACATCACTGACTTTTTTAAGACAGGGTTAGAGGTTGATGGATTAGGGGCAGGAAATGTGAAGAAAATAATGAAATCTGGTTATACAACTATACCTGCGATATTGCACATGTCAAAGGACGATTTTACAAAGGTGGCTGGGTTTAAAGAAAAGATGGTGAATAAACTGTACGATGGGATACAGGTACAGGTTGAAAAGGCGTCGTTGGTAACGATTATGGCGGCATCGAATAAATTTGGAAGAGGTATAGGTACGCGTAAAATCGCCCCTATTATGGATAAATACCCAAATATTTTGACGACAAATGAATCAATTGATGAAAAGACGAACATGTTATTATTGGTTGATGGAATTGGAAAGGAAAATGCAAACACATTTGCTTCCAATATACCAGTCTTTTTGGATTTTTTGGACCAATGCAATCTTCAATACAAACTGGGCAATAGCACAACCGATAATGGTGCGCCCGCTACACCCATTGAGCCAGATCACGCAATAGACCAGACAAATCCATTGTACGGGAAACATATTGTTATGACAAAGGTTCGCGATGCTGATATCATTGCTCAACTGAAGGTGAATGGTGGAATATTAGATGACAGCATTAGTAAAAAAACATTCATATTAATTGTCAAATCATTGGACGATGTTTCAAATAAAACGAAAAAAGCAAATGAAGACAATATACCAATTATGACACCAGAAATGTTCAAATGTGCATATATGAAAGCATAGTCGAGCTTCAAATATCCAACAGTGTACATATAGTATTTGTTACTTATGGGGGTGTGTAAATAAAATATTATAACAAATATAATATTTTTTATAGAATAAAAATGTAAATTCTGTATATATATATGAAGCCTAAATACAAAAATTTAGCCGTACTAATAATGTTCAGTAAACGGAAAAAAGCACTAATACGCGGATTACATTTACCATCAACTACTTCTATTACAGCTATCGTTCCGTATCGACCTTCAAAAAACGCGATTATAATGTACGTTACACCTCGTTCATCTATCGCGGTGATGTAACTGAATCACATGTATATGAAACAAAACTAACCCATATCATGCTATTACATTACATATATTGTGCATGGTATTGTGGAATATTATCTATATTAATAACAACATCTGTAATCTCTACTGGTTGATCGTGCAAATATTGTTTAAATATATCGCGATTCAGTTGGTCATCTGGAGTTTGATTATGAACCGTGCGTGCAATCATTTTGTATAGTTTGAAATTGGGATAACGTTCCTCGCCATTTTTCTTATATAAAATATTCTTTTTGTTATCATCCATACACCATTCGTGAATTAACTGTTGTAATTCATCATAGGATGATTGGTCGTCATCGTCATCAATGATAAAATCAAACAGGGAACATCCAAGCCGACACAAATCAAAACTATAATTCGGTTCAAGTCGAGCCTTATTGTCGTCCATATAGGGTTCGCAGTTATATTGTGTAGATGCGTCTCCATTTGGTCCAAAACTATCACTACACAGACGTTGTCCATTGTATTGATAAATCGCGCGACCAAAATCGATAAGTTTGTATAATTTACCAAACGTGGGAACCTTATAGGTTTGATTGTTATATATGTAATACAAATGCTCAATGTCTGTACGTACGTACATTATATTATTGGTATGAAGGTCATTGTGTGTAAATTTAAACGCACGTTGATAGGTTAATAGTGTCATGATAATCTGCATCATTGCTGATATACCGTCGTCCATTCCAATGGAATTGGTTTCAAATAAATTATCTATGGTGCCATCACATTTTTCTAATGCGATACATTGTACTGGAAAGTCATTAATATACGCAAAGTTTACATCATCATCACATGAGTCGGTATCGCATTCACTCTCATCTTCGTCGTCGGTTCCCCAATCCTCCTCCTCATTATTATCATCGCTACCACAATCACTGTTATCCGTACTATTATTGATACTACTATCATCAGTACACGATGAATCGGTAGATGTTTCACTTGTATTACGGGGTATGGCTGCGAGTGTCTTTGTATATACTACATCCTCAACCATCACATCAATATCTTCCACCACAGTACCTGTACCAATATTACTGACCGGTTCGGCATCCACCACGGTTTCAATATCTTCCAACACAATGTCCATGTCTAATACATCGATTTCAATGTCGATATTACTATTATGTTTCGGTGAATTTGAAATACATAAGCGTTTTTTATTTGCATGGGACCCATAATTATAATAATCGGATTCGCTGGATTTAGACACTGTAAACAGTTTGTTGTTATTGGCATTAAAGAACGATGACGATTGTAAATATTCATAATCATCTGTAATATCCATTTTATATTTAGACTGAATTCCTAAAAATGAACCAAAAAAATCAATACCATGCATAAATTGATGTTGGTGTAGTATTTGGCTCGATAAATAGCTAAAAAAACAGTCAACATATGCCATATTGTTTGGATCACTTATTTTTGGATGAACACCAACATTGGTAATAGATGGCAATTGTCGAATTTGTTCTTTGGTTGATTCATATTTTCCACCCATATATCGAATCGGGTCTAACAATGGTGAATATTTAATAAAGACGGGTCGGTCTACAATCTCGTTTGTAGATAAATCTACTACCGAGTCCATTGTCACTATATGGCATTTATTATTAAGGGTTACTGTATTAAAATCATTTTCAGGTAGAGAAAACCATGTATTATAGACCGGGTTGTAACTTTGCATGTTGGTAATGGTAAACGGCATATATTCAGCTTCGATATCACATGTAGACGTAATACTTGCATTTTCAACTAAATTATCCAAATCTACAGGTTTGTGAGGTATGTGTTGTATTGAAAATTTAGGGGTTTCGTGTAATGTTGACATCCAATTGGCAAATCTGTATAAGTGGTAAATAGAAATTTTTCATTTTAGCTAAACTAATATGTTGTATAATTTGGTGATATGCACGTTTGCCCTAAAAATACATAATGTTTGGTTATTTTATTAGACATGACTCTCGAATTAAAACGTTTCAGTATGAAGGATATTACATTTAAACCGGATGAAAATAAAGGACCGGTTATTGTTATGATTGGGCGACGTGATACAGGTAAGTCTTTTTTAGTAAGAGACCTACTATTTTATCACCAGGACATACCTATTGGTACTGTTATATCGGGCACAGAAGCTGGTAATGGTTTTTATGCCGAACATGTTCCTAAATTGTTCATTCACGAAGAGTATAACACTGTATTGATTGAGAATATTTTGAGACGACAAAAGACTGTTTTGAAACAGGTGAATAAGGAAATCGAACAATTTCGTCGGTCGACGATTGATCCAAGGACGTTTGTCATATTAGATGATTGTTTATATGATGCATCCTGGACTCGTGATAAAATGATGAGGTTATTATTTATGAATGGACGTCATTGGAAGGTGATGTTAATTATTACTATGCAATATCCTCTAGGTATTCCACCCAATTTGCGTACAAACATCGATTATGTCTTCATATTACGTGAGCCGTATTTGACAAATCGTAAACGTATTTGGGAAAACTATGCCAGTATGTTTCCTACGTTGGAATCTTTCTGTGCAGTGATGGACCAATGTACAGAAAATTATGAATGTCTTGTGATTAATAACAATTCGAAGTCCAATAAGTTAAATGAACAAATCTATTGGTATAAAGCTGAAAACCATCCCAAATTTAAATTGGGATCAAAAGAATTTTGGGATATATCTAAAAATATGGGCTCGGATGATGAAGATGAAGCATACGACCCAAGCAAATCGAAGAAAAAGAATGCGACAACCATTAATGTAAAAAAATCAAATTGGTAGTTTTTGTGTTACGGATTATCATTTCCAGTTATTATATCATCATCGTTATCGATTATTATATCAAATATTATATTATTGACATCTGTGTCATCATTGACCACCGCATTGACCAACGCATTGACCACATCATTGACCACATCATTATCATCGGTATCATCGGTATCATCATTGTATCCGGTACCATCATTGACCACCGCATTGACCAACTCATTATCATCGGTGTCATCGGTGTCTTCATTAATATCGGCATACTCGTCTGTTTCTTCATCTGTGTCTTCATCAATATCGGCATTATCGTCGATTTCTTCATCTGTGTCATCCATACTACCAAACTGTGAGACAAGATTATTGTTTGGTGACGGTTCATTGTTTTCTTTTTCATCATCTGTGTTATCTTCAATAATTTCAATATGACATGATTGGTAATTCTTTACATAATGATAATTTGTGAATGGAACATAGCATGTATTATATGTAACGTGTTTTGCTCTAAACATAGTAGATAGATGTATATATTTTCGACCAAAACATGGTGAATTTTGTTTAAATTTTGTTAGACGGTAATACAATTCGTGTGATGCTGCCCTCTTTTCAACCATATTAACTGAATAATTCGATGTATAAAACAAATGCAAATACGGTTTCATTGCAGGTATTAATACATCTGTTGGGAAATCCACATCTATTTTTATGTGTTTGTTTTTAGAGTGGTGTTGGTCATTATGTTTGTCAATCATATTAAAAATATCAATGATTATAGTTGATGTATTATTGGTGGTTATCATAGACTCAATATGTAGTTTTCGTATAAACGACTCATTATTGTCGCGAAATATTTTCAAATGGAAATTATACAAAAAGTATTGATGAAATATAGATGGTATTACAAATCCTCCATGTTTCATGAAAAAATACATGTTATATAGATGGTGTTTACCAAACGGCAAATTATTATATGGGTTTTTGATAGACAGTGGTTCCGCAAAAATGTAAGGAGAATGGGTTAATGCATTTTCGATAATTTTCGTTAAGTCACTCTTTGTAAATAAATACTTTTTACCAAAATGACAGATTGCAATAGTGAAATATTGTTTTTCGGTAATGGGATTCATTAATAAATCGCAATCTATGGTTATTTCCGTCCGGTGCCATCTCCATTGATGTACTAATCTACATAACCTGCGATATAATTGCTGAGCTTTACCAAATCGAATTAAGAACGCATCTATATGTTTCCTCGAATAGAATGGATTCGCAATCATGTTTTTTATATATAGGAATTTATCGCGTACCGGATGCATGCTATCAAAATGGCAACGAATATATCCGGCGCATAATATCACAATAAGAGTGTTCGGGTTCTGTTGTAGTTCAGTCACGCCATTTTTTAAGTCGGGAGAGGAATGCATATATTCATCCGTAAGTAATGTGTATTTTAATCCAGGCGTTATTGAACATTGCTTATGCAATAAATTATAAAAGGTTTTCATGATAATATGTAATATGTAAAGAACATATTATATTTCTATATTGTTTCTGTTGTTTTTTGTCTAATCGACATCTTCTAGAGAATCTCCACCAGTATGTTGTGCCATTAGTAATTCATTGCGCAATTGTGTCGATTCTACGTTTGATACTTCGCGCTCTTCGAAATCAACCGTCTCCTTTACACCTACCAGGTTACCCTCGTCATCCATTGTCTGGGTTAACACATTACCACTGGTCTTAGCCTTCTCGATGTTTTCCATAATCGCCTTTTTCTTTGTTTCGCGGATGCGTTCCTCGAACTCCTTCTTTGCCATTTCTTCGTTCTTCATCTTCTCTTTGTGGAGTGCATTTAGCTCTTCCTCCATGTGCTCTACGCGTCCAGTTTTATACGCGTCCGGATCCCAGGGAATCCAGATACCAACTGGTCCCACGAAAATATCGTGATTGGGATCACTTTCACGCAACTTTTTGCACTTTTGCTCCGCCTCCTCTTGTGATGCAAATGTGCCACGCACTTTAAGTCCGCGTACAGATGTTTGGAATGAATGTTCGCGGTTGAATTTTTCATTTAGGGATTCCTCCTGCTTATCCATGAACGTTTTATAATCGTCTTCTATTCCGCTCTTTCTTAATTTGGTACTTTCCTCTTTTACAAAATCGTTAAAATCTGATATAAGGGTTTCCACGTTCATATTGTGTTTGTACGCGATAAAGTGGATGTATTCGAAGTATCGCTCCATCGATTTAGAGAATTCCCAGTTTTTCATAAATTGGTCAAACAAATATACTTCTCGCTTCTTTAGGATTTTTTCAGGAGATACGAACGAAAGACATGCAAATTTCTGTCCTGCGATTGAACCATCTTCATCACATAGGTCCACGTATTTAGGATTCTTTTCGCCACCGTCCAGTGTTTTCTTCTCGAAAGCTGACATTATATATATCCTTCAACAAATATATTTAAGTGTTTTCTGTATAACATAATATTTTATAGCCATTTAGACTAAAATAATTTATTTGAATATAATATATCACAACGACAGAAATGTTTGACATGAATGAGCTATTAAAACGTGCGATTAAGTATATTATCGAAGGTTTGGCAGTTGCTATTTGTGCCATGTTAATCCCCAAGAAGGCATTGGGTATGGAAGAGATTATTATTATTGCATTGACCGCTGCTGCTACATTTAGCATTCTTGATGTGTTCATCCCATCCATGGGATCCAGCGCCAGAACAGGTGCCGGTATGACACTCGGTAGCAGCCTAGTTGGTGGTATCCGTCTGGCTGTTTAAGCTAGTTCATAACTGGACAATGAGGGTTATATATATATTGGTTTAGTTTGTATTTTGTGTAGGAATATCTACACAACATATTCAGCTGTTATCACAAATGATTTTATTGTATTTTCAATTAAATCATACATTTTATTACAGAGATAGAGAACCTAATCATTATAGATTATTATACCGTTGGAAAATACTCCCAATCCAGGTCCTGGCTCACCTTTTTCCATATCATATCCTGTTCCAATTGTTTTTCTCTGTCTTTCATCATAGGAATATATGGCAAATATTGGGTCTGGTCCAATAACACACATAATTGGTGTAATGTGTACGTATAATTGAAGAAATTCGTTCGACTCGGTGGACAATGTACCGCCCATGGCTTCTGTATTTCAATGAAGAGAACACAAAGGGTTTCATGTAATTCTTCATTCATAATGGGCGGTTTTATTCCAAATAAGGAGTTGATATACTGAATATGTTCAAAATACTTATTGAATCCTAACTTTCGTAAGATTTCGCGCATCTTATCATAATTGATGAGTGACATATCGGTAATGCGTTCCTTTTTTATGCGGGCTTTGATTGCGTCAATCACCTCATCTGGGATTTGTGTTGTCTCTTTTGCCTGAAATTGGGAAAGGATCTCCTTAAAATGGTTGAGGCGAATATAGGCGGTATAGGACACTTCATTGGGAGGTTCTTTGTTGGTCGGCTTTGAACTGTCTACAATGTAGGTGACAAATTTGCCACACGCACTGTTGTTGCAAATCATAATACCCTCTTCATCCTGGGGTATGAGCTCACCTGTCCCGCATGTTTCACATACATCGGTGGATACGACAAAATCCTGTATGTTGGCTATTTCATTGGTGACATTTCGCCAGTAGTGTTGGTATGACTGTTTGGATTTCGTGTATTTGTCATTATTAATGTCAGATGAATCGGGTTGCAATGACTTGATTTTGAAGAAGGAATTGAGAACATTGGAGTTTTGATTTGTAGTGTTGGAATCAGCGGATATCTGCTTCTTTTGTTCAAAATAATCGAATATGTGTTTGGAATTATTAAGCAGGTATTCCTTCTTTTGTTTTGTCAATATTTTTACCTCGAGTTGGATGGCTTTGATTCTATCGCGCATGTCCATATACTCGTCATACTGATTGGTACGCAACTCTTTAATTTGCAGCTTGAGGTTCTCCTTTTCGGCTGTAAGTTGTGGAATGAGAACCGTCTCTGTATTGTGAAATGTATCTAAAAGCTCGGTATGTTTGATGTCGATCGTATGCAATCCTGGTTTTTTTTGCGGATTGCCTTTTTTTTGATTGGAATTCATAGAGAACTATAGTTTATAATAGTTGTCTACGTGTTTTTATGTTGGTTTTTTGCGAATAGGATTATTTTTTGGATTTCCTTGATTTATTGTGTTTGGTTGGTTTCTTTGATTTTCGTTGTTTGCGGGATTTATTCTTTTTTATATAGGATATGCGTTTTGTACGACCCTTTTGTTTTTTATTGGATCGTCTTTTTGTTTTTCGTTTTCCACCCTGAATATTATACTCAACATTAAATACGGATGTGGTTCCTTTGACAGATGTGGTTTTGTTGACGGGTGTGGTTTCGTCGACAGATTCGGTTTCATTGACTGGTTCTCTTGCATTTACAAAACCTTCTAATATACCATAATCATAAATATTATATCCAGTGAAATAAGTTGCTGATATCAACGTTGTATATGCAGTATAGGCTTTAGTCACGTCATTGTCACATATGATTAACAAATATTCTCTCATTATGTTAAATTCGTTTGTTACGGATGTAGTTATCATATCTTCAATCATGTCAATGAAATCAGCTGAATCATGTAGGTTGATTGGTACAACACCTGATTTACTCAGTATTTCATTATCAGTATTGTCTATCTTTTTGAAATAGGCTAACATATTTTCCAATGAAGCATCTGGTTTTTGGTGCGGATCCAACTCCACTGTTGGTTTGTTTTGTGGTGGATCCAACTCCACTGTTGGTTTTTGTTGTTCTTTACTGTTAATTGATGGATCGTTAGATGGTGGGTTTAATGTAAATACAGTATTATTATTATTTTCTTGTCTGCCACCATTAAATCCAACGACGTTGGATGCATAATCATCAAATGTATTTATTTCGTTGGGTACAACATCATTATTAGGAAATGCATGATTAATACCGGTAGATAACCATGCATTTTCGGGCACTTTATTCGCATGAAAATCACTATTAAAAAAGGAGGGTTTAAATACAATGTCGAGTGGAAACCAACTTTCTAGTGCTTCATTGTAATCATCTATCGACTGCTTGGTATCAACCTTCCTTATTTCGGTCTTTGCAACACCAGCTAAGTATTCAGTTAACCCAACTATATATGCAACCTCTTTTTCTCCGGGTTTAGTGTCAGTAACATATGCATTCACGTTGGCTATATACGAGTCTATGATATTCAATAGATTTTTTTGATTGCATTCATTCGGGTATATGATAGAAACATTTGGGTCTCCTCCAATTATCATGTGGGTTACGTTATTATTATCAACATTACTACGATACAAATTTTTTATACTGACCTTCTGGTTACGAGTAAGTGTACCCAACTCTTTTTTCGTTAATGTCGGTTGTACAGGAGCATTTTTTTTCACGTTGCTCCTAGCGGCTTTCACTACTTTCGTTAGTTTTACAGGCTTTTTTATTTTTGCTTTTGCTGCTAATGATTTCGCAGTCGCATTCTCTATCTTTGCTTTTAATTCCTTCAGTTTTACGTGATAAATTGGATTATTGTTGTAATCGTCTACAGTCAAACCATCAAAGTCTTCTTTAGATAAATAATCACGGTATGCTACTGGTTTAGTAGCATATATAGCTCTGTCTCGCAGGTAAGTATCATTCGTGAATATGACATCTGTATCGCTGGCAAACATAAGATGACTTAAATCGCCTATCAACTTACATAGAATATGCCTAATTCCATCTAGAAGTATTGTAGGTTCTACACTATTAGCATTGTCCTTAAAAAATTTATTCTTAGCCGGGTTTCCACCAATATACGTTTTTCCACCGTTATTGTAGGGGGGTGGGCTGCTAGTTGTAACATCGAATCCGTTATTATCTATAACCGAATAAAATGGAACACCATTATATGTAATTGTGACCAACAATGGATTTCCCCTCCCCATTGGTTCATTGGTAAATTGGATAGTAACATTATCCAAACCATATTTTGTCAAACTAATCACATCTTTTTGTCTATCCGCCGCCAGGAACACATTAAGGTTGCCCCAATTTGTAGTTCCAACCTGGTTAGTATACGTGCGAGTAGCCGGGTCAAAATAATAGGAAGGAGTTATCTTATCGGGAAGTCCAAATTCTCTACCTGGAAATGTATCATGAATTGCAAAATTTAATCCATCAAGTTGTGCCGGTTTTGGGTAACCCGGACCATAAAACGGCAATGTAAGTGGTTCCATATACATATTATATGCGATTGATTCCCCCTTTGGGGACAGGTCAAAAAACATTACGGGTGGTTCGGGTTTAATTGGAAACAAATGTTCCATACATTTTGTATATAATGCACTATTTTTACTAGTAATACTCGGGGCTGCAGTAAAATCGTGATCAATGTCATCATGATCCAATGAATTGTGCCAGATTTTGTCATCATTACTATTGTCAGGTAGGTAATCCATTATACGTTATAACGTATCGTTTATATATATAAATGATACTTTATTTACACCATTGCACTCTTTCTCCGGGTTGATCTCGCACTCTTTGTCTTTGTGGGGCTCGCACTCTTTGTCCGGGTTGATCTCGCACTCATTTTCTTCATGGGACTCACACTCGTTGTCTTCACTGTGCTCACGCTCGTTGTCTTCATGGTGCTCGCACTCTTTTTCTTCGCGGGACTTTCAACTAAATATTTCTTACTCATATAGTAAAATTCGTCGTCTGCTCGTTCGGGTAATTCTACAAAACCATAATTCTTACTGTAGTAATCCAGCAACACAGATGCTTTCCCGTGTTCGGGTTTTCTTTCAATATACAAATAAACACCATTAATGCCCTTACGTCCGCTAGATAAATGAGACAGAACATGTGTATCAATCAACCCGAATACCGTACCAATCGGTTTAAGTAATCCAGTATGATTGTCTATTAATTTTGCCCGACACACTTCATTAATCCACGGTTGTTGTATTTTAAAAAATCCTTGGTTACTCATTTGAATTGTAGCAGACCCACCATCGACAAAATCCATCAATGTAGTCGCGCCTTCCGGATATCCTAATGACAACACCACCGCTACTGTTTTTTCTCGTCCGGGTGGCGTTAATAAATCAATCAAACGCACAGTATTACCGGCGATATCATTCTGTTCAAAACATTTTTGTTGCATTTTGACTAATATAGAAACCAGTTTATCAATGTTTATTTTTTTGGGCAACATTTTATTTTCATAACCGCTATACTGTTTCAATGCCGCACTTTTTTTGGATGTACCTAATACATATACACCGGAAGAATATATAATTGACATGGATAGTTATATAATATTAATATATTATATAATTGCACGCTCTGCTAAAATATTTATTTTTTTGACTTAGTATGTTTTTTCGATTTATGATGTTTTTTCGACTTAGTATGTTTTTTCGACTTATTATGTTTGATAACGGATTTTTGACTGGACCGTTTCTTTTTACGTGAGGTTCGACGTTTATGGTTATTTGATTTATTACAGGAACTCCCCCCAGTGGCTACTGGTACGGTAGCCAGTTTCGTACCAATAGCCGGTGGTTGGAAGACCGTTTGATTAATACTGTTTTGATTATTCCTGTTTTCTTTATTCATGGTAATCTTATCTTGAACCTGCTTGATGCTTTCAGTTAATATTCCATTTGGTGTATAATTTTTCTGGTCAACTAGTTTTTTTATTTTTGCATAAAAGTTAAATACATTTCCATAGTTGTTAGAAAAATTATCCATATTATTGGTTGATGATAATTCATCTAACCCCGCTATAAGGTAGGTAATTTGTTCGAGAACGTATGTGTCGTTCGGTAACAATTCTAATAATGATACATCTAAATTTATTAGTAACTCTTTATATATTCCTGGTTGACCAGTTGGTATAATTACCCCCTTATCTATAAACAATTCGGCTAAGTCTGCTGCACCTTTACGTATATCATCACTGTCGAATTCCACCAACTGATCACTTTCATCAGCATCCTCATCAGCATCCTCACCATCATCGCTAGGATCGCCCCCACGCGTCTTTGTAACTACTTTTATATTTTTTAGCATCTTGTCTATTATACTAGCAAGGGTATGTGCGCGTTCCACGTTACCTGCTGCATATCTTACTAAACTGTTATTTGCGACATTACACCATCTTTCATATGTGCTTGTCATTCTGGCTTTTGCGTCATCTATAAATTCAGTTTTGGTATCATTAACCATATTATTATAATAATCGTCTTCTAGTTGTTTCCGTAAAGGGTTAGATTCAGCTAGATATAGATTAGGTTCTTCGTCAGGGAAGATTGGGTTTAATATATTAGTTATTCCATCGGTGTCGACCATCCATTTATATTTGTTTTGGTTGGGGTTATGATGGTCATCGTCGCGACTTAGTTTTACTCCTATAGTATTTGATTTTAATCTATTACAAGAAATGCATGCCATTGCATAGGATGCCCAATATACATCAGCTGATCCTCCTGAAACAAGTGCGCCATTAAGTAACGTCGCTATAATTGCAGCGAGATGGTCACAGTCACCACATCCAGCAGTAACTTGTCCAGCTCCCTCTGGTGTAGGATTCAGTGGCACCAATGTATTTTCGCGGTATGGTCCTGGTTCGCGGTTAAATGCAGCTAATCGTGGTTTAGCGAATCCGTTGTTGGCATCAGCGGGCATATATCCTGTATCCGCCTCCCCCTTTAATGCTAATACGTTTACCCCACATATCCAGCAGTTGCCACAATCAATTTTGTGGGTTGGTTTAAACGGGTATCGTCTGCTTTTCGTAGCTGGTATTTCCATATTATCCTTCCTCATTTTTGTTGCAATCCCGTCCCATGTCATCATATATGTACTAGCGTTTACATTGGTTAGTGTTACATCATCTGGAGTTACATCTATCCAATCGTTCAACTCATCCATGGTCAAAAACCGGTCTAACCCGTCAATTTGTTCACCTACAGGTTTGTGTTGTTTTGCTGCTTTACATTCAGCTTCTGGTTTTTTACTACCAACAGCTATAGTCCTCAACTGTTCTGGGGTGATTCCTTTTGATTTAGCATCGGCGTTAATTTGTTTGGTCAGTTCATCTTCTATCGCCTTTGCAGACATCCCACCATTCTTAATAATGAGAGTAGTTACCGCATTTACAATTAATTGTGCAAGGGATAAAATTTTTTTTGGTTTAACCGACTTACGACCAGCGTTTACGACTGGTCGTTTAGTATGTAATTTGGTAGATGTCATTGTTATTATACTAACTGCATAAAAAAATACCAATTACTGTTCGTAATCCTCTATAAAACTCTATCTAAACCCATCATATACCAATGTCCTCCCCTAAACTCATCGATATCCCCGATATGATGCAATTATCTAAACCAGCATTCCAAAAAATGCTGTTTATAGCGAATGCTCTGGAGCAGGGGTGGACTGTCAAAAAATCGCAGGATTCCTATATTTTCTCGAAGAAACACGAGAACAAACAAGAAATATTTCAGGAGAATTATTTAGAAACATTTGTAGCCGCCAATTTGTCGATGGATTTCGTGTTGAATTCCATATAATGGCCGTCAAAAACACAATAGTAGAATCAGTATTATATTGTCATATTATGTGAGCAAAACCGCAAACATAATATATAAATCCCAATAAAATCCCAACAAAAAATGTAATTATTGTTATGGATGCATATCCCGGTTTGTTTAGGGATTTTCGCGATTAAAAAATGAAAATCGAATTCTTTTCATTTTCCCCAAATTATTTTCTTTGCCTAACTTATATATATAAAACATGGCTGGAGGATTAATGCAACTTGTCGCCTATGGCGCCCAAGACGTGTTCCTTACTGGAACCCCCGAGATTACTTTCTGGAAGGTGTCTTACAGACGCCACACCAACTTCGCGATGGAGTCCATTGAGCAGACATTCTCTGGTCAAGCCGATTTCGGTCGCCGTGTTACATGCACAATCAGCCGTAATGGTGATCTTGCATACCGCACATACCTTCAGGTGACACTCCCTGAGATCAACCAGGAGTTGAACTCCAGCTCTGCTGCCGGAGAGGGTGTGTACGCTCGCTGGTTAGATTATGTTGGTGAGCAACTCATTGCCCAGGTTGAGGTCGAGATTGGAGGTCAACGTATTGACCGTCAATATGGTGACTGGATGCACATCTGGAACCAACTTACCCTTTCCAAGGAGCAACAGTCTGGTTACTACAAGATGATCGGTAACACAACACAACTTACCTACATCACTGACCCCAACTTTGCTGCCGTGTCTGGTCCCTGCGCTGCCGGTGGACCCGCCCAGGTGTGCGCTCCCCGTAACGCCCTTCCTGAGACAACACTTTATGTTCCTCTTATGTTCTGGTTTTGCCGCAATCCCGGACTTGCCCTTCCCCTTATTGCCCTTCAATACCACGAAGTCAAGATCAACATTGATTTCCGTCCTATCGGTGAGTGCTTGTGGGCTGTGAACAAGCTTTCCGGAGGTAAGGCTGTTGCCCAGGCTTACCAACAATCCCTTGTTGCCGCCTCTCTTTACGTTGACTATATCTTCCTTGATACAGATGAGCGTCGCAAGATGGCACAGAATCCCCATGAGTACTTGATTGAGCAACTTCAGTTCACAGGTGACGAGTCTGTTGGTTCTTCTTCCAACAAGATCAAGCTCAACTTCAACCACCCCTGTAAGGAGTTGGTCTGGGTTGTCCAACCTGATGCCAATGTTGATTACTGTTCTTCTCTTGAGAACGGTTCTCTTCTTTACAAGACACTTGGTGCCCAACCTTTCAACTACACAGATGCCATTGATGCTCTTCCCAACGCCGTTCATGCTTTCGGTGGTGAGACAGCTACATCCGGTTCCAATGCCTTCATCACTGCCTCTGGTCTTTTCCAGATGGACGGTGCTGCTGATGCTGATGGTGCTGGTGGTGACACAGAGGGTCAACAACTTAACAACGAGGGCACAGACATGGGTTCCGTCCTCTCTGATGCCGGTACATTCGTGCTCGCTGAGTCTGCCATTGACATGCACTGTTGGGGTGAGAACCCTGTTGTCACTGCCAAGCTTCAACTTAACGGACAGGACCGCTTCTCCGAGCGTGAGGGTTCTTACTTCGATGTTGTCCAGCCTTTCCAACATCACACACGTGCCCCCGATTGTGGTGTCAATGTGTACTCCTTCGCCCTTCGCCCCGAGGAGCACCAACCTTCCGGCAGCTGTAACTTCTCCAGAATTGACAATGCCGTCCTTCAGCTCGTTCTTTCCTCCAACACTGTGTCTGGAGTGAACACCGCTAAGGTCCGTGTCTATGCCGTGAATTACAATGTTCTCCGCGTCATGAGTGGCATGGCTGGCGTAGCGTACAGCAATTAGATAACGGACACATTTAGCGTGACCTACATATAAAAATCAAAAAGGGTTCGCCCACAAAACCAAATAAAAATCAAAAAGGGTTCGCCCACAAAACCAAATAAAAATCAAAAAAAGGTTCGCCCACAAAACCAAATAAAAATCAAAAAAAGGTTCGCCCACAAAACCAAATAAAAATTATGTAATTACACAATTACATAATTACACCCAAAATATGATTATACTCAGTCCTATTTGTCTTTTTTTGATTGTCTATATTCAGACATTTCTTTCGCTTTCATGATTTTGTATTCTTCATTGCCATAATTTTCTTTTAACTTTTCACGTTGTGTTTGTTTTCGAATGCGGGCTGCTTCATGTTTTTCATCATCTGTTTTTTTATTGATATTTTTATTGATATTTAAAGTCCTCTGTTTTTGTTTTTGATCTTTATCACGTTTTCGGCATTCATCAATGCCAATAGTTTGTTTCAATCGAATTCTATATAGTTGCATGGGAGTTAGAGATGTATCCTGTTCATTTGTATCATTCATCACATTCAATGTGGTAGATACATCTGGTTTATTTTTCATATATATTTCCAGCCATTTGTTAAAAATGACATCTAATGATAGATCCTTCTTCATGTAATTACAGCTACCACAGCATGGTTTTACGTTGGACAAAACATATCCGTTTGTATTATCAACTCTATCAATCCCATTTTTACACTTAGCATACGACCCACGGTCACATAAATAACAATTACTGGTGACCAATGAATCATAGTCAGCAATGGTTAAATCGAACTCTATATGTTTTTCATTAGCGCGTCGGTTGTATTCATTATAGCTGGCCGCATTGTACTCGCAATATTCGTCTGGGAAATATCTCCCATTGATCTTACCACTGAATGTCAAAATATGTTCAATTCGTTTTACAAAAACGTCTACTGATAGAGACCCTTTCATGTAATTACATATTTTACAACAACTAACACAGTTTTCAATTACATATCCAATACTTGAGTTCATTCTATCAATTCCATTGAATCCTCTGTCTTGAATTACACCACAATAATGGCACGGTAATTTTACCATCTGGTCAAAGCTGTCCTGCGATATTGAAAACTCAAACCCTTTGTCTCTGGCACACCGTTGATAATTTGAAAAATGTATTTGAATATTTGCCAAACGCTGGTTGTTAGATATTTTCACTTTTTCTGGATTATTTTCGCGCCATTGTTTCGCGTGTCCGGCGTTTCTCTCCAAATACCCGTCAATATCTTCTTCTATTTTACGCTGGCGA